CCCTTCATCCAGTGGATCGCGGGCGACTTCGTGGAGGCCGACAACGCCAACTCGAACACGCAGTTCTGGACGGCCGGCGATCTTGAGCTTGCGGAGTACTCGATCAAGTACGCCCCGCTGAACATGGTGCACAAGTTCCGGCAGCCGATCGGCTTCTACGCCGCGACCAAGACCGTGAAGCTGGAGAAGGACGCAGCGGCCAAGCTGGTCAAGCCCGAGGAGGCCAAGGGGTCCCTGAAGATCCAGGCGCTCTCGGGGCTGTGGACCCACATCTTCCCGTTCGAGTCTGTTCAGGTGGAGGCTGCTGACGAGGCGGGCCTACTCTTCTACTCGATGGAGTGTCGGGGCACGCACTTGACCTGCGGCACCGATGAGGCCAAGGGCCTGGTTGGGTGTGGGCAGACCTTCGAGTACATGCAGGTCGACACCCACTGCGAGCATCTGCTGGAGCGATCCTCGGTGCGTCACATCGTCGCGCCGACCTTCCGAGGCGGAGCGATCATCGTGCCACCGGTCCGCCCAGGATGGAAGCACGCCAACGCCTCGGTGCTCGAGGAGGCCGTCATGCAGGAGGCGGCGGCGTTCGCTGAGCAGAACGAGAAGGCGTACAACCAGCTCACCAGTGACGGCGTGGATCTGTCCGCGTCTGCCTGGGAGCAGCTGATGGCCCTGGCCATGCGCTAAACGGCACGAAGCCCGGGCTAGGTATGAGCTAGTCCGGGCCTCGCGACCATCGCCATACGGAGCGATGCGAAGCACGTGTCGTCCACTCAGCTTCGAGGCCGACTCTAGGTGAATGTTCGGATTGGGTCAACCCGATTTACAACTCATGTTCGGATTGGGCGATAACCGAACATGGACGACAAGAAGCTCATGGACACGGCCAACGAGCCGGTCAACCGTGACGAGGAAGACGCCGAGTTCATGGACACCGGCGTCCTGCACGAGAAGAAGAAGGGCGTCAAGGGCGCGCACGCTTCGAAGGTCGAGGACAACGAGGCTGATGCCGACAAGTAGGTTCGTCGACTACCGGGAAGTCGACCCGGAGTCCTTCATCGATGTGCCCAATGCGACCCCGGAGCATGGGCGGGGCGCGTGGACGCGGGAGGGGATCGACTTCGACTACCGGTACCGGCTCGCTCCACTCGCGCGGCAACGAGTCGGTCGACACCCCGATAGGTCGCTGTCCCACTGGGCGGTTGCCGCCGGCACGGCGGCCATTCAGCGCCGGCTGGTGGAGCTTGAGTGTCTGGACCCTGTGGTTGATCACGGCGTCTTCAACCGCAAGACCGCCGAGGCCGTGTCCCGCTTCCAGCTGATGGAGAACGATCCGGATGGCGGGGCTGAGCTGATCGTCGACGGGATCGTGGGCAGGTCGGATGCCCGGGCGCTGTTCACGCCGTTGGTCGATCAGGCCGAGGTGACCCATCGGATCCCGAACCGGCTCTTGCTGGGACAGACGGTGCACGAGTCCGCACTTGATCCAGGAGCGGTGGGCTACTTCATCTTCTACCCCGACTACCGGGGCGTGGATCGAGGGTTCAGCCAGATCAACTCCAGGGCCCACCCCGACATCACCTGGCAGCAGGCGTTCGATCCCGTGTTCGCCTTGCGGTACTCGGGCAAGCGCATGCGCGAGACCTACGACACCTACCGCAAGGCTCACCCCAAGCGGAGGAAGGCGGTGTTGTGGGACGCGGCGGTCTGTGCGCACAACAGTCCCGTCAACGGCAAGAAGTGGGCGCAGACCGGGACCGCTCCTACCGAGCAAGCGGCGTCGTACGTGGCGGCCGTCAAGAACGCACGCTACTGAGAGGGAGGGAACTGACATGAGCGAGCAAGCTGAAGAGGCCGAGGTCGATGTCGATGTCGACGAGGAGGTGCCGGAGCACCTCGAAGAGTTCGGCGTTGAGGACTTCGAGAACGAGCACGTCGAGGATCTCGAGCTTCCCGAACCTGAGGAGAGCGAGTGGGAGGAGGGCACCTCTCCGTACGACGACGAGGACCAGCCTGAGCAGGATGTGGCGGAGGTCCAGGTGGCTCGGATCTTCTCCTGGGTCCGCACCGGTGCGGCCGCTGTCCGGTGGTGCTTGAGCAAGACCAGCTGGTGGCCCTCGGGAATGTGCCAGCAGTTCACCAGGACCACCTTCAACGTCGGTTCGGGCGCTCCGTCAGCTGCGGCCGCCTGGCATCAGGCCAACAAGCGTCATCCCACCAACAGCACGACGGGCATCCCGGCGGCGGTGCCAGTCTTCTGGCTGGGTGGCTCGCGTGGCTTTGGACACGCGGCTGTTTCTCTGGGGAACGGCCTGTGTCGTTCGACTGACTGGCCGTCCGCCGGCCGCGTGGGCACCGCGCGCATCAGCGACATCAACCGCGCCTGGGGCCAGGACTTCCAGGGCTGGACCGAGGACATCAACGAGGTCACGGTCTGGGAGAAGCCCAAGCCGAAGCTGCCGATCATCGACGTCTCGAATGCGGCGCGAGCTACCAGGCGTGAGGGCAAGATCAAGAACGCCCTGGTGCTGAAGCGGGCAGTCAACGCCGAGCTCAAGAAGGCCAAGGACGTCGACACTGACCACCGCGTGCTGGGCCGGGGCTTCCGTGGCGCGTACAAGGAGGTCCAGAAGAAGTACTTGAAGGCGATCGGAGTCAAGGTGACCGAGAAGAACGCGGACGGGATCCCTGGCGCGGGCTCACTGCGCTGGCTAGGCCGCCGGCACGGCTTCAGGGTCCGCGACTGACTCACCCCGACAGGTGGTTGCACGCCCTGAATCGTGTGGGTAATCATGGGCATAGCCCCCGAGAGCGGCCCTGAGACTTCGGTCTCGGGGCCGCTTTTTCAATCCGGACGGCCGTTTGAACGATGTCCCGAGCGTGGATATTGCTGAGGCCCGACGGGTGCACGACCAGCTTCTGGCCAACCGGCCAGAGGGGGCGTCGCACAACGAGGACATCTGCACGTTCTGCGTGGACAAAGCCACGGAGGACCCCACAGCGTCCCGGAACCCTCCCGCCGACGGCGGTCCGGTCGCGTCCGACACAAACCCGACAGTCCCAGACGATCACGGAGGGAGGGACACCAGTTCTATGAGTGACATGACGCAGGAGACCCACGAGGCGCTTCTCGCCAAGGCCGTCGCCGATGCCACCTCCACCACGGAGAAGGCGCTCGAGGCGAAGACCAACGAGGCCAAGGAGCTCGCGGACAAGCTGGAGAAGGCCACGGCCGATCTGGACGCCGCGAAGTCCGACAACGAGCGCCTCAACGGAGAGCTGGACACCGCTCAGGCAGCCCGTACAGCGGCCGAGGAGAAGGTGACCACGCTCGAGAGCGACATCAAGGCGAAGGACGAGGCGGCCGCGAAGGCGGAGATCGCCTCCAAGCGCGCCGACCAGGTTCGCAACCTCAAGCTCTTCACGGACGAGCAGGTGGCCGAGAAGGCCAGCCGCTGGGCCGAGCTGAGCGACGAGGACTGGACCGAGCGTCTCGCCGAGTGGGCGGCCCTGAAGCCGGCCAGCAGCGAGACCCCCGACTCCGACGCCGCATCCGCGATGTCGGGTACCGGTGACCTGACCAAGGAGCCAGCCTCCACGGACACCGCCGGTGACACCAAGAAGCCCTCTGCGCGGCGTGCCGTGCTGGGCCTGTCCTGAGAGGAGGTGCAGTAGTCGATGGCTTACACGCGTAACTTCGGGATGCGTTCGTTCGAGAACGTAGTCCGGGATGGGCGCTTCCGCGTTCCCCAGACCGGTACTCCGTTCGAGATCGGGGCTCCCGTGATGCTCGATCCGGCCACTCCTGGCTTCATGAAGGCCGCCACAGAGGCGGTCGCTCCGAGCCAGAACACCGGCATCGTGATCTTCGAGCACATCCAGAACAAGTCGGATGCTCTCACCACCCAGTACGACGCTCCTCACAACCAGGTGCCTCTCGGGCAGTACGCCCAGATCATGCACGGTCCCGGAGCGAAGGTCTGGTTCAAGGTCACCACGGACAAGACCCTGTACGACGGCCGAGTCCAGCCGGGCGGCAGCCTGCTGGTCGCCGGCCTCAACCTCTCGACCCTGGCGATCGGTTCCGGCCTCGTGCCGGATGGTGCGGGCAAGTACCGCTCCACCGATGGCTCCGGCACCGCCGACGTCGGTGGTGTGGCCTGGATGGTCGTCGAGCAGGTCAACCCCGCTACCGGTCGGGTTGAGGCCCGACTGACCTTCTGAGAGGAGGAGAACTGCCATGAGCGACACCGCAATCAAGAAGATGGTGGACTCCTTCGGGCGTACCCAGGAGGAGCGGACCAAGCAGCTCGAGATCATGGAGGAGGCGAACCTCGAAGCCCGCGAGAACTGGGACGACCCCCAGTACCGTCGGGAGTTCGCAGCCGAGCTCACCGAGAGCATCCTGCTCGGGTTCGACTTCGAGACCCTGATCGACCGGTGGATCGACACCGAGCGGACCGACTTCAACGGTCGGATCTTCATCCGCGAGGCCGGCGGTCTGAAGGCGTTCTACATGGCCCGGGGTGGCTACATCGAGGCCAGCGAGCTGACGGCGGAGATCTCCGAGGTCCCGCGCGACATGCTCGGTGTCCACGTGTGGGAGTTCGAGGACAAGTTCCTCACGAACTTCGCCGAGAGCGCGCAGACCCTGCGTGACCTCTCGATCCGTCGGATGGACGCGGAGATCAACCGCCGCGTGCACACCGTCCTGGCGGAAGCTGTCCCGAGCTCGTCCCCGTACTACCTGGCCACGCCGGGGCTCTCCAAGCCCGGAGTGGACGCGGCGATCGCTGCCGTCCAGGACGCGTCCGACGCTGGCAACGTCGTCATCGTGGGTCGCCCCACCATGACGCGCCAGATCATGGACTTCGACGGGTACGGCAACGAGACGCTGGAGGAGATCCGGCGCAACGGCGTCCTCGGTCAGTACCGAGGCGTCCCGATCATCGAGCTCAAGAACTTCAAGGACGAGGATGGCGTCGCCTACCTCCCCTCCAACGAGATGTGGATCATGACCCGGGACACGGGCAAGTTCGCGTTCTTCGGCGGGCTCAAGTCCAAGGAGTTCATGGAGCTCGACAACTGGTACTGGCACTACCTCGCGCGGCGTGACACTGGGGTGCTCGTGCACCACCCGGAGCGCGCTCGTCGCCTGGTGGACACCAGCCTGCCGGCCTGATCGACCCATAGCACGGGGCCCCTGCCTTCGGGTGGGGGCCTCTGCTATGTTCCGGCTCGGGCTGGCCGCCTAGACGAGACCCTCGCCGTTGGCGGGGGTCTCGTTCCGTCAGACCCAGATCCAGTCGGTACGTACCCAGTTCAGGCGATCGGGCTGGAGCATCAGGAAGGCCGCGTAGCCCTGAGCTTTGCCGTTGGTCTCGGCCAGCAGGATGGCTGGATCGTGGTGCTCATCCCACTCCTTGCCGCTGATGTGCCACCGCTTGGTGTGCTCGGGCATAGGCTGTTCGGGGATCACTCCAGCGACGACTTCGACGATGACCTTGGCTGATTCCATATCCGAACATTAGCCTGAGCAGTGCGTGTCGAGGTGAATCCGAACGTGTGTCTGGACGATGATCACCGAGGAAACTGACACGGACCTGAGAGGACTACCCACCATGGCACGGACCGGAAGCATCACCGAGCAGGACCAGGACTTCATGGAGACCTGGGAGAACATCGCCACTCGTCAGAACGCAGTCGTCCGCCTGGACGCGCGCGGCGAGGAGAGGCAGGAGGTCATCACTGGCCGCCGCAGCTTCATGCTCACCACCGAGGAGCGCATCATCACCGAGGGCAAGATCCTCGACGACAAGAACAACCCGTTCAAGAACGGCGACTTCCGCCCCGTCGTGGTGCCGGACTCGGTGACGGTCCAGAGCAACCCGAACGCGCTCTCCGATGAGGAGATCACCCAGATGTTCACCGTGGGCGAGGCCGCCTGGCCCCAGCTGCTCGGCACCATCGACTCGGTGGCCACTCTGCGTCGGATGCTCGACCTGGCCGAGAACCACGAGAGCCTCACCATGAAGCGCTTCCGTGACATCGAGCACCGGCTCCTCGAGGCGCGAGGCGGCGAGCGTCCCAGGCTCACGAGCAATGATGAGACGCTGACCAAGTTCCTGGACGACAAGCCGACCAACTCCAGCAACAACCCGCAGAACGGCCAGAGCAACCCGCGCCGGACTCAGGGTGGTCGTTCCTCCGACTACCGGTGAAGCCGGCTGCGTCTGGACCTCCGTAGAGCCGATGCACATGGCAGACGTGAGGAGGTTGAGATGGCTGTGGAACTGCGCGACTACGTGGAGTCGCTCAAGCGTGAGATCGAGCCGCCCGGCGCTGACCTGTATCCCAGCGTGACCGAGACGGAGTGGGTCGGGTACCTCTCCGACGCGTTCTGGGAGGTCAGGCTCGATGGGTTCCTGCCCGCCTTCCAGACCCAGGATGAGGGTCCGGACATCGAGGTCGTGCCGGTCGACCCCTCTGGCGCTGACATCACCCAGCGCGACATGGCCCTGGTGATCCTGTATGCCGGCGTGAAGGTGCTGCGCAACAAGATCCTGAACATGACCACTGGCCTGCGTGCCAAGGCGGGCCCGGTCGAGTTCGAGCAGGAGATCAGCGCGAACATGCTCTCGGAGATGCTGCGACAGCTGAAGGCGACCAAGGACCGGATCATCGAGGACCTGGATGACCAGACCAGCGTGCTGTACCTGGATGCCTACTCCACGCGGCTCTACTCGCCTCTGAGCTACTACGGGGGCTACCAGCTGTCTGAGGGCGGTGGCTGATGGTTCAGCCGAACCCCTCGCTCGGGATCTCGGTGGACTTCCCGAGCGACACGGTGCGCAATGCCCTGCTCTTCGCCATGCAGATGGGCTCACCCAACGACACCACTCGCCAGGTGCGGTTCATCAAGAAAGCTCCTGGCCGGCAGTACTTCAAGGGCCTGGTCGAGCAGTTCCAGCCTCCGGTCGGGACGCTGCGCCTGGATCGAGACGGGCGTCCACTTGACCCAGAGGTGCGGATCGTCCAGACGCCTGACGAGGAGATCGACGTCGACGTAGCTATCGAGCTCACCGAAGCCAACGCCGACGAACTGCCGGTCGGCAACTTTCGGCCCGTCAAGGCGACCATCACGCTGATGGAGCCCGAGTACGCCCAGATCCAGGGCAGTCGCGAGGTCGAGTTCAACACCGATCGCTACGGTTTCGCCTACGAGCTCGATACCACGGCCCTGTTCGACCTGGACTTCCACACGCTCATCTTCTTCGCCCTGAACGAGAGCTGACGATGGAGTGCGTGAGCTGCGGGCGGGAGTTCGATCCCATTCGGCACCGCTGGCTCTGTCCCCACTGCAAGCACAAGAATTCCTGTTGTGAAGGAGGCCCGTTGTGACCGTCACTGGAGGCTATGTCCGGCACCGGGATCGCATGGTTCAGGAGTCGGTCTACCAGGATCTGCGCGACACCCTGATTGCCTGCCGGTGGCTGGAGGGCACTACCTCCAAGCCGGTGGCCGACCCGTACAACGCCGGCGTGTGGGGTGTGGTGACTACGGCGGCCATCGAGCTGTTGCCCTTGCTCGAGAATGACCCTGTGGTCTTGATCGACTACTTCCCCGAGGCTGAGGGCGGTTCGGTGGCCGGCGAGCCTTCGACTGGCAAGACCGAGATCAACACGTTGGCGCTGGACAATGGGACACGCGTCGGAACTGCGCCGGTCGAGCTGGGTAACCAGTCGGCCGAGCTGATCACCTACCGGTTCAACCTGGCTTTCTACGCAGCCAGTGATGGCCTGGCCCAGGCTGTGCTCGGGGACCTGGCCGATCGCTACCGAGGTCGTCTGGTGCGTCCTGAGGTGATCGAGCTCTGGAACTTCAACAGTGCGGCGGTCGACCCGGTGGTCCGGATGGAGGTCGAGAGCTACTCCTTCACGCAGAACACCGATCAGCAGATCGCCCCGCATGAGGTGAACCTGTACTTCGCGGAGCTTGAGGTCGAGGACCAGGTGGACTGATGGCCCAGGCTTTGAGCCATCTGAACGGGCGTCTGTTTTGGTGGTGGGCCGTTCCGAGCTACTTCGGCGGAGCTGTCATCTGTTGGGCAGTTGCGCGTCTTCTGCGCAGCTGGTGGGAGATCGAGCACATGATCCGATCACATGAGCGTCATTTGAGGCCCGCCTGATCTCCATCTGACGGGCTAGGACGCCGACAGACCCACTGGAAACTGGAAGTGGGTGTTGTACATGGACGTGAGCTTCGACATGAAGAAGTTCCTCCGGATGAGGCGAGACCGGGCGGTCGGGTCGATCTTGGGATACGCCGAAGCGGAGATTGGGCCGAAGCTCACGAAGGCGGAGTGGGAAGCGCTGCGGCGGGTCGTGTTGGACGCCACGAACAGCTACCACGACACCGTGCTCGACCTCGTGAAGTCTGATGACTCGACGAGGAACGACCATCTGATCTCTCTCCTGGAGAGCGTGGACCGGGGACTGGCTCGTCAAGCGCAGCCGCACTAATCCGGACGCGTGTTCATTCCGGCTCCTCATGAGCCGATACCGGGGTAACACAAGGGAGGTGAGACCATGCCGCAGTTGACCGTGAAGGTGAAGGACCGCCGGGGAACTGTGCACGGTGGTCTCGACCGCCGGATCAAGCAGTTCGTCGACGCTGAGCAGCGCGCTCGCACGATGGCCGCGCGCGCCGCGACGACGAGTACGCGCGCCAATGTCACCTACCGCCGCGACATCATCCCCCCTCGCCCCGGCCGGTCCTCGACTGGTGGCCGGATGAAGCAGGCCCTTCAGTGGGAGCCCAAGAACGGCATGGTCGAGTTCGACATGGCCAAGGCTGACCGCGAGGCTCCCCACTGGATCATCCAGAACGTGGGGACGGGCAGATCCGCCACGCTGAAGAAGGCGAACGTCTCCAACCCGACCGGCCGACCCAAGAAGGGCGCGACCTACAAGCGTCGCATCCCCTCTCAGGTGGGCCGCCCCATCGCCCCAGGACTCGTCTTCGCCACTGGCGGCCGGTACTCCCAACCCGGCAGCCGGCGCAACGAGCAGCTTCATCTGATCTCCAGCGTGTCCGGCGCGCCCACGGTGCCGGTTCGGATGCGCATCCAGAAGGAGATCCCTCCCCAGCGCTTCGTGCAGCGAGGTGGGGAACATGGCTTCCGCGAGTACAAGCAAGGCGTGCTCGCGGCAGCACGGCAAGCCTTCAAGAAGAGCAACCGGCCATGAGGGTGGCTGGCGCTCAGGGGCGCGTCGTGGACACATCAACAAGCCCAATGCCTATTAGAACGGAGGTGAGTTAGGCACATGGCGATCAAGGCAGGACAGATCCTGCATGTGGCGAATCAGTTCGTCGTCGACCGCATCCAGACGGCGGGCCCTGGCCAGCTGAACATCCCGCAGGAGAAGGTCTTCGAGCTCGGCAACTACCGTTCCGTGGGCATCGTCCGCGACGTACCCGACCTGACCTTCTCACTCGAGTGTCTCGACGTGGACACCGAGGTGGAAGCAGTGCTGGTCGGTTCAGTGAACCCGTTCGCTGACGCGACCAGCACCAAGTACGAGCTGGCCAACAACCGGCCGATCGACATCATCAGCCCCTGGAAGACCCCGCATGGGGCCTTCGAGGCGGTGCACGGTGTCGCGGTACCGAACCTGTATCTGGAGAGCGCGAGCTACCGGTACGGGTTGGCCGAGAACGCGGGTGAGACCTTCTCACTGCGCGGCGACTCGATCTACTACATCCCGGGCACCCCGTGGCAGGACATCTTCCTCGGAGACGACGCAGGACTGGTCGCCGATGAGTGGACGTTCGAGCACGGTCCGGCTCTGGCCTACTCTGAGGGTGGCGTGACTCGTTACGCCCTCTCGGTGAGCGTGAACGGCCAGCGCCTGGTGCGAGGTACCGACTACTCCGAGACGGCCGCAGACGTCACCCTCCTGGGCGATTACTCCGGCCTCGGCTCGTCGGACACGATCTCGATCGTGTACGGCGCGGACGGTGCCACGGACGGCGCGACGTACCCACAAGCGGGTCAGTCGCCGTTCGGCGCAGGCGACGGTCACCTGACCCATCAGGGCACGACCGTCAAGCCGGCAGCCATCCGGGGCAAGGACATCGACGTCTACTTCTCGACCGCGATCGCGGGCGTCGACCTGGGTTCGGGCGTCGGTGCGCCGCACGAGATCCGCTGGCCGGATGTCCAGAGCGCCAACGTCGACTGGTCGGTCACCCTCGAGGAGGACCGCGAGTTCGGTAACCCCAACGCGATCGGCCGCGATGCGACCGACGTGCCGGCGGTGACTGGAGCCGTGGAGCTCAAGCCGCGATCGGTGGAGGCGTTCTACACGCGCCTGCGTCAGATCACCGGCGTGAACGATGTCCTCAAGATCATGGGTCCGCAGTCGTCCCTCGCGGGCGCGCTGCGCATCGAGCTCCGCAACCCGGAGTCCGGTGGTACCACGGCCTCGGCCGCTGGCACGGTCCTGAAGACCCACTACATCCCGGCGGCTCGCTTCACGATGCCCGGCTACACCGGCACCGTGCAGCAGAAGCTGAGCGCCACGCTCAACTTCGAGTCCGACGACGGTGTGCTGGAGACCTTCAAGGGTCCGCGCGTCTGACAGCTGAACCGAGAGAGGCCCTCCGCCGCGTAGGTGGAGGGCCTCTCTTTCACTCCGGAAAGAGTGAGATGGAAGGGAGGATTGCCTACCTCCGAGGGCCCTCGCGTTGGCGAGTTTCGAATCGTCAACGAGCCCATCTACAGTCTCGGTGCTACCCAGCGCGGATCGCCGGTCGGACTGGCTACCGACCCTGCGTCGCCTTTCATCGTCCGGTTTCGCGCCAGCAAGCTGGCGATCCTCCGACTTAGGGGCCCTCTCTCGAGTTCCCACGGCTAATCGGGACGTTCCACTTCTGCAAGCCTTACCTCCTCCAGCCGCCACGCGTTCAGCGACTGGACTTGGCTCTCGGCCACTTCCCGCCGAGGTGCGCACCTCGGCGTTGAAAGAGAACCATAGGGGCTCAATCCGAACATAGTCAAGTTCTCTATCTGGACGGTCGTCGAGACGATCAACAGGTGACTCCCGGCTAGGCGGAACGGTGGCCGGACCGGTCTGAACCTGACTAGGAGCTGCGCATGGCGAACATCAAGGCTCGGCGGAAGCTGAGTGACCTCTACAAGACGGGGGTCGAAGTCCGATTCGGGCCCGGCGGTCCGCAGATCGGCAAGGAGCCGGACGGGAAGATCGGCGGTCTCATCCGGGACGCGGATGGCAAGGAGATCCCTCCCGGCGCGGAGGACATCCAGATGTGGATCCAGCCGCCGAATCCTCTTCACCGCGACATGGCGATGCGCGACGCCCAGGCTTCGCGGGCCAAGGCGCTGGTGCGCGCCAAGCGGGACGAGGAGTCCGAGGAACACCTCACCGTGATGGCCTTCCTGGCTGACATGAGTGACGAAACGCTGCTCGAGTACTGCCTCATCCAGCAGCAGGACGAGTTCCGCCAGGATGCGATCCGCGAGGTGCTCGGCCAGGACGAGTGGGAGGACATGCAGTCCTACCAGGACGCCATCCGCCAGTACGAGGAGAGCGAGCTGTCGCAAGAGGAGCTCGAGAAGGACGAGGAGTGGGTCGCTCTCAACGAGCTCGACATCAAGTTCGGCAAGCAGGTCGGTGATCGGGAGAGGGAGATCCGAGACGCTGCGCGCTCGGGCCTCCAGATCCAGCTTTCGTCCGGCCGGGGCAACCTGGAGCGCAAGGCGCTGAAGTTCCGCTCCGATCAGGTCGGCACGCAGGCGTTCATGCACCGTTACGAGCAGGAGATGCTCTTCTACTCGGTGCGCGACTTCGAGGACAACGGCGTGCTGTTCTACGGCTCTTCTCGGGAGTTCCAGGGTGAGCATGACGAGATCAAGGCAACCGTCGCGGCGGCCCTGGCTCCCTTCATCTCTGAGTCGGCCGAAGCAAAAAACTGGCAAGGGGTGGTGTCTGGCTTGGGCTCGTCAGAGCCGCCCAAAGAGCAGGAGACTTCCGGAGCCTCTACCCCCGAGGATGCGAACGCGTAGCAGACATTCCCTGGTACCTCCAGGTGGCAATTGAACAGGCGTTGACAGTGCTGGGTTGGTACGAGAATGCCGACCCAGACGAGGTTCCACCCGAGCGACTGTGGGAGGACCCTGTGGGACTTGAAGAGTGGTGGAAGTGGGTCAAGGAGAAGCACGCCGACGGGCGTGAGGATGTAGCTCCGTCCAACAGGTCTGGACGCTCGTCTGAAGATGATGACGATGAGCATCCAGACCCTGGAATGGCCGAGAACGACATCGCTAGGTACTTGAAAGACTAGGAGGCGCGGTCATGGCGAATGAGGACTTCTTCCTCAGTTTCGGCTCGAACGCGCGTTCCTTCTCGCAGCAACTGATCCGCGATCTTGCGCCCGCCAAGAAGGAGGTCGCGGCCCTTCAGGGCATGCTCGACAAGCTCGAGACTGATGCCAACGGCTCCAAGGCTCCGCTGCTCAATGCCCTCCAGAAGACGGCAGGGGCCGGTGCTGGCGGCGGCCGAGGTCAGTCGGCGTACGGCCTCGACCAGATCCATGAGGCGGTCACCGACTTCCGCAAGGACATGGGCGACCTGTCGCGGGAGCTCAAGACCATCGTGGCCGGCATCAGGGCCAGTCAGGGCGCTCGAGGACGAGTGGCTCGGGGCGATCAGACCTACTGGGATCCGGGCGTCAAGCACTTCGTCAAGACCCAGGACGTGCGAGCCGGTCAGTACCCCGATGCGTTCCGTGGGGGCTCGATGCCGATCGACCCTGCTCTCATGCGGGGAATCGCCGCACAGGCGCAGCAGGGCGCGCGTCCTGGTGTTGGTCAGCCGTTGAAGATCTCCGGCATCGAGGGCGTGAAGCTGGACCAGGCTTCGTTCGACCGGGTGGTCAAGGCGATCCATGAGGTTCGCGACGAGGTGCGCAAGATCGCTGTCAGGCCGGTGGCCGGCGGGGACACTCCTGCGCCCAAGACGACCGTGGCGCAAGCTGCTGGGTCGACACAGGCCACGGCAACCGCCTCTCTGGAGCAGCGCGAAGCGGCACTGAAGCGCAAGCTGGCTGAGATCAGGGTCAAGGCCGACCGGGTGGCTGCCCTGATGGCCCAGGCCGGTCATGCGGTCGAAGACAACATGGGCGAGATCGTTGCCGAGCTGACTCAGACCGAGAACGCGGTCAAGTCCGAGCTGGCCAAGCTCGAGCGCGAGACCACCGGCATGACTCGGGCTCAGCAGTCCACGGCTCGCCAGGAGGAGGCACGCAAGAACCGTCCGCCCGACCTGGATGAGGCTGAGTACGACCGGCGTGTGCAGATGCGTCAGCGGCTCAACCTGGCGCTCAACGAGGGCGCGTTCATGGGCTCCGTTGGCACCGGCAAGGGGCAACTCCAGCGGGCCGACCTGGTGGCGATGGCCGACCAGCTGACCAAGATGGGCTTCGCCACGCCCTACACCTCCAAGACGCGCGTGCCGGAACTCGCTCAGAACGTCGTCTCGGGCCGTCAGGCGATGCTGGCGCAGTACGGCCCCGAGATCCCGACCGAGCTTCAGACGGGTCGCCGAGTCGTTGCCGACAAGGTGAGTGATGCGGTTCGCAGCATCATCGCTAGCGCCAACATCAGCGCAGTCCAAGCGGCCGAGGAGGAGGCGGCGCGCGAGGGCATTCGGGCTGCGCGGCAGGCGGGCTACCTGCCCAAGGATCCGACCGGGCGGGCTACGACCAACATCGGCGAGGGGGCCACTTCCCTGGCCGGCCAGCGCATCAGCGGCGGCATCGGCGTTCCTCCGGGCATGGTCAAGGGTGCCGAGTACGACGATCAGATCTTCAAGTACCTCCAGGGCCTGAAGACGCTCCAGGATCGCTCCCTGGGCCGCGCGGCCAACCTGGCGATGGACCCGAACTACGACCCTTACCGGGTCAACGTCGCCCAGGAGATCACCGGTCAAGGTGATGAGGCTCGTGAGGCACGGCAGGCGTTCCGCGCTTTGCGACGGGCAACGCTGGAGCTCGACGATCTGGCTGATGAGTTCCAGACCGCTGCGCAGGCCATCGACAAGAACGAAGACTTCATCGAGCGCGCCACCAACCGGCTGCGCCGGGCTGCGGCCGGCGAGGCGCTGACCCCTGACCAGCGCGCCAGGGTTCAGACCGATCCCGAGAACATCAAGGCCGCTCGCGCCAACATCGAACGACTTCAGACCCTCATGTCCAGCGACAAGTTCAAGGGACTCCAGGAAGTCTTCGAGGACCCGACCTTCCAGGAGGGCCACGGGAACCGGCAGATCTCGCGTGCTCAGTACATGCGTCAGATCGAGGACATCTCCAAGCAGGACCGGGAGATCTTCACTGCCGATGCCGCACGGCTGGCAGCGACCCGGTATCGGTTGGCTGGTGGCACCAAGGACACCTACATCTCCGATCTTCCCGGACTGAAGCCGTCTCGACGCGGCTTCGACTACACGAGCCCGGAGGGTCGCGACACCCAGATCCTCAAGGAGCTGAACCAGTTCTTCCGGTCCACTCAGTCGGGCCTGAGGCGCGAGGGCGAGATGCTGAAGGACGCCGAGAAGACCGGCGACTTCACCGATGTGATCGGGCAGATCCGCAAGACCGAGAACGCGGCGACCGGCTACCTGAACCGGCTGGAGAAGATCGTCGGCTTCGCGCCGCCCATCGAGCAGGTGCTCGGCCGGCCGGTTACTCAGGAGAAGAACCGCGAGTCCGAGATCCGGCGCAACCTTCAGTACGAGCGGGTGATGGAGGAGCGCGATCGCAAGCTCAAGCCGCAGACTCCCGAACAACTCCTCGAGGGCGCGAAGCGCGCAGAGCACGATGCGAGCGTCAAGGAGGCGGCCACCAAGAAGAAGCTGACAGCCGTCGAAAACGAGCTGGCAGCGGTGGAGAAGGCCGAGGCCAAGTCTCGCCAGAAGCTGATCTCTGGGCTCGATGCTGATGCTCGTGCCGCCTTTGAGTCGGTCGAGGCTAAGCACAAGGAGGCGACCAGCAGGCTCCGGGCGGCCGACAAGGAGCTCCGTCGGGAGCCCACCATGAAGGCCGACGACATCAAGTACGGTGCGCGTCGGGACCCGGCAACCGGTGCGTACGTCGACCCCTTCAAGCGGTCCGAGCTGGGCTACGACATCAAGGACGCCAGCGGCACGCCGTTGGGCTATGGCCGATCTGAGGCGGCTGGGCGTACGGAGAAGCTCCTCGACCAGGTGAACACTGCTGAGCGCGACCTGGCGCAGGCTGAGGCCGACCTGGCTGCGGCCACCGGGATCGAGACAACCGAGACCGAGCGTCTGTCGCGGGAGAAGCGCAAGCTGACCCGTGAGCTCGAGGCCCAGACCAAGGCTGCTGCCGCCGCCAGGACCCGGCGTACGGAGTATGAGAACGAACTGCGTGGAGTCTCCTCGAAGGTGCCCGACGTGGGCACGCAGGAACAGCGCACGGCAGCCAAGGAGGCCAGCAGCGAGCTCCGGGAGCTGGCCGAGGTCCTGGAGCGCGCCACGGCCGCGCAACGGCGTCTCACAGCGATTCGTGACGAGCTCAAGAAGCCCGGTGCGGACACGGCGGCCCTGCGTGCCGAGCGGGATGCGATCAAGGGAGCCGAGGGCTACCTGTCGCAGAACGAGATCAAGGCGATGCGCAAGCAGTACCACCAGCAGCTGGCTGCCGGGGTGGCTGCCGGTGGCGCGGGTGCTGGCGACGGCGGGAAGCCGCCGACCGCGAGGGCCGCCGCAGGCGATGGCGACGACAACAACATCCTGCGCCAGATCCTGACGGTGCTGAACAACATCCACCGCACGCTTCAGACGGGTGTTCGAATCACCGGGGCGGGTGCGACCCGCACTCAGAAGGTCGACCCGGCGACTGGCCAGCCGGTCCGGCGGCAGACCTCAACCTCGAGCCTCTACACAGGCACGGCAGGTGGAGCCGCAGCCGGTGGCGACGAGCGCGCGCTGGCCGTTGCCGCTGCCGCTCAGGAGCGTGTCGCACAGCGACTGAAGAAGGCGACCCGGGAGCAGGGCGTTGATCTCGAGTACACCGCCGAGATGCAGCGGCTCTACACCGCTGGGCTGACTGAGCACACGTCTCGGGAGAGGGCGCTGGCCGAGGAGAAGCGCAAGAGCGCCGCCCTGACGCGCACCCAGGCTCGCCAGGCGCTCGATCTCTCCAATGCCAAGGCCCTCCTGGATGACAGCGCCCGTAAGGAGCTTGCCGATCTGCGCAAGCTGGCGGCGGCTGGGGCCTCGAACGAGAAGATCGTGGAGCAGCAGGCTCGGGCGTACGCCGCCCTGGACCGAGCGATGGCCCAGGCCGGCGCGAGCGCGAACGACCGGAAGTTCTACGCTCAGCAGTTGCTCTCCGAAGCGAACGTCCGTCCAGATCCTCGGGACCCGAGCAAGACCGTCCAGGGCCCGCGTGTTACCCGGACCGAGGTCGACGAGGTTGCCCGTTCCGCGCGTTCGATCAACTTCGACGGCCTGACCAAGGCCGCCGATGAGGCGGGCCTGACGGCCCGGGATGCCATCGCCAAGCGGATGTTCGGCGAGACCGGTTTCTGGGGCCGGATCATGGGCTCCACGGGCGCGTTCATCGTCAGGAACTTCGCAGCTGGCGCGGTCTTCGGTATGACTAACGCGCTCCAGGAGGTCATCTACCAGGGCATCATCACCGAGTCGACCTGGATCCGGGTCAGTGATGCTCTCGAGCAGACCGGACGTTCGGCGGGCGACCTGCGCTCAAGCCTTCAGGACATCTCCGCTGACTATGGTGTCGCGCTCAACGACGTGTACATGACCGCCGCCGGCCTGGCCGGCGTGTTCGAGGACGTGGGGGACATTTCCTCCGCCACACGGATCGTGGCTCAGCTTCAGGCCATCTCGATGGGGGCCCTGACCGCTCAGGAGTCGATGGGCGTCCTGGCCTCGATCACCGCCGCGTATCGGGACGACCTGCGCGAGGGTGAGGACGGCCTCCGGCAGGTCGCTGACATTCTGACGGTCGTCCAGAACGTGATCGGCACCAATGTCGAAGTTACCTCTGAGGGCGTCGGCGCGTTGTCGGGTCTGGCTGAGCAGTTGAAGATCCCGCTTGCCGAGATGTCCGTCTACGTCGCGCAGATCGCCAAGCTCACGAACCAGACCGGTGCGGCGGCCGGCGAGCAGTTCTCCCGAATCCTCGCCGCCTTCCAGGGCGGCCGGGGCCGGGCGGCACTGGCCGAGGCTCTGCCCGATAGTGGCATCGAGCAGTTGCTGGGGGAAGGCGAGTACGGCCAGGCGCTCCAGGTGCTTATGCGTGAGTGGGACGGCCTGAGCGATTCTCAGCAGCGCAACCTGGCCGTAGCCGTAGCGGGCCAGCGGCAGGCGCGAGCCTTCGCGGCCCTGATGAGCGACACCGGCAAGACGCTCGAAGCCACCGCGCGAGCTCACGATGCCAACGGCGAAGCCCAGAAGCGCGCTGATGCGATCGCGGCGACCCTGAACGGGCGCATCCAGCGACTCTCGGCGAACTTCCAGAACCTGGCGCAGAACCTGATGCGTTCGGGCCTGCTGAACGTCTTCGGGATCCTGCTGGGTGGCGTGAACCTCCTCCTCAGCGGCCTCAACAAGTTCATCTCCGCGATGAACGACATCACCGACAACAACCCATTCCTGAACATGCTGAAGAACTGGGCGTTCGGTCTCGTCGGGCTGATCGCCGCACTCAAGTTGGCCCAGGTCGCCTTCACGGGCTTCCGCAATGCCTACAAGACTGCCGCTGCCGGCGAAGGCGTGATGGGCGCGTTCATCGCTGGCGGCAGGGGCGTCGACAACGACAGGGTGCGACTGCGTGACACTCTCCCCACGGCTGGGGCGTACCTGACTGGACAGTCGAATCCGGACACTCGTCGATATGGCTCCAGCCAGCGAGTTGAGGACGCACGAGCTCGGCTGGCCAACGCGGATGTGAACAAGGAGGGGCGCGCTCGTACGGCGCTGCTGCGGGCCGAGGTCACTGCGGCTCGTGCCGCCAATGCCAGCGCTCGGGGCCTGAGCGCGGGGCTCGGAGCAATGGCCACAGCTGGTGTGGCTGCGCAGCTCGCCATGGTGGGCGCTGCGATCGCTCTCACCATGTACCTGGCCGAGAGCGCCAAGCGCAGGCAGGAAGAGGAGGACGCTCGCAAGTCCGCCGAGCGGTACACCGCTGAAGGTGGCTTGAAGTCCCCGACGATGTTGGCTGAGGAGTACATCGGCCCCGACAGCGAGATCCTCCGACAGCGGTTGGAGCGGCGCTCCTCGGCCTCTGCCTTGGCTAGCAGCCGGACTGGCCTCAGCGCGGTCACGGCCGGCATCCCAGGGATGCGGGGCGTTTCCAACCTGCTGGGTGGAGACTTCTTCGGGTTCGGCGACGATGATCCCGCCGCGAAGTGGCAGGAGTACTACGGCCTTGCCGATGAGCAGGTCGCCAAGGACATGGCGGCTCTGGAGGAGGCGCTCGACAAGAGCATCGCTCAGGTTGATGGTGGCCGCTCCGAGCTTCAGACTCGATCGGAGGGCGGATTCTTCGACTTCGGCGCGCTTGCTGCTGAGCTAGCCCTGGTCGCGCACGACGCTCTGGACCCGGCCAAGATCACGATCGGGGAAGCCGAGGCTCTGGCTGCCGAGGTCAACGACGAGGTCGCGGCGGCCCGGGCTGAGATCCTGGCTGATGACAGCAAGAGCGCTGAGGAGGTCAACGACGCTCTGGCTCAGCTGGAGGAGATCCAGCACGTAGCCAACGAGAAGGTGACCCAGGTCCTGCTGCTGGCGCGGGGTATGCAGGAGATCGACATCCTCTCCTCCGACCAGATCAAGCAGCTCGATGAGATCCGTCCATTGCTCCAGCAGATCCAAGCCGAGGGCATCAACATCAACGACGACCTGTTCGGCGCGGGGCTCCAGGGAGCGATCGAGCAGACCGGGGTCCCGGACGCCTCCAAGGTGGGCGGCATCCTGCGCGTCCTGGGAGAGGGCGGGCTGTCGCGAATCGACGCGATGAAGCAGGACCGCAAGATCCTCGAGGAGCAGTACAAGTCGGCTCAGGCCCGGTACCTGGCGGCCGTGAGCGGCGAGACGGCGTACGACGAGGAGCAGATCTCCGAGTTCGAGTCGGTCATGCTCGCCAAGCTGGGCGAGCTCATCTCGTCGACCGAGGCCATGATCATGGCGGTGGTGCAGGAGTCCACCACTCTGGCGGAGTTCGCCGCCACGCAGGGCCGGTACGGTCGGGCTGCGGCTGCTATCGACGCGGGACTGGCTGAGATCGCCGGCCTGCGCGATCGGGCCTCGGAGTCCCCCGAGCTACGCGCCCAGCGCGACCTGCTCGAGTCGCAGCAGTCCCAGAAGGGTGCCGAGTACCGCGCTCAGGAAAAGAACACGCGTCTGCAAATGGCGCAGGCCCAGAGTGGCTCGTCACAGCGCGATGCCGCTCTCGAGGCTCGGATCACGCAGAACAGCTACATGGCGCTGGTCAATGCCCGGAAGGCTGCGCAGGCGGTGGGTGCGCAAGGTCCACCGATGGCTGCGATCCGGGCGGCGAAGATCGCGTGGATCAACGCCGAGCTCTCCCTGACCCAGCAGGCGCAGGCGGCCAACATCGCTGCCATGACGGCGGCGGCGGCCAGCCTGTGGAACGGGATCGCGGTCGGCCAGGCACAGGAGGCCATTGCACTCCAGCAGTACAACGACGCGGTGACCAACGCCGGTGCCGGCTCGGCCGAGGCGCTCAATGCTCTGGCCGGGTACACCAGCGCCCAGCACTCCACCCAGCAGACGATGGACCAGGTGGCTCAGGCAACTCGTGATGCGGTCCTGGCCTCCATCCCGCAGGGCAACGCGGTCCGGATTGCTCAGGTCACGCTCTCGCACGCTCGGGCAGCCCTGGCGGCGGCGGCGAAGTACGGTCATCACTCGGTGGAGTACCAGTCGGCCCTCGCTCAGGTCTACTCGGCCCAGCAGGCGCTCGTGCAGGCTGAGGCTGACGCGGCCCTGGCTCGGATCGGCGTCACCATCGCACTCGCAGAGGCGGCCGGCAACACCGTCAAGGCGGCCTTCCTTCAGCTCAAGCAGGCTCGGGCTGCCCTTCGGTTCGCCCTGAGGCGTTCAGGTGGGGCTAACAGTGCCGAGGTGGCAGGCGCTCGTGCCGAAGCGATCTCGGCGCAGGCCGCGCTGCGTGACGCCAAGCTCCAGGACGACCTGGACACGATCGACTTCAACTTGGAGATGGGCCGGATTACGCAGGCGTCGGCCATCGCTGCCCTGCGTGAGATCCTGCGCACCCGGGACCTGACCAAGCAGCAGCGCCGCGACCTGTTGCTCCAGATCAAGGGCATGCAGGAGGAGATGTCCGAGGGTATCTGGAACTTTGGCGACATCGACCTTCCCAAGCCGTACCTGATGAAGCGCTACATCGAGCAGCGCAAGAGGGCGAATCAGGCGCAGGTGGACGCGCGAGTGGGCGCGCTGACCACGGAGGCTGCCGCGTCCAGTCCGTTCAACGCCGCATCCGGCGCAGGTGCCTACAACGACAATCGGAACATCGAGATCGTGATCACTGGCGGCAACGAGCGCCGGATCAGGGAGATCTTCCGGGAGATGGTCGGCAAGCCGGCCCGAACGCGTACGGCTGCTAGCCGGCGAGGGCGGAGGTGACACATGGCATCGGACTACTTCCTGGAGAAGCGTGCGGAGGTCATTGAAGAGGCTGACGAGGTATCGCTGCACACCGGTGACCCAGGGCCCGATGGCCTAGAGAACGAGGTCACTGGGGGCACGCCGGCGTACGCGCGGGTGGCGATCACTGGATGGGCCTCGGGGGGGGTGGGGGTTCGTGATGCCACCCTCGCTGGAGCCTTCGACGTCCCAGCCGATACCGATGTTGTCTTCGCTGGGCTGTGGAATGGGGCGCAGTTTCTCGACGACGTGCCGGCGCTGGTGAACGTGATCAACCAGGACACGGTGACGATCACCGTGCTGCGCTACACGGTGGTGGACTGATGGCGCTCACGATTCCTCTCGTGAACCTGGAGGATGTGGTCTCCTACGGCCTGGAGGCCGAGGACTCCATGGTCACCGACCTGATCCTTCAGCTGCACACCCCACAGATCGAGTCCGCTCCAGGTGCCCTGTCGGTGTCGGTCGTCGACGGGGGCAACACCGTGGACTTCCACTTCGAGATCGACGGCGAGGAGGTGTTCGTGATCGAGCCGGATTCAGACGGGGGTCTGGATCTGGTTACGGTGCCGGTGCCGGATCTCGTTGTTGCCGATGTTCACATCATGCAGCCAGGCACTCACACCGTCACGGCTATCCAGGGCTCTTCGGTGGGCAGCGCCGACTTCGAGATCATCAACCCACCCCCACTGCCGCAGGTCCCCCCAGGTGCGGACCTTCCGCCAGTCGCGGTGCCGGGGGCGATCCAGCCCACCGGATACGCGCGCTGGGTGTTCCAGGACCTGGCGGTGGACGGCCTGGGGTCGTGGATCATGCCGATGAATCCCTCGGAGTCGGATCCGCCGTACGCCGCGCGCAATCTGAGTGCTGGCCCGAGTTCGGCCGGCAACGTGTTCCACGTCTGGGAGGGCGAATATCAGCCCGAGGAGTGGTCGTTCGGCGGCGTGTGCCCGACTGAGACGATGCGCGAGAAGCTCGAGGAGTACTACGCGCTCAATCGGCGGTTCTACATTCATGACCATCGTTCGCGGGCCTGGACCGTCACCTTCCAGAGCTTGGAGCTCGTGCCACGTCTGTCGACCAACTGGGAGCGCGAGCAGACCGAGCAGTTCCACGACTACGAGGCGACCGTGCTGGTCACTCATCCGGAGTGGGTGCAGCTGTGAGTGTGGTGCGGTGGCAGCTTGAGGAGATGGCGACAAGTACCGTTCACACGGTCGAGGTCAATCCCAATCAGATGTCTGGGTACCTGCCAGACAAGAGCTTCACCTTCTCCTCCAGGGTCGACGCGGCGGGACGTGTTGCTGGTGTTCGCGGGAAGACGAGGCCGGCCGGCTTCACCTTTGAGGGCGTGATCTTCACCGAGACACACCACGATGCCTTGCTCGAATGGGCGGGCAAGGCGGGCAAGATTCGGATCACCGACCATCTTGGACGGGTGTTTGAAGTCATGACGCAGGGGGTCAAGTTGGTCGAGCGCAAGCCGACTCCACTCAGGGCATGGCGCTTCACCTACGTTTTCGACTGCATGCTGCTGAGGAGGATCTCGTGAGGCCCATTACCAGCAAGATGCAGGAGGGGTGGGAGCGCGAGGACAAGACGGGTGAGTACAAGCCTCATGCACGGGTGACCATTCAGCGTCTCCAGCTCCAGAAGTTTCCCTACGACACTGCCAAGGCGGATGGCGGGGACTGGGATCATCAGCGGTATCGCAAGGGCGTGCACACCTCGGTCATCTTCGGTGACGAGTCCAATCCGATCGAGTTGCGCGGGATCAAGACTCTCTCGTGGAGCCGTTCCCTGGATCAGGATGTGGCGACGTGCACCCTGGAGCTGATCAACAGCGAGGTGCAGGTGATCGGCGATGTCGACGCAGAGCCCGAGCGGTACGACGACCCAGGTGCCCTCACGTACAACCGGGGCATCATGTACGACGAGCACGGGTGGCATGCCGATCCTGATGCGCTGACCGACAACCCCTGGGGGTATGTGGATGATCGCACCTGGCGGAACCTGATCGTGCCGGACCGCCTGGTCAAGACGTTCGAGGGGTACGGAGTCGACTACGACGTTTCGCCGTACGAGGACGAGAACCTGATGATCACCGGCGTCTGGCTGATCGACAAGGTGAACTACACCGACGATGGGACGATCAAGGTCGAGATGCGTGATGTGGGGCGCATGCTTCTGACGCACATCTGTTTCCCGCCGGCGGTGCCGTACGCGGAGTACCCGCTGACCTTCTCCAAGATCCAGTCCGTTCAGGTCCCCGGGCGCGACGTCAGGGGCGGGGAGTGGATCAGTCTCCAGGGGTTGGCTACGGCGCACTCCTCGAACTCGGCCTACATCGGCGAAGGGCTTACCGACCCGCCCTTCCCGTACTACGTCAGCGCCAAGGGGCACGTGAACGGCCACCATCCCAACCACGCGCTGCACGTCAACTCCGGCGACCGCGAGAAGTACTGGATGTCGACCGGTCAGACCACGCGGAACAGCTTCGTGTGGTGGGAAGCTGAGGTCGACTTCCCAATGGACATGGCGGGAATCCGGATCGACCCGGTTGCCGGGCCGTATCGGATCTACATCTCGGTGAAGACCACCGACGACGGCTGGCTCGGTCGCAGGAAGATCCCGTACGACATCACTACTGAGGACATCGACAACGGGGCCAAGATCCCCTTCGTGCAGTCGGTCTGGGCTGATCGGTGGAATCGCTTCGACGTCATCTTCAAGCGGAAGTACGCCAACGTCAGGAAGATTCGGCTGACCTTCACCAAGCTGAAGGACATTCGCGCTGGTGAGTACCCCTGGCGGGCGATGCTGAAGGACATCAAGGTCTACGGCGGCAACTACAACGAGCTCTACTTCGAGAGGGGCACGGTCACCAAGGTCGTCGGCAACTACAGGGACTACACCGGCATCGTCAAGCAGATGTGTGCGTGGGGCGGGTTCTGGTGGCCTCCTCCAGGGCTGGGGCGTCACTTCTGGCCTATCAATGGGGACGACAATCAGTACGTTCCCTACGACCATCTGGATCCCAGTTTCGTGAATGGCCGGGTGTGGGGGACGTTCCAGGCGACCGGTACGGCGGCTCAGGCCGATCTGACGGTCGACCTTTTCGACAAGCGTCCGTTCATGGACGTGATCAACTACGTGCGTGATGTGGTCGGCTTCATCTTCATGATCGACGAGTGGGGTGGCGTGGTCTGGCGCATGCCCAATCTGTACAAGGCGGGCAACTACCTGGCCCCTGAGCCGACCGACTTGGAGTCACGCGCTCGGCGTTCGCGCACCACCAACTACGTGACCTTGGACAGCGAGGAGACGTTGCTCGAGTACAGCACCGAGCTGAGCTCAGAGAACATCAGAGAGCGGATCTTCGTCGCCAACGTGACCGGCAAGATCGGCATCGTGATCCGGGGCTTCAACCCGACCTACATCGGGTTCCGGCGGACTGCGGGCTGGACCGATCAGAACTTCAAGACCAAGCGCGAGACTCGCGTGATGGCGGACATGATCGCTGCCGCACAGATGTTCGATTACCGACGGACGTCTGTAGTCACTCCGGGCAACCCGGCCATCCAGATCGACGACCAGATCCGGGTCTTCGAGCAGACCACCAACGAGACCTACTTCCACTACGTTCTGAGCATCAACAGTGAGCTCAGCATGGAGACGGGCGAGTGGAAGTACACCCTCAACACGCACTGGCTGGGTCACGATCGCGAGGATGCGTGGGTGGTGGATGTGCACAAGCTGGATCAGGTCACCCAGAACTACCTGAACGTGCTGGGCAACAACGACGGCATGGGCGATCTACAGGCCGAGATTGTGGAGGGTGGCTGACATGTCGGGGATGGGGTATGAGGACTTCGACCTGGAGAATCGTCGAGGCGAGGTTGAGCGTCACGACGAGAACAGCGGTCGGATCGCAGAGGCGTTCGCGCGGATGCGGTCGGCCGGCCAGGGTTCGATCGAGTTCTCCGAGCGGGTGGACTTCGGTCTGACCTTCATCGAAGAGCCCTTCATGTCCTACGGCTCCCACGTTGACACCGACGAGCTCGACAACCTACTGGACTCGAATCCGACCAGCACCTTGCAGACTCCATTGCCGATCTGCACCGGCTACATCACCGAGTGGGATCGTGATGACCGAGGCTTCTATGTCGGAGCCTGGGTGGGTGTGCGCGTCTGGTTCCCCTACGAAGCAGACGTGTGGCCAGATCTCGAGGTGGAGATCTTCCATCACTACTCGTTCAAGGCGGTGGCCATCAAGGACGTGCCGATCGATCTTGACCGCGACTCGCTCGAGACTGACACCATGGAGCGGGAGGTCTCTGACCGCGTGCCGGCTGATGGTGGCGAGGTCGACGAGGACCTGGAGCTGCCGGACGAGGGTGGCGACGGTGGTGGCGACGGTGGCGATGGTGGTGGCGGAGGCGGTGGTGGTGGCGGTGGTGGCCCCACTGACCCGGATGATGGCGAGGGTGGCGACGGCGGTGGTGTCGATGGCGGTGGAGGACCTCCGATGGGCCCCGGGCCGTACGTGACGCCCCGATCCTCCAAGGCCGTTCACGAGGCGTACGGCATCTGTCAGCACGTCAACTTCCAGACCTCTGGCAACGTCCACGCCAGTGCGGCCAACCAGGCTGCGATCATGGACCGCTACGGCCAGATGAAGGTCCATCAGATGCGGTCGATGTATGCGCCCAACAGCTCGAGCGCTTTCAACGCTGCGGTCGACGGCTGCCGGGATCATGACGTCATGTGGAATGCGACTCTGGCCGCCCGTCAGGAGAACGGAACGATCAACCTCTCCGAGGCGCAGATCCGGGCCAAGATCACGACGGCCGCCGAGGACCATGCCGACATCATCGGCTGGTTCGAGGGCATCAACGAGCCGAACTTCCCTTCCGACCCAGACTGGGTGGACAAGGTGCTCGAGGTGCAGTGGATCATCTGGGACGAGTGGAGCCAGCACCCCGAGCTCGACCATGTGAAGATTCTCTCGCCCTCCATGCACGACACCCGCCTCGATGCGTCCAATGGCGCGCACTGGGAGATGTTCGCCAATGCCGAGATCACGCGCGGTGGCGATACCTACCAGGGCAAGGACCTGTGCCACATGGCGGCGGTCCACAACTATCCTGGCGGATCGCTGCCGGACACGAAGCGCAACCAGCGAGTCGGGTGGGTCTATGACGCCTTCGGGGATGGCTTCCCGGTGAAGCTGTCCGAGTGGGGCTACACGAACGCGACGAACAAGTCGGGGCGGATCGGCGGGCACAAGGTCACCAATGAGGCCGCCGCCGCCGCGTACTCCGCTCAGGGCATCCTCGACCATGCTCGGCTCGGCTACGAGCTCTTGCAGTACGAGTTCCTGGACGATGTGAACGCGGCCAAGAACGACACCGAGAAGAACTTCGGGCAGTACCGTGTGACGTCTACCTCGCCCTCATCCTGGACTCCAAAGCCCAGCGTCGCGGCGATCACCAACGTCCTGTCGGCGCTGAAGGATCCAGGCTCGTCCTATTCCACCACCGATGTCACACTCGACACCTCCGACATCCCCTCGAGTGTGCGGTGGCTGGTGACTCAGAAGCGCACCGGGGTCACCACGATCTGGCTGTGGCGTCACGTGGAGATGTGGAACCCGAACACCGAGACGCCGATCAACGTCAGCACCGTGAGCGTGCCGATCACCGATGTCGTCGGGACTCGCAACATCACCGTGGGCACGATGCCGGTGGCCGTGAACGTGCGGCTGAGCTAGTAGAGCACCTGGCCGGAGTCGAGCAGGCCGAACAGGATCGCGCCCTCCCCGGCCCAGTCGATGTCGGGGATGCCGGGGTCGGGGAAGATCCGGTAGCGCGAGGGTCGAATGGTCGACCGGAATGCCAGGAGCAGGTTGTTGAGGTAGTCGGCGCGATCGAAGTTGCCTGTGGTGATGGAGGTTGGAGGGTCTGCCACCAGGTGGTGGTTGCTCAGGACGGTGAACCTGATGACATCGTGCACGAGAAGCTCGGTGGGCAGCTGGAGCCAGGAGCCCATTCCGCCGATGGTGTCTCCGAGGTGCTCTTGGGAGGCCGCGTAGTTCTCGGGCGAATCCCCTCCTTGGCCCCACCACTGGTTCCCCACCCAGGGCTCCCACTTGCCAGGCACATGAGTGTCGTTGTACGGGTCAGGCCCTTCGCCGGCGTACCACTTGGCAACCATGTCGACCTGAGTGCTGTTGTCAGTGCCGACATACTGATCGAAGGCGTAGTCGATGTCGATCAGGGTCGAGAAGTCGTTCTCCCACTCGAAGATCTCGTTGGGCTGGGGCGTCGGCATGTAGGGGATCTCGGAGATGGTGGTCGTTCCGACTCCACTGCGCGTTTCCTCCTCGAGCCACACGTCGGGCCTGATGGAGAAGGCTCCCGCATAGACCGCAGTACTGATGTTGCTGGCGAACCCGAAGGAGCCAGGATCGACATCGTAGGTCCACCCCACTGAGACCCCAGCCGGCCCGAAGGTACCCCATCCGGAGTCGATGTCGGTGAAGCCGGTGAAGACTGGGCAGACGCCGGGACTGGGGGACTCGAAGCCGCCGTCAGTGGTCCAGTACCAGACTCCTCCCGAGGCCCAGAAGCGGCGACTCCAGCGCCAGTCGCAGGCGATCGCGCTGGCGTCGTCGTAGACCGAGGGCTCGCCGAAGCCAGTCCAGAATCCCCGGTCGCCGCCTCGGAAGTTCGAGCGGAAGTGCATCTCCATATCCTTGGTGACGCCCTCGTCCCAGAAGTGGCTTTCGTCATCGAAGCACCACACCCTGATTTGGTCCGGAGGCTGCACCCACTCCGGCTCCTCGGCGAAGTCACCGATTCGGACGACCGCCCGAATGTAGGGCCAGTCCGAGGATCCGAAGGCGCGGATCCAGTACGTCACTCCCGCCTCCACTTCCAAGACCATGCGGCCTTGGTTCCTGGGCGGGTAGCCGAATCCGCCCGGGAAAGAGGATGAGGAGCCGACGAACGGGCCGAACGCCGAATCCCTGTACACGGTGAGAGTGACGTTCGGCCCCGGCCCATCGCCTTCAATGTCCGGGTTGAGGTAGTGCGAAAGCAGGGCGTCGATCGAGATCCGGCCCGACTGACTCGCGGTGTAGGTCCACCAGACGCCGTTGCCCTCTTCGTCTCGAGCCAGCATGGTGGGATAGCTGACCGACATCTCGGTCAGGACCGCTGGCGGTACGGCGTCATAGGCCCTGCCAATCGGCCACTGCGTCGAGGCGGCCGGGAACTCGAAGCTTGATCCTTCGAGAGTGAGCGGGGAGACGTCGATCTCGAAGTGCATCGAGTCGGCCACGCCCAGATAGTCCCCACCCCAGCGCACCACGCCATCGACTTCATCCAGGATCGCGTGCACCTCGTCGATCTGGGCCTGAGTGAAGACGGAAGCCGTGGGCACGCCGTTGGGGTTCTGGGTGGCATTGAAGTCGATGGCGGTAGCTGAGGCGTGGTTCGACCATACGCTCGGATCGTTGACGTTCGCTCGATAGTTCCAGCCGTAACAGCCCGAGCTCTGGTTCACCGGTTGGACGCGGCTGTGCACGGCGGAGGCGACGTACTTCAAGACGTCGTGCACCTTCCCGCCGCGCACGCCGCCATAGAAGGTCACGCCGGCGACCTCGAAGGGCTCGACGTCGATCGCGCCCGCGTCGGGCGAGACCGGCCAGCCATTGGGTGAGGTGGCCATCAGGACTTCGACCTCATCGGTCTGAACGCGCGTCTGTTCTTGTCGTCGATCTGGCGGTTCGGCTCCTCTTCGGGCTCTTCGCCGGGCCCTTCGCCTTGCGCTCCAACAGCCAGAGTCGCCCATCCGTAGAGCGGCAGGGACGGGTTGGGCGGGATGAGGGTGTCGTACCCCCCGATCAGATAGATGTACTTGTCGGCTCCCACGCACGCGATGGAGGTCACGTCCCAGTAGACAGAGACGAAGCCTGGAACGAACTCGGGAGTCAAGCCCACCCCTTCCTCCATGACTGCGTACACGATCTGCTCGTCGATCCGGTCCTGGCAGGTGACGATGGTCTTGCCGGCGAACGCGTCTCGCTCCACGTCGATCAGGAAGGGAGAGAGGCCGAAGTAGGCGTTGGAGATCGAGGTCCCACCGGCCCATACCAGGTCGCTGTCCAGCTTGTAGGTGTGCACCACGCCGCCAGTGTTGGACTTGGACACTCCCACGTGCCACCCCCCGTCGTCATGTATCGGGGCCAGCGCGGCATAGCGCGGGTAGTTCGAACCGAATTCCGGGCCCAGCCAACCAGGATCGGACCAGGTTCCCGGGGTCCCGCCCGAGATCGGCCTGGTCCAGACGGTTGTGTGCCCTGAGCCGCTGAACCAGTACTCGCCGAGCAGAGCGAACTCCTCGCTCTCGGTGTTGATCGCGCACCCGTGGACCCAGGCTGGCCACGGGAAGCTCTCATCGCCGCTGGGTGTTTCAGCCTCTTCGATCACCGTTCCGGTGCTGACTTCAAAGACCAGCGAGAACGACTTGTCATCCTCGCTCACCGTGCCGTTGTTGTGCACGATGAACAGACGGTCCTCTTCAGGCCAGGAGGAGGCGAAGGCGTCTTCTTCTGCGGTGCCGACCGGATGCGCGAAGAGCCAGTTGAAGTTCAGGTCCAAGGTCGTCGTGTTCACGTCGACCTTCCCGACGTAGAGGGAGTAGGTCTCGTAGTCAGACGACTCCGCGATCACCAGGGCGGACCCGGCCGTCCAGGGCACCACGTCGATCAGGCTCAGGGAAGGCGTTTCCGGGCGGGTGATGGTCAGAACATCGCCGATCTGAGGTCCTGTGTGACTGATGGCGACCAACTGCGTAGCCGTCTGTGGGTAGTAGTCGACGGAGAAGCCGGCTAGGGCGACGTCCTCAGCCACGCGTACGAGGCGTCCGTGGCCCGTGTCATAGCTACCTTCTGGCCCTTGGGTGATGCTCACGAGTCCGGAGAAGTCGGTCATGAGCCCACCAGGGAAGAACGGACGTACTGGCCGGTGGCACGCCCCACCGAGTGGGGCGTGAACAGACTGCGGCGACCGTTGTCATCACGACCGGGGATCGGCTGCTCGCTGTCGACTCCATCGGGCGGGTCGGGCTCGGTGATTGGGTACCGAGCGATGTCCAGCCAGGTGTGGGGCCCGCCTGGTTGCCCGTAGATGTTGCCGACCTGGCTCGAGCCTGCGCTGACTCCACTGACGCTGGTCAAGATGATGATCGCCAGGCTGCCTTCGACGGTCGCTTGGCCGGTGGAGGTTCCCCCGTCATTCAAGGCGGCGATTCCCAGAACGCCTGAGACGAAGCTGGTGCCGGCGGACGCGCCGGTGACGCCCAGGGCCATGGTGAGGGATCCAGAAACAGACGCCTGTCCAGAGCTTGCGCCATCAGCACCCACGGCCAGCAGGGTGAGCTCGCCGGCTACGGCGCTGGTGCCAGCGGCTCCGCCGAAGATCCCTCGCGTGGGAGACAGGTCTCCAGAAACAGACGCCTGTCCGGAAGAGGATCCCTCGACGCTGATCCCGCTTGCGGGCGTGTAGTCCAGCTCGCCGACGACGGTCGAGGACCCAGCCGCGACGCCTTCGAGCGTGGCCGCCTCTCCAACTTCCCACCAGCGCTCAGCGGGATGAGACTCCTGGGTTGCGCCATACCATGGGGCTGCCATGGCCAGTCGTTAGGGCGCGTCCGCGTGCGGCACGGCGACGATGACGGACCTGTGAGCCGAGGAGGTCTGCCCGATCCCCGCATCCCCGAGCGCCCCCCACTGGACGGAGCCGTTGCCCGACGCGCCGGTGGTCTTGTTCACCGCCAGGAGCTTGTAGATCACATCGTCGTAGGTCACGAAGGAGCCGACGGGCGGCAGGCTCAACGGACTGGTGTCGAAGTTCGTGTTCACGCCTGCGTAGAAGAGGTGGGAGAGCCGTCCCCGGATCCCGTCCACGTCGCCGAAGAACACGTAGGGCGAGAGGTAGTAGTTGTCGTCCGGACCGACTCGGGTGGTGACCGGACTTCCTGACAGGGAGGGGAAGTCCAGCGTGAGCAGGTTGCCCGGCGTCCAGGGGTTATCGCCGATGGACTCTGAGGCGTACGCCTTGTGCGAGTTGAGGCTGTAGGCGTCGGTGCTCGTGGACTGGGTGGCTCCAAAGATGACCACCGGCTCAGGGTCCACGCCGGAGTCGAAGTAGGGCACCAGGTCGCACATGAAGATGTAGTTGCGCACGGAGCCGTAGGTCACGTTGTCGGCATTCGCCTCTCCAGGGCGGGGCCCCTCGACCATCAGGAAGAAGTGCTCCTTGGAGATCGAGAGCGTCCAGTAGATCCAGTTCGTTGCCGTGGTGCCAGCGGCGATGCCCTTGTAGTTCAGGTACCGGGTGGTGCCGGTCTTATCGCCCAGGGTGGTGCCGTCGTAGGAGGTGTATGCCGCCACGATCATCCGGGCGGTGCCGATCCCACCCGTGTCAGCCAAGTCGAGCACCATCTGTGCGCCACGAGTGGTGGTGCACTTGTAGGTGGTGGGTCGGGTGCCGGAGTTGGGGCGCGTCCAGTCAGCGTTGGCCAGGATCGCGGTGTTGAGGTCGGTCATGAGGTCGGCGGCGAAGGACTTGCCCTCGGTGAACGTGATGGCCATCAGGATGCTCCTACCGTGTCGAGGGCCTTGGCGTCGCGGCCCTTGTAGACCCACGCCTCCGATTCGAGCGGGTCGCCGGGAAGGTCGAAGTCGTCGATCACTTCGCCCGTCAGATCCGGAATGGGTGAAACGATGTCGGTGGCGGTGAATGAGTTGATCGTGCTGCTGATTCCACGGATGCCGACGCCGGTGTCGGTGACCAGCGAGAAGTCATCCTCGTGAGCGATCACCAGCTGGGTGTCGGCGTAGCAGTACACGACGCCATCTATCGAGACCACGCGCAGGGACTCTCCGGATGCTCGCAGGTTGCCGGTCGATGCGAGGGTGGCGAACGTGCCTGCCGCGCGTCGATAGAGGCCGACAACGGCTGCGTTCACCTGAACGTAGGTGAGGTTGTTGAGGTCGCGGTAGTGCAGCACGATTCCGGAGTTGCTGGGGTTCGCCGTCAGCTCGATGGTGATGTCCACGTCGTGCGAGAACGTCGCGTCCGCGATCGCGACTCCCTCAGTACTGCTGATCGAGGCGTGATTCGACACGATGGTGAAGTTCGCCGGCCCGACCTGCGTCCAGGTCTCGCCGGTGTCGGCATTCCCCAGAGCGCCATTGGCGCGGTTGAACGAATCAGTGATGGTTGTCATGCGTTCAGGCCGTTCGCCCTCGGGTGGCCTTCTTCAGGGCGACCTTCTCCTCGCGCCTCTTCTGTGCCGGATTCTTCTCAAGCTCTGCGGCGAGGGCGAGGATCAGGCCGGTGTCGCTGGCGTCGCAGGTGACCTGTCGAGACTGGGACTCGGACTTGATGACCACGATCTCGGGGTAGGTGATCATGGCGGGGATGCCACTGGCGGTGGAGGACTGGGTGTTCTGTTCGGTCATGATCCACACGTCGCCACGGCGCAGCACGTAGTCCTTGGTCACCGTGCCCACGGCCACCGTCTCGCCGGGACTGCTCCCAGGCCGCTTGTACTTCTCCGCCTCCTCGGCGGTGAAGGTCTCCCACTCCTCGGTGGTCATGGCCTTCTCGAAGCCAGCTGCCTCCAACTTCTCCAGGTCGAACATCAGTCCTCCGTAATGACGAGTGAGCCGGGCCCGAACGAGGCCGTGTCGCCGGTGAGCAGGGTCCTGGGCGTCGTGAGATCGCCTCCGTAGAGGATGTTGCCACTCGAGGATGCGTCGAGGATGTAGAAACTCAGGGCCTCTGGCCACGCGCCTGAAGCGGTGGGGAAGGTCAGCGTGGTTCCGTTGGTCTTCGTGTTCGAGGAGGTGTGGGGCCAGGTCGTGGTGTTGTTCGTGGCCGCGACTCGGGCGGCACTGCCGGTGGTGATCTCGCTGAACGAGGCTCCGGTGGCGCTGTCGCTGTACAGCGCGGAGCTGAGTGCGACGTAGCAGATCGAGGCCGGTGTGTACGTCTCGGCCCCCAAGATGTGGTTGAGAATCGCGCTCTCGAGGTAGTTGCTCTTCGATCCAGGCACGTCCGTCACTCCCAGGTTCAGTTCCGGCTAAGCATCAGTTCCAGGTGCTTGCTCCATCGGCTCAACTGGTCTGGAGATTGCCATTCTGAACGTGCATCTGGACTCGGATCCGACCGATGTGCAGGGCAGAGAGTTCCCACGAAGGAGGAATCATGGATCGACTGAAGACGCTGGTACGTGAGCCAGCGCTGCTGATCGACTTCGTCGAGACGGCCGTCATCATGGTGGTCGCGTTCGGCATTGGGCTGACCGGAGACCAGCAGACCTACATCGTGGCGGCCGTGATCGCCGTCCTGGGCCTGTTCAAGGCGTTCGTCACGGAGCCGTTCGCGGTGGCCGCAGTCACCGACGTGGGGCGCGCACTCCTGTGTCTGGCCATGTCGTTCGGAGTCGGGCTGACGTCAGACCAGATTGCCATCGCGGTGACCGCCCTGGGCGCAGCCACCACCCTTCTGATCTCGTTGCGAGTCACCCCGTCGTACGACCCCGTGGTCAGCCCCACCGGTGCCGGCTCTGGCCCCGTGACGGGCAAGGTCGGGATCAGGGCCCAAGGTGCCCCTCCTCAGGGAGCCTGAGACGACTGCGGACGGACGTCCGAACCTTCGCGGGGGATTCTTCGTGAAGGTCTATGTGCTGATGGCGGCCCTCGCCATGGGCATGTCGGGGGCGTTTATCGTGGGCGGTGAGGCTCGGTTCTCTTCACCGAGCTTCACCGTTCCCGCACAGCTGGTCCAGGCACTGCCGTTCGGCTCAAACGTGGCGTGGGGAACGTTCTTCTTCTGCTATGCCATAGCGCTCATCTATACGCTCGGTCGGTCGGGTGCGATCCATGTACTGCGGTTCGGCATCGCGTTGTACTTGTTCTTGGCGATCAGCTTCGGAGGCTCGGTCGTAGTTGACACCAAGGCGGCGGCGAGTGGGGCCATCACCTACATTGCCATCGCTACGCTCCATCTGTTCCTTCAGGACCACCTCTCGAGCCGAGGTTGGGAGAGGTGCTGAACGTGTCTCCTACGCGGGATCCGCTGACCGGGATTCCTTCTTCTCGACACCCGTTTCAGTTCTGGGCCATGATCGCCATGGCCCTCAGTGGCGCGAGCAACTTCTTCCTTCCTGGCAGCGAGATCCTTCAAGAGGGCCTCGATCCACTCATGCACAAGGTGTGGGCACTGACGCTCATGCTGTCCAGCCTGCTGGTCATGGTGGCGGCGTTCTGGCGAGACCGGATCACGGGCTTGCTGATGGAGCGTGCCGGGCTGTTCACCCTGGGTACGATCACCCCGGCGTACATCATCATCGTGACCACACTTTTGAGCTTCAGCTCGGGTGCGATCGGGATCGCTCTGACCGGTTCGATCGGAATCGCCTCGTTGTGGCGGGTGCGTCACATCAACAAGGAGCTCAAGACCCTTCGGATCATGATTGCGAGGGACTTCGAGTGAACGTCGTCATGCTCGCCTTGCTGGTCGTTCCCCTGATCGCTGACGCGACGGTCAACGCGATCGTTCAGGTACTCATCTCCCTGGGTGGAGCCGGCCTGCTCGTGCAGCTGCTGCTGCTGCGGCAGAACCGTCGCAAGATCGGCGGCGAGGCGTCGGCCAGTGAGGCCAACGCCGCCAGCACCCTGTCGGGCGCGGCCATGAGGATGGTCGAGAACGCCCAGCTCAAGGAGCGCGAAGCAGAGACGCGTGCCGACGCGCTTCAGGACCGGCTCGACGTTCACTCCCGCGAGCTGGAGAGCCGGGGATGGAAGATTCATTACCTCGAGATGCGGGTCAACATCTTGGAGGGCCTGCTCACGGAGAGCCAGATCCCGATCCCACCGAAGCCGGTCACTCACGATCAGACCGGCCACACGCCTCCCATGGACCAGCCCTCCTGATCGCACAGGCTGTGGAAAGCCCTGTGGAGACAGGCGTCTGGCTGTGGATACGCGTGTGGATAGGCGTCTATTTCGGCGTGTTGCTTGCGCGATCACGCTGGGCGGGGTAGAACTCATCCAGCGGAGTCGTACACCCAGACCTCGTGTACCGCAGGATCCGCACCAGCCACTTCACTACCCAACTTGTCCGACCGCTGCCAACCTTCGGACACCCAGCCGAAAGTACCCATGCCGCTACCGACCTGGGCTGTCAGTGCTGTCCCCTTGACTAGCACCATGAGCCCCTCCGATCACACAGCACCATGAGCGAGCGCTCTGTCAGGTGCCCCAGGTGCCCCTTCTCCTTCGCGTCGCTGGTGGATGCGGGCGATCGCCACGCCTACCAGTGCCCGACCTGCGAGTGGGGCAAGCCGACGACAGATCGGCGTCCTGGCAACCGGCCTGCTGACGTGTGCGCTCTCTGCGATCAAGCCATTGACCTGACCACCAGCGATCACCACCTCTACCTCGGCTCCGGGTGGGTCCATGGCGGTGGGCGCGAGAACATACCGATCCACGCTTCCTGCTCGGAAGCGATGCGCGCCTACGAGCGCACCGGGACGCTTTGGACGAACGGTTGTTCTTGTCCAGAGCGCTGGCATCAGATCACTGGCGAGCACATGCGGATCTGCGAGCTGGCGGCATGAGGGTCAGGCAGAGTGACTTGAAGATGTGGGGCAAGTGCCCCCTGGTCTACAAGTTCACCTACCTCGATGGGCTGGCGCGCGAGCAGTCCGGCTCGCTGACCTTCGGCTCGATCATCCACGACTGCGTGCTCTGGATGGAGGTCAACCAGGACCTCGACGGCGCGATCGCGCGCTTCCAGGAGCTCTGGATCCAGCCGACCTTGCTCGATCCCACCTACCAGCCCGAGTACTACGTGCGCGGCACGTCGTGGAAGAAGTTCATGGAGAAGGGTCCCAAGATCCTCAAGGACTGGTGGGGCATCGTTTCGTGGGACTCCTCTCTCGTTCTAGCTCGCGAGCACTACTTCGAGGTTCCCATCGGCGACGGCCACACTCTCTTCGGCACTGCCGACAAGATCGAGATTGGCTACCGCGCTGACATCAACCAGCAGGTCCTGAAGATTGTCGACTACAAGACCGACAACAAGAACCCGACGTACGACTACCTGGCTGAGGATCTCCAGTTCTCCTCCTACGCCTATGCCTCCACCCAGCGCGAGTTCTGGGTCAACCTCGGCGGCGACGCCGCGTGGCAGAAGTACCGCGATCTGCTCAGGTACGGCGAGTGGGTCCAGCTCACCGGCCCGAAACGGATGGACGCCGGAATCCGCGAGCAGCGGCACTACAACCGGATCGAGATGGCGGTCGACGCCCTGGCCGACTCGGTCGCCATGCGGATCTTCGTCCCCAACATCAGCGGCGCGACCTGCCGCTACTGCGACTTCCGGAAGCCGTGTGGCCTGCCGGAGCTTGATGAGAATGGAGAGCTAGTCCAGTAACCCCACAACACCGCAACCACGCAACCACGCAAGAGAAAGCAGACACATGTCCCAAGTCGCGATGTTCAGTAGGACCGGGAGCGCAGACTTCCCGGACTACCTGAAGTGCATGATCACCGGACCCCCGAAGTCCGGCAAGACGTCCCTGCTCGGCACCGTCCCGAACATCCTTGTTCTCGACACCGAGCCGCACGCCAACAACCTCCAGTCGATCGCCCATCTGGACGTCCCGTTCAAGGCGATCCACTCCACCGACGAGCTTCGGCAGGCGCAGTTCGTCCTGAGCCAGGACGCCTTCAGGATCCAGGCTGCGCAGGCTCTCGGGATGCCTGACATCGAGGCTGTCGCCATCGACACTCTCGACACGCTCCAGGGCATCATGAAGAAGGAGCGCATGCGTGAGCAGCGTGCGACCAAGTTCTACCGGGACGACTGGGGCTGGTTGAAAGACGAGATGATGGCCATCGTCCAGTCCTTCACGGCGCTTCCGATGCACGTCTTCTTCATCGTGCACACCAAGAGCTCGAACGTCGGGACCGAGGACAACCCCAAGACCGTGATCCTGCCGGGCCTCGAGGGGGCCCTCGCAGAGAAGATCGCCGGCGAGGTGGGCTACTCCCTGCTGTCCTTCCGCAAGGAGGAGATCAAGCCCGACGGCACGAAGTACACCAAGTACTGGCTGCGCGCTGAAGGCGATGAGACCTACGAGTACCTGGGGAACCGGGCCGCTGGCCGACTGCCGGATGTGATCGAGCCCGACTTCAAGACCTTGCTCGATGCCGCCCTGGCGAACCGGCCGACCACCTCGCATCAGAACGTGGCTGTCGACCTGGGGATTCAGACGACCGCCCAGATGCCGCAACAGGGCCAGACGAGCAACACGGCGGCGGGGACTGCTCAGGTCACGCCATCCACTCCGGCCAACTCCACTGGCCCAGCTCCAGTGGCTCAGAATCCGGGCCAGCAGCAGTCTCCGCAGCAGGCTCAGCCGCAGGGCACCCCGCAGAACCTGCCCGCCGACTCCGATCCGATGAATGCGGCCGCCCTGGGTCACGTCAAGAAGGTCTACGACGCCCTCCAGGTCACGATGCCCGAGGACAAGATCATGGCTCTGAATCTGGGCCAGGCTCGCGGTCTCGTGCGGATGTGGAAGGCCGTCCAGACCGATGCCGAGTCGGGTTCGGGTACAGGCCACCCGGAGATGGTCGATTACCTACGTGGACAGGGCTTGCTGCCTGACGAGGGCGCGGCTCAGCCCGAGCCCGAGAAGAAGGTCGAGGCCGACCTGCACGGCACGATCGAGCAGGTCAAGGCGTACGTCGGCGATGATCTGGGACGCGCGAACGAGGCGTTCGAGGTTGAGCGCACCGGCAAGAACCGGACCTCGCTCATGTCGTGGCTGGAATCGAAGGGCGCTTCGCATGGCGGAGTTCAGACACCCGTCCAGACTCCCGAGCAGCCAGCCGAGCAGTCGGCGACCCCCGACGGACCGGCGGAATCGGCCCCAGAGGCCCCGTCGGAAGGGGTTACTTCCGAGCCTCAGGCAGCCGATGCACCTTCCACTGAGGACCAAGCGGTAGCCAACGTGCAGGAGGCTCTCGGCGGCGAGGTCGTCGGCGGCGGGATCAACCCCGAAGCGGCTTGCGAGCAGTGCGGGAACCAGATCGACGATGTGGATCTGGCGCAGCTGGGCAAGAGCCGGTTCGGGCGCATCCTGTGCGTCGCGGACTACATCGCAGAGACCAAGAAGTGAAGCCGCAGCGACGGCTACCGCATACCTCAACTGAAACGGAAACGGAGATCGCATCATGGCAAAGCTGAGGGTCGAAGAGCAGCAGGAGTTCTCGCTCCTGCCGGTGGACACCATCCTTCTGTTGAAGGTGGACGAGCTCACCGAGAAGCCGATGACCACCAACGGTCGGGACTGGACCAAGCTCGAGATCAAGTTCAAGATCCTTCAGGTCATCGCGACCGGCGACGGCTCTCCCGTCCAGAACTACGAGGACCAGATCGCCGGCCCCATCTGGGGCGGCGTCTCGCTCCGGCTGACCGAGCACCCCGAGAACAAGCTCCGCATGTGGGCCGAGGCGATCCTCGGGATCGAGATGGGCGTCGGTTTCGAACTGGACACCGAGGTCTTCATGGGCCGTGAGGTCAAGGGCATCGTCTCGCAGTACCCGAAGAAGGCGGTCGACCCCAAGACCGGCCAGCCGTTCAAGGGTCACCAGGTCGAGTCACTGATTCCCAACACGGCGGCTCCCTACACGCAGGCCCCGCAGCAGCAGTACGCGCCGCCCGCGCAGCAGTACGCACAACCGCAGCAGTCGGCACAGCAGCAGTACCCGGGTCAGCACCAGACTGTTCCTGGCGCAGACCCGTGGGCAGCACCAGGGGGAACATTCGGCGACGACGAGCCGCCCTTCTGACATGAAGAGGGACCGGCGCTGCCAACGCCGGTCCCTCTCAGTCCCCCTGCTAACACCTCAAGACCCATGCCGCTACCAACCGGAAGGAACCTCGCGTGTCAGCGCTCAGTCAATCCGAACATTCGGATAATTGCAAGGTCTCTCGGAACTTTTATACCGGCTTGACTGGACTTGTCGCCCGAAGGGGTGGTAACGGATGGTGAAGCTGACGCTCGTTGCAAACAACGCTCGTCCCAACAGCAATCTGGCCGCGCATCGCACGAGCGCCACCGAGGGTGAAGCCGCGAAGCGCCTCTTGGAGTCCCAGGGGTACGTCTGCAAGCGCAAGGCCAACGGCCAGTACGAGTTCCCCTGCCCGTTCCACGAGGGCCCCGGCTCCATCGAGCCGCGCAAGTCGGCCAACTTCTACATGAACGTCACTACCTCGGAGTACTTCTGCCAGTCCGCGTCGTGCGGAGAGCGCGGGAACCTTCAGTTGCTCGAGCGTCACTTCGGGATTGGCGTCGACGACGAGTACATCGCGCTCTTCAAGGATCGGGACACGCGTCTGAAGGAGTTCGAGCGCAACCTGACCAACGCGCTGCGCAAGCCCTTCTACGAACACGGGCTGACGGACGCGACGATCGAGCGCTTCCGGCTGGGCTACGAGCCCGAGCACACCGAGGAGTTCGAGGACGAGGACGGCTCGCGCAAGACTCGCATGATCCCTGGGCGGTACGTGATCCCGTACCTCGAGGGCCGCCGGCCGAAGTTCTTCCGGTACTACTCGCCTGACGGTGACCCGAAGTGGAAGTACACCTGGGAGTCTGGCGCGGAGGGCACGCTCTACAACGGCCAGGACGCCATTGGTGATGCTCAGGGGGTCGTCTACCTGTGCGAGGGCGAGCAGAAGGCCATGCTGCTGGTCCAGATGGGCTACGCGGCCGTCGCGGTGCCAGGAGCCAGTCAGTGGAAGGACGAGTTCCAGGCGGCGTTCACGCACGCCAAGAAGGTCATCATCGTCTACGACAACGACAACCCGCTCTTCCACATCTACGACAAGCCCGAGCAGGGCATCGTCTGTCGGAAGTGTGCAGGCCGGCAGCTGGATCGCTGCCAGGGTCATAACCCCGGCCAGGAAGCCGCCATGAAGCGGTTGGAGCAGATCGGCTGGCGCGCGAAGAACGTCCTCCTGCCACTACCGGACGATTCGGTGAAGAAGACCGACATCAACGACTTCTTCATGCGCGATGGGTTCACGAACGCCGACTTCGCCGAGCTTGCGACAGGCAAGCGCGCGACGCCGTACCGAGTTCAGACGTTCGCCGAAATCACGGCAAGTCCTCCCGAGGAGGCGCAGTTCCTCGTTGAGAGCGGCATCCTGAGCAAGGCCGGGCGGCTGCTGGTGGCCGGGAAGCCGAAGGTGGGCAAGTCGATCTTCGTCGACAACCTCGTGCTGTCCCTCGCCTCGGGGATCCCGTTTCTCAAGAGCGGATCGTTCCCAGGGTTCCAGATCGACCACCCGACCAGGACTCTGCTGCTTGACCGCGAGTTGAGCAAGTGGGCCTTGTTCAACCGGCTCACCGATCTCTCTGATGATCGTGCCGGGTACAAGGCGGCAGCTGAGAACCTCCTGATCGACCACGACCACCTGATCAGGCTCGATCAGGCCAACGCGCACGACACCCTGCTAGCCCTGGTGGAGCAGAACGGCGCTGAGGTGGTGGTCCTCGACACTGCCTACAAGTTCTTCGGGGGCGATGTCGAGAGCTCATCGAGTCTCATGAAGGGCTTCGAGGTTCTGGACCGGATCATCCACCAAACTGGATGCTCGTTCGTTCTCACCCACCACCACAAGAAGGGTCAGGGTGGCAACGGGAAGCAGAACACCGACATCGCCGACCCGGACAACGTGGCGGGCTCGTTCCTGTGGACCGGCTGGCCGAACGCGACGATCCTGCTGAACTACCTCAACCGCTCGGTCGAGAACCCGTTCAACGCGATCGCCACGTTCACCGCCTTCCGTGATGCGGCACCACCCGAGCCGGTGGCGATCTACCGCGATCGGAACTCGATCAGCTACACATCCATCGAGCGCTACAACCACGAGGAAGCCGACCTGGCCGCTGGCAGTCGAGTCACGGTTACCAAGCCGGATACCGACACCGTGGAGCAGATCCTGCTCGAGCTCGCTCCGGTCACCGAGGACGAGTTCCTGCACATCGCCGCGAGCAAGTTCGGGGTCTCGATCCCAACACTGAAGCCGTACTACATCGACGCCATGTCGCGGGGGAACTTCGAGAAGACGAAGAGCGCCCCGCCCATCCTCAAGTTCGTCCACGAGCCGGAGGAAGAACAGTCCTGGGAAGCCGAGCATGGCCTGCCTGAGAAGCCGATGCCAGCCAACGCCGGCGTCAGCCTCGAGGACGTGCCCATGTTCGAAACAGCAGGGGTCATCGAGTAACAACTACCTGGAGGTGCCATGAAGAAGAAGCCATGTCCCGTGTCCGATGACGGTCGCCAGAAGCACTACTTCGTCAAGAAGGTCGGCGAGTTCACGTGCGTCCACTGCGGAACGATGTCCAACCGGATGCAGCGGTGGGAGCTTGCCCCAATGCCGGTTGCCGAGGCCGCAGTCTGAAACAGAGAGCGGCGGCCAGAAGAACCGGCCGCCGCTCTCAGGACTGCCACGTCCTGTGACCATGCGTCACTACCCGAGAGGAAGTCTGACAGAGATTCTGGCTAGCGCCAACACATTCAGACGCGTGTCGGATTTCTTTCCCAAGCCCTAGGAGGCTCGATGATCGAGGTTGAAACATCCGTTGTGATCCACGCCGGCGAGCCGCGCGTGCTTCTCCAGTTGCCCTACGGGCACATCGTCGTGCGGCCCGAAGATGCGCGGCAGATCGCGGCACAGCTCACCATGACCGCCGAGGACGCCGAGAGGAGTCTTCTGTGATCAGCCGATACCACTTGCTCTGTACGGGTTGCTGGCACTGGAACTCGCACAGGCAGTCATCTGATGGGCGATGTGCGAACTGCTCGGCCGCACCCGAGTCCCTCTTGATGTTCAACCCCAGGGAGCGGCGCGCCTTGGAGTGCTCCATCGCTTTCGAGAGCGCCCACGCCTAAGTAGACGTGCGTCTGTACTACCGGGGTTGATGCGTCCCCGTTACCCGCACATCGCCGGAGTAGTTGGCCGGTCCAACCCAGGTCAGAGCTGGTTGTACCTCTATGCCGGTTGAGGCCCGGCTTCGTGAATGGCGTATCAAGATACGCACGCACTCAGCGGCAAGATGGCGGTCCACCTAAGCAGTGGGCGAGGGGCGACGGTGCAGAACCGCCCCGCCGGCGAGGCGATGCGGCGGAGCCGCTCTGGCTCTTCGGGTAGCGCTCAAGACGCTGATGTGCGGCGTGTCCTACCCGAACAAACGGGCATCTGGATCCAGGATGAGCAGATGCACACGTACATCGAGTACGAGTCCGAGCACCTGGTGGCGATCATCGGGCCCTTCGGTTCGAGATGGATGGCCGATGACTGGGCTCGCAAGATCACCGACAACGACAGCGCTTCCTGGAGTGGGATCACCGTGATGAGTCCTGAGGAAGCGGTAGAGGCCCTGAGGCTGAGTAAGACGGGATCGCTCTCATGACTCGTCGGCCCTCATCCACTCGTCCTCCCAGGACCGGGCTTCGCCCTCTCGCTTCGCTCGCCCTGGTGCGGGCGGCGGCTGAGACCTCCTCGCGGGGATGGTGAGAGATGTACGAAGTAGTGCTGAGGCTCGACGCGCCGACTGCTCACTACGACGTGGGTCAGGTGGCGGCAGCCGTTGGCCTGGCCATGAGCGACTACGAGGGCACCAAGGATCTGGAGCTTCACGAGATTCGGGTCGAGAGGGAAGACGCGTGACCATCGGGCAACCAAACAACCTGAGGAGAATGATGAGCAAGATCCTGGCCCTTCTAGGGGCCCTTGTAGCTGCGACGGTGCTCGTGGTCACGTTCCTGACCCCCGCTGCCGCGACGGTGCAGACCATCGTGGTTGAGGTTCCCACCACTCGTCAGGCGGGGGCGCAGACCTTGCAGTTCGGGTGCGGTAACGGCGCTAAGCCGGTCGCGGCCGGATACGCGCTGAATGCGACGGCGGGACTGGCATCGGTACGCGTGATCGAGTCGAGGGTCGCCCTGGACAACGACTATGTGTGGAACTTCAAGGTGCTGCCCGGTAGCGCGAAGAACCTGACCGTCTCGGTCTCGCTCACCTGTGTCCGGCAGTAATCCATGACTTCAGACGAGCATCAGAACATCGCGATTCCGGTCGGCGAGTTCGAGGGTGAGTTCATCCGCAACTTCGAGGGCAGGCTGCCGGCGCTGACGCTGGACATGCCCGAGGGGTACCGACGAGGCACGCATCTGAAGCTCGAGGTTGAGGTGCGGATCCGCAACGTCGACTTCATTGAGGGCAAGAGCCGCAATGGTGAGCCCGGAGATCTGTCTCGGAACCACGTCTTCGCCCTAGAGGAGATTCGGCTGGTCGACGCGTGGGATCCGGCCAACCGGCCGAGCAACGTCAGTGGCAACCTGGCGGCCGACAGCTGGGAGGAGACGTTTCTCGACTTCGTGCACGGCGATACTGACGAGCTCGACTTCGACGGAGAGCTGGTGCCTCAGCGGGTCCAAGACATGCTCAAGGCGTACTGGGACGCGTTCGGCGGCGTTTCGACACCTGTCGGAATGCCAGCGCCAGCCGATGATGATGTGGAGTTCTGATGCGTCGGTTCGAACTTCAGCGGGACGAGGACGTCAGCGGCGTCTCAGGCACGGGGGTCGTAGCCGAGGGCCTCGAGTTCACTGACGGGCGTGTGGTGTTGCGATGGCTCAGTGAGCATCGCTCGACGGTTATCTGGGACTCGATCGAATCGGTGGAGGTCATCCACGGTCACGATGGCCGCACGAAGATCAGATGGGTCGACTGATGGGCCTCAAGCACGGATCCCGGAAGGCGCGCTCACAGTCTCCCAAGAGGGTTCGTCGGCGGGACCTGAAGAAGCCCACAGGCCAGGGCTACGACCCGCGCGTCCTGCTGATCCAGTGCCCAGTGTGTGAGCGGGGCGTGGGTCAGCATTGCGTCAGCACCGGCAGCAATGGATCCTGGAGCGACTACAGTTACAGCGCGCCCGGGAGAGAGTTGGAGAATCCTCACCCCGATCGCGTGGCGCTGGCTCGAGGGCCCCGGTGAGCAGGTACACGGGACTTCCCGAGGCCCTGCGCCAGGAGGTTCTGACGCGTGACAGTTTCCGCTGCCGCTGGTGCGGGGCGACGAATCAGGGCGGGGATCTCCATCACATCGAGTACCGGCGTGGGTACTCCTATGACCGGCTCGACAACTTGATCACGCTCTGCCGGCTGCATCATGGGTTCGTGCACGGGACTCCGCTGAAGAACGGTGACCGGATCACGAAGGCTCAGGCCCAGGAGGTTCTGCGCTGGCTCGTCGAACATCCGGGCACCACGGGCAGCTCGAGGTGGCGAGCTGTGAAGCGTCGGATCGCCATGTCATGAAAACAGACGAGCGTTCAGAATGTATCGTGCGCGTTGTGAAGTGCCCCACATGGTGCGATGAGCGGTGTCCAGCTGTGTGCCATGAGGTTCATGTGCATGCGAACCGACGGCACGAGCCAGAAGACTGTCCCGGCGTGAAGGATCGGCTTCAGGCGGCCTGCGTCGAGTGTGGGAACGACGACCCGACCGAGGGGTACAAGTACTGCTCGGACTGCCTCGAGGCGCTGTTCTAGCCCATGTTCAGGCGCTTGGTCGACTGGCTCATGCCGTGGTTCGTTCGAGGTGGCTGCGGCGACTACCAGGCGTGCTGCCCGGACTGCGAGCAGGAGTGGGGTCGACCGCAATCTGAACGGCCGTCTGGACGATCAACCACCTGAGCAGAGGAGGTGGCGATGGCGGCGGCGGTACGGAACCTGGTGATCGAGCAGGGCACGACGTTCACGCTCGGATTCAACTGGCACCTGGAGGGGCCGGATGACGTGGACGGGAACCCTACGGTAGGCGACCCCTACGACCTCACGGACTGCTTCGCGCGCATGCAGATCCGTCGCAAGCAGGGCGATCCGGTGCTGGTGCAGGCCACGTCGGCCGAGCCCGAGGACGCTGAGGCGATCGAGGAGGGTGCGGGGCGGATCGTCCTGGGTGGTGTGACTGGGCGGATCGACATCACGCTCACCGACGAGGACACCGACCAGATCGCGCGCCCGTGTGTGTATGACCTGGAGATCGTCTGGCCGATTCAGCCAGGAGAGCTCCGTCCGCACGTCGACAGGCTTCTTCAGGGGTCGATCACCCCGAACATCAACATCACCCAGGAGAGCGAGTAATGGGTGCTGAGGGAATCGTCGTCTTCGACGAGCCGGGCGGGCTCAGCGTCCTCGAGGTGGATGAGGAGGGCGATGGCAACTTCCTCGTCATTGACTCTCCCGAGGAACAGACGCGCGTTACTTTGGCCGGCGAGCCTGAGCAGGATCTGCTGGTCGTCACTCCGGGCGGGCCTCCGGGCCCCAAGGGAGAAGATGGAGACCCCGGACCGGAGGGGGATCCAGGGCCTCCGGGTACGCCAGGTGCGGATGGAGCCGGGTCCTACTACGAGGAGTTCGGTTACGCCTCCCCTTCAACGCTATGGACGATCGTCCATAACCGCGAGTCGTTTGGTCTCAACGTCGAAACGGTCGATACCAACGGTGACCTGATCGAAGGCGTCGTCGACTTCGTGGACATCAACACGATCGAGGTTCACTGGTACTACCCGACAGCGGGCACCGCCCGCGTGTTCCGCTAGAAGGAGAGAGAGCATGCCGGCAAAGTTGTGGGGCGGTCAGCAGAACGCCAACAAGATCCCGATTCTCGGCCTGGTCCCCGAATCCGCCTCGTCCGAGCCTTCCGCCCCGGTCAATGGTCAGCTCTGGTTCGACACCAGCGGCTCGCCGGCGCGCCTGAAGGTGCGTGAGAACGGCGCGTGGGTGCTCGCTTCGCAGGCTGGCGTGGTCCTGGCGGCTGACTCTGCTGGTGGTGACCTGACCGGCACGTTCTCCAACCTCCAGATCGCGGCCAACGCGGTTGGCACGACGGAGATCGCGAACGACGCGGTTACCCTCGCCAAGCTCGCCAACATCGCCACCGACAGCCTGATTGGCCGGGACACCACGGCCGCTGGCGACCCGGAGGTCATCTCGGTCGGCGGTGGTATCGAGTTCACCGGTTCCGGGGGGATTCAGACGAGTGCCCATACTGGCGACGTCACCAAGACGGCCGGTGGCACGGCGACTACCATCGCGAGCAACGCGGTTACCCTGGCGAAGCTGGCCGACATGGCCACCGACAGTCTGCTTGGTCGCGACACGGCCAGCACTGGCGATCCCGAGGTCATCGGGGTCGGTGGCGGCATCGAGTTCACCGGCGCTGGTGCCATCCGGACCACGGCCTTCACTGGCGACGTCACCAAGACGGCTGGCGGCACGGCGCTGACGATTGCCAACAACGCAGTCACGGTCGCCAAGCTGGCCACGGCGGTCACGCTGGCCTCTGTCGCGGCCGCCAATGCTTCGGCGGGCGACATCTCCGCGTCCAGCCAGAAGATCACCAACCTGGCCCCCTCGGCGGCGGGCACCGATGCCGTCAACCGCAACGAGCTCGACGCAGCGCGCCAGGGATTCGCTGGCGCGAAGGACCCGGTTCGGGTTCGCGTGGGGACCAACGTCACGGTGGCCAGCCCAGGAGCCACGCTCGACGGTGTTTCCATGTCGGCCGGCGACCGGGTGTTGCTGAGTGCGCAGACCACCACCACTCAGGCCGGTATCTACGTCTGGAACGGCGCGGCGGTCCCGATGACCCGCGCCCTGGACGCCGATGCCGCAGGAGAGGTCAAGGACGGCACGACTGTTGCCGTCTCGGAGGGCACGACGGGTGGGAGCATCTTCATCCAGACTGCCACTCCGTCTGGCGCGCCGGGTTCGTGGTCTGAGGCGTGGATTCAGTTCAACACCGGGGGCACGACCTACACCGCCGGCGCTGGTTTGGTCGGTACCACCACGTTCGACGTGGTGGGCACTGCGAACCGGATCTCGGTGGCGGCCGACTCCATCGACATCTCCGCGAGCTATGTCGGCCAGGCGTCTATCACCACGCTCGGCACGATTGCGACGGGCGTCTGGAATGGTACGGACATCGCGGTTGCGGACGGCGGCACCGGCTCGTCCACGGCGGCCGGCGCGCGGACTAACCTCGGGGCTACCGGCAAGTACGCCGTGACCCTGGGCGCGCTGACCGCAGGAGCGGAGGCCACGATCACGCACAACCTGAACAGCACCGATGTGGTCGCTTCCTTCAAGACGGTCTCCGACAACTACGACATCCTGATGAACTGGCGCACCATCGACGCCAACTCGATCGGCGTCACGGCGGATGTCGCCTTCTCGGCCTCGGCGGTTCGCGCTGTGGTCATCGGCTGATCGGTGGTACAAACGACCATCCGAATCCGAACAAAGGGGTGATCCGTGCCGAAGCCGAGTGGGGTGATCCCCCAGATCCTGGCTCTGGCGAGCACGCCTTCCGGCAACCCGCCAGCAGGCGCGTTGTTCCTGTACTTCAAGAGTGATGGCCTGCTCTACAGCAAGAACTCCTCGGGCGTCGAGGCGGCCGTTGACCAGGGCGGTGGTGGTGGTGCTGCGGTGCAGACCAGCGCGCCGTCCTCACCTCCCACAGGATCGCTCTGGCTGGACACTGATGAGGAGCCGGCCGCCGTCACCAACCTGGTGACGACCGACACGACCCAGACGATTACCGGGCAGAAGACGTTCGGCGATGGGTTCGGCGTCACCAACGCCGACTTCGGCGTCTACCTCGGGTCTGGTGGTGAGGGCGAAGGGTTCTTCGTCTACGCCCAGGATGCGTCTGTCGGCAACCCCGCCAGGACCGCCACTCTTACGTTGCAGAGCTCTCGGTGGAGCGGGTCTTTCGTGGAGCCGGTTCCCGTTCAGATCTACCCAGATCCCGCTACGGGCGTGTTTACAATCTCCGCTCCAGGCGTCGCGGGCTACACCTTCAATTCCATCGGGCTGACGGGCGCGACCCAAGCCAGCCGCTACGTTGGTGCAACCACCAGCGGCGCGCCCGGGTCGGGCACTTTCGCGACGGGCGATTTCGTCATTGCCCGCAACGGCAAGCTCTGGATCTGCACTTCAGGCGGTAGCCCAGGAACCTGGGCCGACCCCACGGTGCATAACCACGATGCGACCTACCAGCCTCTCGATGGCGACCTGACGTCCATCGCTGCCCTGACTACCACGTCGTACGGGCGCACCTTCTTGACACTGGCCGACCAGGCCGCGCTCATGGCGCTCGTGCAGGCTTCCTCGGAGACCGCTCAGGGCAAGATCGAGCTCGCTACGCAGGCCGAGACGAATACCGGCACTGATGACGCGCGGGCCATCACGCCGCTCAAGTTCCAGACTCGGCTCGCGGCGTACGCGCAGCCGCTCGACTCTGACCTGACCTCGATTGCCGCGCTGACCACTACGTCATATGGACGGGCGTTTCTATCTTTGGCGGACCAGGCGGCCTTGCTGGCGTTGCTTCCCACCAGCTTCTCGCGGACGACTCTTGCTGCGAGTGGACTGACGGGCGCGACTTCGGCCAGCCGCTATGTCGGCGCGACAGCTAGTGGCGCACCTGGCTCGGGAACATTCGCGGTGGGCGATTTCGTAGTCGCGCAGAACGGCAAGATCTGGGTCTGCACCTCGGCGGGCTCTCCGGGCACGTGGGCCGACGCCGCAGCGACGCCGGCCAACATGATGACCACGAACACCTCGCAGTCCATCACGGCTGGCGTGAAGACGTTCTCGGCGGGGCAGTTGCTGATGACCAGCAGTGTGGCGAGCAACGCGGAGCCGTACTCGGATGCCAATCCGCCTCAGACGCTCGTCCATACCGAGACGACCGCGCCCTCAACTCCGGCGTCTGGGTACGGGGTCACCTACGTCAAGAGCTCTGACAGCCTGCCCTACTTCAAGAACGACGGGGGCACTGAGTACCTGCTGGCGCATGCGATTGAGCCGTACACCTTCTCGGTCACCGGGGCCCTGACCACGCAAACAGGCAAGTCCAGGATCTATCTCGAGGGCAACTACATCTTCGAGACGTGTCGAGCGGCGGTGAACACCGCTCCGACTGGCGCAACGATCCTGGTGGACGTGAACAAGAATGGGACGACCATCTATACCACCCAGTCTGCGCGGCCGACGATCGCGATCTCGGGTTTCAGCGCGACCGGCAACAGCCCGGCGGTCACCACCTTCGCCTCAGGTGATTACATCACCGTCGACGTCGACCAGATCGGGTCTACGATCGCCGGCTCGGATTTGACGGTGACCATCCGGTTGCGGAGGGTCTGATGTGGAAGGTCCGAGCTGACTGCACCTACACGTCGTCCGGGAACAAGAGCACGCGACAGGCGGCTGCTCAGGGCGTGGTCGACAGCTACCCGGCCGCGATTGTCTCCGACGACCCGGGTGCCAGGTTCCCGGGTGGACTGATCTCGCATTCGTCGACTCGGTTCACTGTCTCCTATGACTTCGTGATGTCGGCCGTCACGGCGTCGGCCAGGAATAGCACTCTGCTTTCGATTCATGAGGCGGTCTGATGGCCGTCGTCTACGGTGCCGCTGGGTCGGTCGTCTACTCCACCGGCAATCCGTCTCCGACGTATCCGTCTGGCGGAACGGCGAGCCGCTTGTATGGATACCTCATGGTGGTGGGGACCAAGCCCGACACCACTCCCGCTTCCACGCCGTCTGGATGGACCCTCCTCGGAGCCGTCGCGGGAGGGGAGGGCAGTACGGGAATTGACCAGGGCCCGACCCGGCTCGGAGTGTTCTACCGGGAATCGCTGAGCATTCTGTCTGGGTCAGTCAGCGTGACCGTGACTGGGAACAACATCTCGTGGGCTGTGATCCATCGGTGGGAATGCTTGACCACTGAGGCGTTCGATTGGGGCATCTCTACCGGGGCGGACGTGGCTGGCGGCACGGGGTTCTCGGCGGTCACCTCGAGCGTCGCGGCAGGTTTCTTCGCCACCGGCGACGGCCTCATGGTCGCCAACTGCTTCCCTACCGATACCAATCCCACCTGGGGCACTCCGACTCTGACCGCTCAGGGTGGTGGCACCATCACACTGGGAACGGTCACGGTGCGCACGACCGCAACCAGCTCCAGCGGTCAGGACATCGGTGGCCGGGTCGTCTCCGCGATGCCTACCGCCAGCAGTGTGGGGGCTGGCACCTTGACCTACGCCGCGACCCTTTCGGGCACCACGACTAACGCTCACGGTCCGGTGACCGTGATCCGAGTTCGCGCCGCCATTCCTCCCCCGAACGCGCCGACCGGGTTGACCGCGACCGGCACGAGCACGACGCAGATCGACGTGTCGTGGAACTCGGTCGCTGGTGCGACCGACTACAACCTGGAGCGCTCGGCGGATGGCGCTACGGGCTGGGCGCGCATCAACGGCTCCGCGCCTCAGACCGGTACGTCGTACAACGACACCGGGCGCACGGCGTCGACCACCTATTACTACCGGGTGTCTGTAACCACCTCTGCCGGTACGTCGGCAGTCTCTTCGACCATTCCTGGCCGGACGTTCAATGTGCCCCCATACTCTGAGGACTTCGAGGAATACATCGGTCTTGCGGTGGGCACATGGGGACCTGACTGGACGATCAGTGCGCAATCGCCCAGCACTCTCAACTCGTTCTTGCTGGGGGACGTGAGTGGATGGGCGAGTATCTACCCCGACGACTCAGGTGCCGCGCAGGGTCTGCTCAAGGTGACCACCCAGACCGACCAGGGCGTGCTTCTCTTGTTGCAGCTCGGTGCCAGTGCAGCCTTGCGGGTCTCTCTTCGCGCTTCGGGCGGTTGGACCGCTGGACCACCACCCGTGAATGGCTACTACGCCCATCTCAGCACGACTGATGCCAACACAATCTCGAAGATGGTCAGTAGCTCGGGCTCTGACTTGACCCCCTCGGGGACGACGTGGACGAATCCGACCGCTAGCACCGACTACAAGTTCCGCATGGAAGTGGTTGGGACGACCATCCGAACTCGGCTCTGGGCGGCGGCCGGTGGCGAACCTGGTACTTGGCGTACAGCCACCGACGTCAGCATCAGCTCGGGGGTCCTAGGACTCTCGGTCGGGTCTGGTCCTGGCGTGGACATCAGCGAGATCGAGTACTACGTCCCCGCCGGTGGTGGTGGCGAGCCGGCTTCGTTCGCGGCTTTCGGGGTTCCGCTCTGAGATGATGGTTAGAGGAGGATTCAGATGAGTGTCCTGAAGGTCAACGCGGGCACTTCCGGCTCGCCGGAGTGGGTGCCGATCGTCGCCCTGCCTCAGTACTTCCCGCGCGTGACATCCACCGCGAGCACCGCCACGCTGACCGTCAACGTGGCCACCACTGACCTCGCGGCCCTGACCGCGCAGGCGGCCGGCCTCACGGTGGCGGCACCTACCGGCACGGCTCAGGATGGTCAGTCCTTGCTGATCCGGATCAAGGACAACGGCACAGCTCGAGCGATCTCCTGGAACGCGGCCTTCCGGGGCATCGGGGTGGTGCTGCCGACTTCGACGGTCGTCTCCAAGTTGATGTACGTGGCAAGCAAGTGGAACAGCGCGGACTCCAAGTGGGACGTTCTCGCTGTCGGTCAGGAATGAGGATGCTATGGCCGTGACGATCATGAATGTCTCGCGGGGCATGTGGGGCTACTACGCCTCCTTGCCTGCCGCGAACGATGCGATCCTGGCCGTCCCGCTGGAGTCGTCCGGACTGGAGGGCACCTCCACGCTCCAGGACTACGACACTCTGAGTGCGCTGCTTGCTGGGGCTAGCAACGAGCAGACCACGATGGCGCGCAAGGTGGTCACCGGCGTCACCTACTCGTTGGACGACAGTGGGAACAAGCGGGTCTTCGACTTCGATGATGTCGAATGGACTAGCGCGAGTGGCTCAGGGGTCGGCGGGCTGTTGATCTGCTACGACCCGGACACGACTGGCGGCAGCGACTCGGACATCATCCCGATGTTCTTCGATGACTCGTTCGTGAATGCCTCGCCCACCGGCACGGTCACCTATGCCGTGCACGCGTCCGGGCTCGCCGAAGCGTGATCACATACTTCGGGGAGGGAGGTTGATGTGTCGATCACTCCAGGCACGATCAGCAATGAGGATGGCGTCAGCACGGTTCAGACGGAGATCCTGATCGACGCGCCTTCGGGCATCACGACCAGCCACTATCTCCTGGCGCTCGTGCAGGGCAACAACAACACCGCGCCGCCCGACCAAGATGGCTGGACGACATTGCGCGGCTCCAATGGCACGGGGTTGTACCAGGCCGTCTATGGCCGGTTTCACGATGGGTCGGCTGACTACCTGTTCGACGGCTTCCCGAGTGCGCGACTGTCCGGGCAGATCATGCCCTACCTTGGGGTCGACCCGACCACGCCGATCGACGTCACGATCGGCGCTTCCTCTGCTGGCACCACTGACTTCGCGTGGGACAACATCACCCCGGTCACCGCAGGGGCCTATATCGTCGGCCTGGTCTCGGTGCTTCAGAGCCTCACCACTACCTATGACATCGCCTCGCACAACTTCGACAACCAGCGCGGCACGACTCTGACGCCTTCGGGTGGCGCGGACGCCGGTGGGGCGATCTTCGACAAGGCGTGGTTCTCTGGCGTGTTCAGTCCGTCAGTGACTTCGACGGAGGCAACCACCCGCACCAGGGCCTGCGTCCTTGCGCTGCGACCCGCCGAGCTTGCCGAGGGCGGTGGTCACTACGCCGAGACGATCACGGTTCGCTCTGGCATGAGCCTTGTGGACGGCATTCCAAACGAGCAGCCAAACTCGTCGTTCGAGAGCGGGACGTCGGACTGGGGCGACCAGACCGGACCGGCGGCCACCTTGGACTTCCCTTCCACGGCGGGGGCTCCTGACGGCACCTATGCAGCTCGCCTGTCGGTCAGCGGCACGGGCACGCCCGCCTTCCGAGCCACTGGTGCCAACCGTATTCCCATCACCAGCGGGATGTGGGGCGATTACCTGACGGCCTACGGTCAGTTCCAGTGGGGCACGGGAACTCCTGGCGCGGCTCGGATAGATGTGCAGTTCATGGATGTCAGCGATTCGGTGATTCAGACGAACATCGGTTTGCAGTTCTTCGCTGCTACCGACTCCTGGCTGAGGGTGCAGCAGAACAACAACCAGATCCCGACCGACGCGGCGTGGGGACTCATCCGGATTGCCATGCCGGACGCTGTTCCCGGAGTCTCGCTCTACACCGACTGCCTGCATGCCGTCATCGGAGCCGACATCCCTGACCTGGGGCCACATCCGGCTTGGGTGGAGTACGGTACCTCGACCGTCACTGGCGGGCACTACGTCGAGACGGTCACGACTCGCTCCGGAACCGTGGGGCCTGCGGGACCTGCGATCAACCGGCAGCGGAACGCCTCGTTCGAGTCGGGCCTCGAGTACTGGGACACGTCCGGGCCGGCCGCGATCTCGTTCCCGACCGACACGTACCAGCAGCTCTATGGCGCGCGTGTGGCCAGGCTCCGGTCGACAAGCGATTCCGCCACGCCGCAGATGCGGTCCACCGGCGAGAACCGAGTCGCGATTGACGAGTCCGAGTACGGGCTGTACCTCAATGCGTATGCGAACTTCCGGTGGGAGTCCGGCACGCCCAAGGGGTGTCGGATGGATGTTCAATTTCTCGACGAGACCGACACGGTGGTGCAGAGCAACATCGGAACGGAGTTCACCCCAAGCGCCGGGTCGTGGGTCAGGATCCTCAACAACGACAACGTGATCCCGGATCCGTGCCACGAGATGCGTCTCCGCTTCGTCATCATCGACGCGCAGACCAATGACTCGATACTGATTGAGGACCTGTATGTCGACGTCGGGACGAACATCCACAACGATGGGCCGCATCCCGAGTGGGCCCTTCACTCCGAGGACTTTCCCTATGCCGCAGGTCGTTTCTTTCAACTCACGTGAGGAGAAACAGATACATGTCCAAGTTCATCCCCACTCTTGACCTCTATGCGCGCATGGTGCTTCGAGAGGTGGGTGTGCCGACGGGCTTGGTCACGATCTTGAACGACGAAACCCAGGAGATTCCGGGCGCAGCCGGCAAGTACGGCCTTCGAGAGAGTACGCCGATCTCGGAGTCCTTCTGTCAACATGTTGTGGCGAACAACGCGCCGTTGATCATTCCGGACGCTCGTCTGGACTCGCGCGTGTGCGACAAGCCTTCGGTCACGAAGGGTGCCGTGGTTGCTTACATGGGGTATCCGTTGCGGAACTCCAAGGGCAAGACCATCGGGTCAGTCTGCGCTATCGACTCCGAGCCGCGCTCGTGGTCGGATCCTGAGCTCGAGGCGTTACGGGATGTGGCGCATGCGACGACGGCGGAGGTCATCAGGCGCGAGGTCCAATGGCGTCTGGAGTGGGCCTGGACGATTGCTGCGGCGTTCATCGTGGTCACGCTGATCATGGGGATCATCCTCTTTGCGTGAGGGGGGCCCTGGTGGCTGGCTCTCGCCTGACGGCCGATCCTGTCCACAACCTCGGCTCTCATCACCACCTGGGCCCCACAGACACGATCGCCTCGGATCTGACGACCGTGAGGTGTCGCAGACCGCCTCTCGGCTCCACAGGGCCCCCATTTCGGCCCAGCTTCCCCGGTCACCAGCGGAAAGGTCCTCATCAGTGTCAGTCGGTGGACGGTCTGACGACCCTGCCCTCTCCTCAACCCAGGCTTCCCTGAGCGCTGTCTTCCCTGCACGCTGCACGTGAGGAGGAGGGCAGCTTGAACGTTCGGAATGGTACACGACACGGCTGACGCCTCACGCGTGACACGTGACGCGTTAGCGGGAAACAAAAAAAGGGCCCCTCCCCGCGCGCGTACTGCGCACAGAGAGGGGCCCTAGTACCTGACATCCGCGTGGTCGTACCACTGGTTAGGTTGCTGCCACCCGGCCTCCCCCGTCAGCCTTCCCCCGCGCCATGCGGCTTCCTCTGACGGGATCGTTGGAGAGGTGCAGCCCCGCCTGTCAGGGGGCGGAGTCTGGGTTCATCGGTACACGCCACACTTGCGGCAGATGGCTCGGATGAGCCGGTTGCCGATGTAGCGCTCATGCTTGTCATTCAGGGGCGTGAAGTCGTGCGCAGGCCCGTCATGGGGGCAGGGTTCATGCCATTCGGCCATGTCAGACTCCCACTTTCGTCGGGAACGCAACCTCGAGCCAGCTGTACCCCAGGGTCTCGGTGTCGAGCAGGATGGCGTTGCGCGAGCGCTGGCCAGGGCGGTCAGCATCTCGATCCAGGCTCACGAACCTGGTCTCGTCGACCTGTTTCTCGCCGGCCACGTGGAAGTGGCCGTGGATGAACAAGGCGGGCTTCACGCCGTCCACGGCGATTCGCATCAGCTCCTGACCTTCGCGCGCGTAGGCGAGCCCGGCATCGGTCCAGAAGGCTCCGGGGCTGTCCAGGATCTTCTGGACCTCATCCGTGCCGCCAGCGGGCGCGTCGTGGGTCAGCATGACGTCCGCGTAGCCGTCAGCCGCTGCTTTCTCGACGTCGGCCAGGGTCAGCATCTCCTCGGGCCACCAGGTGTAGCCCTTGGTCCGGCTGGGGAAGTCGATCGACGGCGCGCCGCCCAAGGATAGGAACGAACGCCCGTCCAGTTCGAACCGGGTGTTGCGTTCCAACACGCAGATGCGCTCGCCGATCCATGCCTGACCGTTGCGGAAGGGCAGCTGGTTGATGTAGGCCCAGTTCTCGTGGTTGCCAGGAGTGATGTAGAGCGTGATCCCCAGCTCTTCGCAGACCTGATCCACGAATCGCGCGTAGCCCTGGCCGTGCCGGGGCCAGCCGATGCCGAAGTCGCCCACGTGCATGACGGTCGTGATGCCCTGCTTGGCCAGCGCGTGCAGCATGGCGTGGCTGTAGATTGCGTTGCCGTGCCAATCGCCGGCCGCTCCGATCATCATCAGAGCCCCCTTTCTTCGTTGTAGGAATCCACGTCGAGAAGTTCGATGGTGATCCTGCCCATGCTGTTGGTGACGTGGACAGGTACGAAGAACTTGATCACCTCATCATCATCCCCACCCACATCGAGGGGGATCGCCTTGCCGATCTCGAGTCTGGCGAGTTTCGTCCTGTTGACCGGGCGGCCGAACTTGGCTTCCTGGCCGGGCTCTGGCTGCCCCTCGAGTGCGAGTTGTTCTTCTACGCGCTTCGCTTCGGCCGTGATGAGATCGGTGACCCCGAGCTCAGGGAAGCAGTGCTCGCAGGCGTTCGCCGGCAGGACCTCGAAGGGCCAACTCCACTTCACGTAGCGTCCGCACTTGGTTCGGACGTCTGTTCGATTTCGTCGAGCCGTCGGCTCTCGACCACTCTGGAGCTTGTGGACCTTGCTGAGCAGTTCGTGCGTACGAGTTGCTCGGCCCACTCCCTTCACAGGGCGTCTCCCGCTCGGTTGACGAACCCCAGTGGGGCGTTCGGAGAGTTGGGGTTGACGGCGGAAAGCATCCTGCTCATCTCGGCGCGATCCCTTGCTTCTGGGTCGCTCAGGATCCAGCGGATCAGTTCCGGCTTGCGCTTCCCGTGGGAAGAGCCCGGCATGTCCTCGGCCAGTGCCGCCAGCGCCTCGCGGCCAGTGTTCTCGAGCCAGTCCTCGAGCTCCATGCTCACCTCCTGAAGTCATAGACCTTGTCGGTCACAATGAGGTCCTTATCCTCGGGCCCCTTGATGAATGGTGCGATCCAGATTCGGCGGCGCTCCTTGCGGCCGACGCCGCACGCCTGCCAGCGCCAGTGTCCACGCACCACCCAGCGGTGCGACCACTCCACCATGGATTCGCCCTCTTGGCGGTTGGCGTTCTCGTGCCGACGGAGTGCGATGACGGTGACCTTGCCGGGGATGCCAACTCGGGCTGCGCGCTTGCGTGAGGCTCGGTTGGGCAGGGTCTCCTCGGTGACGACGATCGTCTGGTTGAGCAAGAGGAACAGGGCGTGCATGTACCTGAAGAGGTTGGTTCCCTCTTGGGGCTCGTCAGACTGGTTGCCGCCCGGGTCGAGGCTCTTGTCTTGATTGGCCACGAACATTGCTTGCTGCTCGGCCGACGGCTTGACCAGGTTCGGGCCTAGGGACATGTCCTTGACGTAGTTCGTGAAGTGAACGGTCATCCAGCGTCCGACATCTTGCATGGCGTCGCCCATCTCGGGGACGGATGACGCCTGCACCACGAAGTCCAGGTAGTTCTCGTCCGGCTCGGTCCAGGCGTCGTTGAAGAACGTCATGGCCAGTGCCGGCCGGTCTTCCGGCTGGGCCGTCAGGGCGGTCACGATCGACTCCTCGCCCTTGGGTCGTGCGCCGTACGAGGAGGGCCCCCACACCGCCCAGTGAACGAGCATGTTGTAGCCCCGGATGTCCTTGACGTGGATGGGCTGGTCGAATCGCACGATCCCGCAACCGGTGGGGGCCAGCGAGGGGTCGCAGAGGTCCTCCTCGTCCAGGCTCATGGCGGCGTGCTCAAGTAGCGTGCCCATCTCGCGGGTGACTCGGAAGGCGTAGGCCGCCTTGACGTAGTTCTCCAAGCCCTTTACCCAGGCTCCACCGCGAGGGAACGCGTCCATGAGATTCATGCTGAAGGCCCCGTCCTTGGGGAAGCCCTCGTTGAGCAGGTCTTCGATGGCGTCGTCGAGGTCCAGCGCGCGGGGATTGCTGTCGACCCACGTGTTGACTGAGCCGACGGCGGTAGTGGTGTGCGCTCCGATGGCGACGAAGGCTCGGAACTGGCCATTCTCAGTCAGTCGGTCCAGGAGTTCGGCCTGGGCAGTGATGATGTCGGACGGCTGCATCAGTCTTCCCTCCTGTGGTGGCTGAGGAACTCGCGATCGAGGCTGAAGATCTTCTCGTGGTCCTGCTCACTCCGGGCGATGGTCGGGTTGATCGGCAGCTTGTGGACGTTCGCTCGGTAGATGGCGGCTCCGGCGCACTGACGCATGCCGGGGTCGTCCCATTGCTCGTTGGTGATCGTCTTGTGGCAGGCGATACCGCCTTCGCCGTGGACTGTTGTGAGCCACTCCTCGGGAGAGTGGGGTCCGAGCCAGCCCGGCGCGCTCACGCGTCTCCAGGGGCAGTCGTTGCACGGCGTCTTAGTCGCCTCGGGGTACTCGGGAAGTTCCATCAACTACCTCTCTGATTGAGGCGATAGCGGCTTCGATCGACGCTTTGGTGGCTTGCATCTCCCGGTTGTTGGGCGGCTGTGCTCCGTACTTCGTGTACTTGGCGTAACACGGAATGCATAGGAGCGCGCCCTCCCCCACCCAGTCCACTTCGAGCATGCCGGACGTGCCGTCGAGGTACGTCCGGCACTCGAAGCAGACGGGTGTTGGATCTCCTCTCACAGATCCGAGTCGCGGTAGTTGACGACCGCGCGGGCGCTCTTGAGCTGAAGTGCGAGCTGTTCGACCTCGTTCACCACGTACTCGAGGTCCCGGTAGGTCGCCGACGGCTCGTTGATGAACGAGATCATCCCGGGCGTCAGGTCCATGTAGTGGGCGCAGTCGAATCCGAGCCACCACACCTCGTCCGGCCGGCCTGGTGCCGGAACGTGACAGATCTTGTCGTCACCCTCGTCGGGGTCGCAGAAGCTGGCGAACGTGAGTCCGCCATGCACCTCGACGTCGGCCTTCTCGTAGTCCTTCCCGTGTAGCGAGTGGCCCGGCGGGAGTCCCACGTAGCCGCACCACGAGCCCATGTGGTTGCGCAGGACCAGGCAGTCGAAGTCGGTCACGGGGTCGACCCACTGCACCTTGTCCGGCTCACCGTCCCAGGGGCCCGAGTCCGGTACCGGCGCGTGCTGGAAGGTGGAGGACGGCGCTCGCCGCATCTTGCGCCGCATGTCGAGCGCCTTCTCGAGTCGGCCGAACTCCCAGGTTTGGAAGTTCAGGGCACTGCTGAGCCTCTCGAGCGTGGCTTCACTGGTGGCGTTCATGTCACTCCTTCACGTACTTGGTCAGTCGCACAACCTCTTGGAAGGCGACGAGAGCGGTGAGCTCGATGGGTGGGTTCGCGTACTCGATGTACACCCCTCGGAGATCCTGCGCCTTGCCCGTCTCCGGGTCGAGGTGCACGGCTTGACCGTAGACACCCCAGGGCTCGTAGTCGAGCACTTTCAAGATGATGGTCGGCTCGCTCTTCAGATGCGGGCATACCGAGAGGGCCAGCGGGATGCACGACTCGCAGGTGGGGGCCGACATCGTGATGGCCGTGCCGTCTTCCTGGGGAGTGAGTGCCTTCTCGTTCATCAGCCACCGAATCGGACGCTCGTTGATTTTCGTGCCACAGACTTGGCACAGTCGCTTCCGCATGGCCGCGCGCTGGCGGTAGGTGTTGATCTGGGAGTACTGCGGGCTGCCGGCACGGGTGATGCCCTCGCGCTTCCAGAGCACGCCGTTGGCTTCGCGGTTCTCGTTGCCGTCGGGGTAGTGGAGTCGTACGCCGGTGCGCTCGATGGTCATCTGGTACTTGTCGAAGCTGACCTCGCCACTCCATCGCGTGATCCATGGGACGGGGCGGTCTTTGTGCTGATGCAGGGTGTTGGGGTCGGTCACGGCAGCGTCCCTCCCAGGAGCTTGTGGATGAGTGGGTTCACTACCGCGTCGTGAGACTCTTTGATCTTGTGGTCGTTGACGCGGGCGTAGGCCAGGGTCTGGGCCCGTTGGGTGTGACCCATCATCTTCATGATCTGCTCCACGGGCACGTCGTTGTCGAGCATCGTGGTGCCGAAGGAGTCGCGCAGTCGGTGCGGGTTGATGCGCAGTCCCGCACGCTGCCCCAGGTCCGAGATGATCTTGCGGATCGAATGCGCGGTCAGTGGTCCACCCTGGGCGTCGATGAACAGGGCGTCCTCGCCAAGCTTGGCGTGAGTTGCCCGCACGCGCAGGTAGCGTTGGACCACGGTCTTGAGCTCTTCGCCGAACGGCAGCACCTTGGTGTCGTTGGCACTGCCGGCGCGGCTCTTGTTCCGTACCGTCACGTAGTCCAGGCGGAGGTCCACTCCCACCACGGTCAAGCTCTGGAGCTCGTTCAGGCGCAGGCCCCAGGCGTAGAGCAGGATCAGGATGGCCTCACGACGGTGGTAGTAGAACGGGCTGATCGAGAACGCCTGCTTTCGATGGGTGTCGAAAAGCAGGGCGATCTCGTCGTCCTCGAGCGGCTTGGGCTTCTTGTCGACTCGACCCACTCGGATTCGAACCCAGGGGCTCTGGTCGATGTGCTCGCACTCCTCAAGCCAGCCCACCCAGTTGCGGATGTACTTCATCAGCTGCTGGCGGTAGGAGAGCGAGAGCGGCTCGCCGTCCTGCTTGGTGAGCCTCGTCAGGTGCGCCTGGAAGCGCAGGATGTGGGCCCGCTCGATCTCGTTGGGGTGCTTGACCCCCTCGCCGGCCAAGAAGGTGGCGAAGTGCGCCAGGCCCACGCGAGCGGGCTTGATGTAGCCGTCAGTGACCTCCTCGGCGGCCAGATTGTCCAGCCATTCCTGCATGTGGGGCAGCGGGTGCCAGGGCAGCGGGGCGGGGCTCTTGCCGCCGAAGAGCGGCTTGGTGGCCATCAGGCCGGCCGCTCTTCGTTCTCCGTGTGTTCCTCAACCCACGGCTTGACCAGGAACGCCACGACTTCGAACCGGTCGTCGGCGGACTCCCGCTTCTCGTAGTACTCCATCAGGCACAGGCCGTGGAATACGGCGCTCTTGCAGTCCTCGTGTCCGCATGGGGCGTCGAACACCGGAGAGTGTTCGATGACTTCGCGGCAGCCGAAGCAGATGGGTCGGTCCTGCATCACGCTCTCCTTGCTCGTAGTAGTTCTTCCAGTTCCATTCGGGCCGACTGGTCGCCCTGCATGGCGCGCTTCCAAAGGGGCCCGATCTCCGGGTCCTCGAGCATGCGCATCGCCTCTTCTTCGACGCCTTCTCCGTACTCCGGGTGGCCGCCGATCTCGAAGGATTCCATCAGGAGCCGCATGAGGTCCTCGTACTCCAAGGTGTCGCTGGTCTCGCACCCGTGGGGGCAAGCCATCTCACCCGTTCCGACTCCCCAGGCGCGGCAGATCAGTGGCCGGGCCTCGTAGACCGAGCAGCCCACGCCGCCGTCCCGAGTGCCGAACTTGAGGGCTGGGCAGTACAGTTTCTCGCCGGCCGCCCAGGCCGCTGCGCGTTCGGGGTCGAACAAGGGGATGTCCACTCCCAGGTCGGTGATGCGCTCGCGTTCGGCGGTGCTCATGTCGATCGGGCCGCACGAGTTCCAGCACAGACCCTTGCAGGCTACGGTCGGAAGCTTGTCGTACAGCGCTTTCAGACGTTCGTTCGTATTCACTTGGGGTCGAGTTTCTCTGAGATCTCCTGGAGTACTTTCGTCTGCTCCTGAATGGCGCTGGCCACGTAAGACATGTTCGTGGCGAGGTGCGTCAACTGGGGGAGGTACTGGATGATCTGCTGTTCGGTGTCGCTCCGCATCGCCAGCAGGTTGTTCTGGCTCTCGAGGGTGGCCTGGAGCAGGCTGACCTGCTGTTCGAGCTTGGCGTTCTGCTCGGCCAGGTGGGCGTTGACTCCCTCGGTTACGGCATCGCTCACCATTCGACTTCCTTCCGGGCTGCGGCGCGGATGGACTCCTGCGCCGCGATCATTTCTGCGTCGCTCGGGGTCAGGGTTGCTACATACTCATCAACCTCTGCCAGGAACTCGTTGAACGTGGGCTCATGGCCGTACCAGTTGAGCTTGTGATCATCGGTGGCGAGCCAGTCCAGGGCGGCGGTGAGGTGAGGGAACCAGCGGATCCCGTTGTAGAGGCTGTCGCGCAGTTCGATCGCCTCGGCCAGTGAGGTCGCGGCCTTGGCAGCGTCGCAGCCGGAGCAGGAGCCCCAGCCGTACGTCATGTACCCGTAGTCCGCGCCCTTGCGGACGAGCAAGAACGAGTCGCCCTGGTAGTCGTTTTGCTCCGTCTCCACCAGGACGTCGACCTCCATGGTGTTGATCAGATCGCCGTAGTTCGTGCCCCAGTTGTCGAACTTCGGGTTGCGCATGGTTCCTCCTCTCAGTCGCCGATCCAGCCGGCGCGTACCAGCTCTTCGGTCGAGTCGAACGTCTTGAACTTCACCCCTTCGAGCTGCTCGCCGATCATGCCGGTCTTGAACTCCCAGAGGTTCTTGAAGTAGACGGTCCAGTGGCCGTGGCGGTCTAGGGCCCCAGCCAGGATCACTCCGACATCTTCGTCGTCCGGGTAGCCCTCGTCACCCCGATTGATGTTCTTGACCGGCAAGAGGGGCCAGCGCGGCCAGCCCGCATCCGTCTCGATCATCTGAATCTCGTCGCGAACTTCCTCTTCGCGCATCGTCCAGGTCATGACCACGCCTTCCTCACGAGGGTGTCGAATCGCCTGCCGCCGGGTTTTCCCAGGAAGGCGCGGCCCACCGATTCGGCCGCCTCTGCGACGCTCACGAGTCTGCGCGTCCGGGGGCGCTTACCGTCCACCTCGACGAGGAAGCGCGGATCCCACTCCAGATACCACTTGCCGCTCCGGTCGTAGCGGACCGCCTCGAAGGGGCCGCGCTCGTCATGTCCCTCACCGTGGACCGTGCGGTCGCTCATCCGAGGTCCATGGGGTTCTGATCCTCGCGGTTCATCAGCTCCAACCGGAGGGCTGCGCCGATGGCGTCGAGATCCCACAGCCATCCCTGGAGGCGCTGTTTGGACTCCTGCTCGAGGACTGGATACTTCGGCTTCCCTGCTACGGTCATGCCGAGCGTGTAGAGGGTCGCCGAGGCGCTGTCGATGGCGCGTTCGAGGTTCTCCTGGGGAAGGTTCATGTGTTGTCTCCGATCTTCTGAATGAGCTTGGCGACCCGCTTTCTGGCTGCCGGGCTCGGTTCGTGGTACTCGGCCATCCCGTGATCGTGGGCCTCCTGCCCGGAGTCGAACAGTGGGACGGGCGTCTCGTAGTCGCAGACCTCCTCGTAGTTCTCCGGGCTGATCCACCCTGAGCTGACGCCGATTCGCATAGCGGCATTGGTGGCCATGTCGTGGCAGCCCACCCACCCGGCACATAGCCGGCCATCCTGCTGGTGGCAGTAGAAGAAGCCGCGATGCGCGCCGGCCTCGATCTGCTCCCAGGTATCTAGGTCGTATCTCGGTAGCTTGACGTACTCCGATTCGTCCCAGATGCCTGAAGGCACGTCCCTGCGGTACGGACAAGTGCCGCAGGGACGTGCCGCTGGGAGGATGCTGTCGCTCACGGCAGGTCCTGCTCGAACGTTGAGTCGAAGTTAGCGTCGCCCGGCAGGTTCCCCTCTCGGTCCGGCCAGAGGATCTGGAGCGCCCGAGCGTCGGGGAACTTCTGAGTGACTCCGTACATCTCGGCCGCCTCGAGGTCCTGGATCTCGCGGAGTCGAACCGGTAGACCTTCGAGCACCTCGTTCAGCTCGTCGCCCGCCTCAACCGGCGTCTCGCCATCGATGTCGGCGAGCCGGTTGATCATGTACTGCATCGTTTGTGGCGCGAGCCCTCCGGTCACGAAGAACTCTGGCCTGTCGAAGAACGCGCGACCCACCGAGTAGGCGAAGAGCGTTCCTCCCTCCTCGTCCGGGAAGACGGCGCGCACCTCGTGACCGAACTCGAGGATCCTGTCGCGTTCGCGCTTGGCCAGGTACAGCATCTTGTCCGGGTGGATCGAGAGGTGCTCGTCGCAGATGTTGCAGTCGTTGTCGGAGCCGGGCTTCAGTTCGAACGGGTGTCCGATTTCGTGGTCGACCACCCGGGTGGGGTCAGGTCCGCACACGTCGCACATGTCAGCCCTCCTTGTTCCATGGGGTCGATGGCTGCTTGATCTCGCTGGTGAGCTCGGCCCGCAAGGCTCGCGCCTCCTGCTCGCTGCACGCCTCGTTGAGTACCCGGCCGATGAAGCAGTTGGAGCACTCGCGCGGGCCTTCGCCTCCGATCTTGCCGCCGACGACGCGGGGAACGTCGGGAGCATCGTTGCCGCAGGTGCGACAGGTGGTGACGGGTCCTGGCCAGTCGGTTGGGACGTACTTACTCATCGACTCTCCCTTGTGCTTGTGGGCCTGGTAGAACTCCTCGGTCATGGTGACCTGATACTCAGGCGACATTGGTCGCCCCCTTTCCAGCGGCAATGAACTCCTCGGCTCGTGCGATGCCGAGATCGGTGAGTCGTCTTCCTCGCGGAGTGCGATCCATCAGCCCACGCTCGACCAGGAAGCCTTCGATGGCCTGGAGGCCAGGCTTGGTCTCGCGCAGGATCTGCTGGATCGCAGCCTCGCCCACGATGTACTCCACTGTCTCGTCCTTCGTCATTCGAGCGAAGTACTGGCGCATGGCCGTGAGGTAGTGGATGTGGACTCTGGTTAGGCCATCGGGCTCTACCTCCAGGAACTCCAGGAGCTCTTGGGTGGTGGGGGCTCGTCCGAAGGTGTCGGACATCGCCCGAGCGGCCAGGACCATCTCTTCGAGGATGCGAGGAGTGCCACGGGACGCTCCTGCGATGTCGGCTGCCAGTTCGTCGTCGATCAGGTCGCCGGCTTCGTGTCGGTAAGCGAACTGGACGGTGATCTTGGCCAGGTCCGGCCAGGAGTAGGCGCTGAAGTACGGCTTGTACTTGAACCGGTCGAGCACCGTCTTGGGCAGCTTGCCCGCGTCGGTGGTCGCGCCGATCACTGTGATGTCCGCCAGCGGGATGACCTCGCCGGTGGGCATGTAGGCCACCTTCTCTTCGAGCACCTTGAGCAGGATCTCTGCTCCGCGCTGGCCGTTGTCAGCCAGCTTGTGGATCTCGTCGATGAACAGGATGTCCCGGTTGCCGAGCTTCTGCATGCACTCCACGAGCGTGTTGATGTTGAACGGTGGCACGATCTCGTAGATGTCGACGCCCATCATCTTGGCGACGAGCCTGGCCATGGTCGTCTTGCCGACGCCGGGGTAGCCGGACGCCAGCAGGATGTGAGGCAGCGCCTCGTTGCGCACCTTGGCCGAGGTGACGTAGACCGAGAGCTGTTGCTTGAGCGGCTCTTGGCCGACGTACTCGTCCCAGTCGGCGGGCATGTCGATCGCGGTGAAGTCCAGCGCTTCGATGGGCCGTGCGTTCTCCTCCGGGTCTTCGTTGTGAACGTGGACCTCGATGTTCATCTCGGGGTCGCCTCGACCGCCCAGCCCCTGGAGGAGCTGAGCGGTCTGGCGATCCTGACCGTGACGAAACAGGGCATACGCGGTGCCCGCGTCGAATGCCCCGAAGTCGTCAGTGAAGTCGTCGTCCTCGTACATGCGGCCTCCTAGGGCCTAGATTGCCTGAAGGGTAGGACATGTGTGCGACCAGTGTCACGCACCTCGCCGCTAGTCCCCCAAGATCCTCTCAAACAGCGGGAGCGACTGGCTGGCAGCGCCTTCCTTGAGCGGGCCCAAGGTGCCGTTGTCGTCCACCATCTGTCCGTGTCGGTGGTAACGGTTACCCTCGTCGCGCTGCTCGGCGTACCACAGCAGGCCGAGGTGAAGCAGGCCCTCCTTGATGGCCTCGTTCACGGCCTCGTCGTCGCTCACGTCAACCGGCGGCCCATAGCTCGAGCCGACCAGGGTGCGCTGGGCGATGAAGGTCCAGGTTGCGTCCATGGCCTTGGCCTCGCGGTGCATTCGGTCCACGAACTGGCCGAGGGTCTCGTCGTCGTCGGGGATGAAGATTCGCTGCTTCTCCTGGTTAGCCACCAGTGCCAGTGGCTGCATGTAGGTCTCGGCAGCGATCCATGCCGTACGGACTGCGCGCAGCTGCTCCTCGACGAACTGGTTGAACGTGTCGAGCCGGTCGTTGGTACGAGGTACTTCGCTCTTGGCGCTGCTCTCGCGGAGGAAGTCCTCCACACTTGCGTCGTCAAAGATGCCGTCGTACTCATCGGTCACGTAGAGCCCCCGAGGTCGTCGTTGAAGAACGTCCCGTCGTTGCCCATCTTGAGCAACTCCGCTTTCACCTGGTCGTCTGGTACTGGCACGGTCACCCAGTCGCCCTCGAGACCCACCATCCCACCGTCCCAGGACTCCTGCATGAGGTAGCCCAGCGGGCCGTCGTAGGCGTGGTTGTACTCGCCCCACGTCTCCTCGCCAGAGAGGGCTGGGTCGTCGGAGCGATGCAGGACGGTGAAGGTGATCGTGGTCTTGCTGACCTCAGTCATCGTCCGCCTCGCTGAGTTGGTTCAGCAGATCCTCGCCGGGGTGGTACTGGTACACGTCTTGGTACAGCCCCAGCCGAGGGTTGGCGGCGATGTGCGCGTCGGCGTTTGCCTCGTCGCTGTCGAACAGCGGCTTGCTGGAGACGATCTGAGCCTCGAGGGCGGGGTCGTTGCAGCACTCCACCGCGTCGTACGCCTGGTCGAGGTCGTCTTCGTTCTCGAACTTGAGGTCGAGGTAGTCCAGCTCCGTCTCCGAGCCGCAGGTCAGGCAGTGCACGTGAGTGGACATGGCCCACAATTGGTCCTCGGTGTACTTCACGGCTTGTCCTTCCGGTGCTCGGTCTTCTTGGCCCTGCGCTTGGGCCACTTGCCGGTCTCCCGGAACTTGGCCACGTCCGCCTCGAGCTCCTCATGGAAGAGGCGCTTGCGCTCCTCATCCAGGGCGATCAGGTCGCTGAGCCACTCGTCCTGCTTGATCCGTTCCATGTGCAGGGCGTGGCCGGGGGCGCACAGCTCTTCGACGCTGCGCTCTGGGTGTTGGTAGGTCATGACTCTCCTTGTTGGCCTCTAGGGCCTCAGTGTGCGTGCGGTTAGTCAGGCGGGGGAAGGGTAACGCGTTGAGCGCGCGATGCCTCGACTTCCCGCCTGGCCTGTTCTTTCAGGGTGCGGTGCATCCACAACATGATGGGAGTGTCGCCAGCGGCCTCCTCGAACATCGAGGCTTCCTCGCCCGAGAACTTCATGCGCAACTTGACGTTGCCATGGTCATCTCGGGCGAGGAAATGCGTGCTATGCCGCCGGCGACTCTCAGGCACCAGTCACTACCTTTGCGTTCGTGTTCTTCTTCTCTCGGATCCTGGGCACCAGGCTCATCACCTGCTGGGAGTACATGCTGATCTCGCCAGCCGCGCGGTCGGCCCGAGCGCCGAGCATGCCGTTGTACTCCTTGACCTTCTGCGCCATCTCGGCCGCACGCAGAGCGTACTGGTCGAAGGTCTTCTCCTCGATCGAGCGGTCGGGGTCCTGGAGGATCTTGGCGACCTCACTCATGAGGCGCTCGACCTCCTCAACCGTCTCCTCCTCGAATGCCTCCAGGATCATGTCGCGCTGCTCGGTCAGGTTCAGCAGCGGCAGGGCGTGGAACTCCGATCCGACGCTGCGTACCCACTCGCCGAGCTTGGCGATCTCGTCGGCGTGCGTCTGGGAGACGAAGTACAGCCCGCCGGAACCCTTCACGCAGATGCCCGAGAGTCCGTAGATGTACTCCCGGACGAACGTGCGGACTGCGTGGCTGTCCATGTAGGCCAGCAGGTGGTTGAAGCGGTCCTCGAAGGTGATCAGCTTCTCGGTCAGCCACTGGTCCTCGTCGGTGGTCAGTGGCATGGAGATGTGGTTCGTCGTGCGCCGGGCCTCCACGCTGTGGCCCTTGTACTCGCCCTGGATCTTGGAGCCTCGAGTGTGGAACAGCTCGGCCACCTTGTCGTAGGCCAGTCGGCGCTTCTTGCCCTCCTGGACGATGGTGCGCTCGAGGACGAGGTGTCGGTAGGACTGCACCCCATCCTCACCCAGCGGCCGGACCAGGAGTTCGGACTTGATGCCCTTCGAGGTCTCCGGGAACCGGTGCCGGAACTCGACGCTGGCCTTGCGGAAGGCGTCGATCGGCCGCAGGTTCTTGCGCAGCGTGTCCGTGGACAGGCCGGCGGCGGCGAGATCCCGCTTTGCGTTCGCCAGGTTGACGTCCGCGTCGGAGATCGAGAAGAACACCAGCGACCCGAGGAACGCCTCCGGAGGAAGGTTCTTGATCGCGTCTGTGTATCCGCTCATGACTTGTGTGTTGCCCATCAGTGGCCTCCTTGTGGCCTCTTTGAACGCGTGTCTGAACACTACTGCATCGGGATGACACCGAGGCTCTTGTAGACCTCGGCGAGTTCTTCGTCAGTGGGCGGATCGTCGTGGAGCCGGAAGTTGTGCTCGCCGTAGTGGTTGTCGACGTACTGGCAGTACTCGAGTGCGTGGGTGCACGTGCTCGGGTTGTCGCAGCGAAGGCAGATGCTTGCCGAGCAAGCACAATTTTCGCAGAACTGGGAGCCCGGCTCGCCTACGTACGCTTCGCACTGCGGGCACCGGGGGTGGCAGGTGCACGTCTGGTCATACCAGTCGTTTCCACACTTCTGGCAGAACGCGCGGTGCCCACCACTGTGGCCGGGGACGTCGGTACAGATCGTTCCGGCCATGAAGTCCTGTCCGCAGACCGGATTGCCCCACGAGTCGGTGTCCATGAGTCGCATCACAGCCCCCTGTCGATCACCGTCACCCACTCGACGAAGTAGCCGAGCTTCTCGATGGCCTCGCGGATCTCATCCCCATCCACCAGGTCAGGATCGCTGGTGTGGATCTCGATGTCCATGTCACCCGCTCCAGTGCAGGTAGGCATGGCCGTCCTGGGCGATCAGGTCCAGGAGCTCGTCGCAGAACTCGACAAGCACGTGCGCGGAGTCGATGTAGGACTCGTGCATCTTGAAGCGGTGGATGGCGTGCACGCACGGCGTTCCCATGAAGTCCACCCCGGGGATTAGGGCGACCACTTCGAGTGGGTCGCCCAGCCAGAAGTCGCCCTGGGCGGTGCCGAAGGCGTCCCAGCCGGAGTTGTCGGCCTTCTCGGCGTGCTCCATCCGCATGGTGTGGAAGTAGCGCAGCGCCTGTTCCTGATTCATGGGCCCGTCGGTGTCCTGGGGCCGCAGTGAGATCGCACGCTGGGGATCGGCGCGGTAAACGTGCTCTCCACGCAGCTTCTCCAGGGCGGCTGCGCAGGTCACGGCGCGGTCGCGGCACTCCTTAACCTTGGCCGGATCGTCGACCTTGATCAGGTAGTCATTCAGGTCGCCCAGCGGGGAGAAGATCCCGTAGTAGTCGAAGCTGTCGTTGTGCGTGACCTCCGGGACGAAGCTGTTGAAGCCGCCGGCGTTGTAGCTCGAGCGCAGGTAGCGTCGGCTGTTGATGTTGTCGGGGTACTTCTGCGAAGGGGTGCTGGTCGGACCAGGGAGGGCTTCCCGCTCGGCCCACTCAGCCTTCTTCTCATCCTCGGTCCACTCGCCGTATGGCTTGCCGTAGGGGTTGTCGTTCCCTTCGTCGCTGTCTTCGTTCCAGCGAGCCGCGAAGGCGTCGTGCGCCTCCTGCTCGGCCCTGGTGTAGGTGTAGACGTCCAATCCCATGTCACTTCTCCTTGGGGTGGTTGTGCCTGTGCGCGATCAGGCGCAGTTCCTCGTTGCTGTTCGTCCTGAGTTGGGTGAAGCAGGGCCAGCACGTGAAGGTGTACTGGGACTCCGGGATGGAGTTCTCCCACAGGATCTCCATTGTCCTGTCGTGCGATGTGGTGTTGGGGCCCCGCACCTTGTGCTGTCGATCAGTGCGGGCCACTCGGAAGCAGTGAGTGCACTGGTAGAGCCTTCGTCCATCGCTTTGAACGGCCGTCCGAAAGCTCAGGCTGGGGCAGAAGGTGGCGGTCATAGGGCGACCTCCACTTCATGCTCTTCGATGTAGAGGACCACGCCCTGGCGCTCGGTGAGCTCCTCGATCAGGTCTCCGCATCCCTGAGTGGTCGAGACATCGAACTTGCCCTCTGGGTCGAAGTTCTCCTGGAGCGTCTTGAACGCGTCCTCTTCGGTGCCATGGACGGTGGTGGCGATCTCGTCGGCGTCCGTGGTCAGGGTCCAGACTCGAACGCGAGCCTTGACCTCAGCCCCCAGGCTCTGGAGTGCCGCGCGCAGCTCCGCCTCGCTGACCGGCGGCACTTCGGGCTCCTCGTCGCCGTAGATGGTCTTGGCCTCGATCGTCTCGACCACGTTGTCGGTGACCTTGATCTTCCAGTTGTCGTCGGATTCCTCACCGTCGCAATAGATCTCCCCATTCACCTTGTGGTCGCAGGTGAAGTTCTTGAGTCGGGGGTCCTCGTTGATGTGCGCCTGGATGTATGCCTTGTCGGACAGCAGCCGAACGATGTAGGCCATCCACTCGGCGGAGTAGTAGAACTTCTCGCCGTCGTCCCACATGATCTCGGTGCCATCGTCGCTGGGGATCCACTGACACCACAGGCCCGGCTGATCCGGGTCGGAGCCGTTGTGGTTGAGCACCTCGTCGGGGCCGGCTCCCTGGCCGTACGCGCCCTCGCCTTTGACGAACAACGGCCCGCCAGTACGGTCCATCCGGCGGGTCTGGTTGAACTCCTTGAGGAAGGTGATCTCGTCGTCGTTCAGCGGTGGCTCGACGGTGACCGAGCCTGAGAAGTAGGTGGTGTAGCCAATAACTACTGCCCTCCTTTACTGTACGTGAGTCCACGACTTGCGGGTCACGATGTTCCGGATCTGCACGTTGCTTACTGAGTAGCGACGTGCGATTGACACGTACGTCTCGCCGCTTTGGGCGGCTTGTCGAATCTCTCGTACCTGCTCGGCCGACACCTTGGCGTTGTTGCCCGGCCGACCACGCGAGCCGTGGTTGAACCGATCGCGCTTGAGGCTGTCTTGCATGTTGTCTGATCGCGTTCCGTCGATGATGTGGTCGGGGTTGCAGCAGGGTGGGTTGTCGCACGTGTGTCGGGCGACAACTGGCCAGCGCCCGTGAGCCAAGAAGAAGGTGACCCTGGTGGAGTTGACCTTGTTCTTGAAGCCGACGACGGTGATCGAACCGCGTCCCGTGTGGGGGTTGTGACTGTGCTCTGCCCGCCAGGGCCAGCACTCGTTTGGCCCTCGCACGTCTACCTTGGGCCAGAAGCGACTCGCCAGAGACTGAACCATGTTTGTAGGGTACTTGGTTCAGACCTCGAATCCGATGGCTCGCAGTACCTCAGGGAAAGCGGAGTCGAGCCTGTTCTCCTTGGGCTGCACGAGCCCGATCAGCAGCAGGTCTGCGCCCATCAGCTGTTCTCCTTCTCCCAGAAGTTCTCTGCGTCTTCCGTCGTGGTGATGGCTGCCTTGATGTCGTCAGGCACCTCGAGGCTCTCGTCGCGGATCACCTCGTAGCCGTTCTCGACACCGCGCTCGGTCTCGATGCGCTTGCGGAAGGCGGCACTGCGGGCGCTCTCGATGTTGTCGGCGTCCCATTCGGCCTTGACCTCGGCGTACGGCCTGCCGTACAGCACCTCGGCCGCGAGCTCGTAGGGGTCATGGGCGACCTGGAAGTACTCGCCGTCCTCGATCCGGTAGTGGTCGAGGTTGGAGCCGAAGTCCTCGTCGGCGTACTTCACCTCGAACTCCTCGTCGGGGAACTTGGCGGAGAGTGCCTCAATGATCGGAATGGGGTGAGACCAGGCGGTCTGGAACGTCAGCCGGCACAGGTCGCCGGGCAGCGGCTCGATCTCGGTCGAGTAGGCGTTCCACTTGGTGCCCCAGTGCCCGATGTTCCAGGAGTACCAGCACACGACACCCGGCTCGTGCTGACTGTTGCAGCCGCCCTCCTCCTTGTTGGGCGGGCTCGGGACGATCAGCTCGAAGTCCACGAACCGCTTGGGCAGTTCCTCCTGGGGGTAGGGCCACTCGTTGCCGGTGCGCTCCTTGTAGCGGACCTTGGTCTCGGCGTGCTGCTGGTCGTGCGCAGCGATCTCTGCGGCGGTGTGCTCGCGAGTAATCGCGTGGATCACCTTCGGGTTCGCGATGATGATGTTGCTGACGTGATTCGGCATGGTTCCTCCTTGGGAATCAGGTTTTGAACGTTCGTCGAAACTCCGAATCGACGGGACGATGGCACTGTCACGCTATGCGTAGGGAACGCCTCATGCGTGACGTGCGCGAGCGGCCGCGATGTCTTCGTCCATGCCGGGCCAGTACCCGCGCACGATCTCAGTCGGAGCGTGCCCCTCGCCGCCACCAACGCAGTTGCCTCGATGGCGACGCGGAAGGGAGCAGTCGTCCAGATGTAGGCCGTACTGCTCATTCTCGGGGCGCAGGGCCCCGGCGGGCATCAGGCAGCGCACGCACTGCGTCGTGTCTTCGTTGGGCCCCGCAGGGGGCTTGTGTGGCCCGTCGGGGCACTTGCTTGGGTCCTGGTAGTAGTCGCCGATCATGAGCCCTCCATGTCCAGGGTCAACTGTCCCCCGTGTTCGAGGAACAGGTCCTCGTAGTGCTGTCGCGCGTCGTTGGCCCGGTCACGAGCCTTCCGAGCCTGAGCTTCAAGGCGCGAAGCGGCACGGTCGGCGTTCCGTGCTCGAGCGTAGGCGTGCATGAGCTCGTCCTGCGCTTCGGGTGGGAGCGGCTCAAGCTTGTTCATCCTCTTCCGCCTGATCTTTCGTCTGGGTCTCCAGGTCATCCAGGTCGACCAACTGGCCAGCCTTCACGTAGTGGCTCTCTCCGGTCAACATGTCGGTGACCGCGAAGGTGAAGGTGTCCAGGCCGACGTGCGCGATGTGACGCATCGTCGTCTCGACAGCCTCTTGGGGGGTGGCGGCGTCCTCCACCTGGAGGAGCAGCTGTACGGTCGCCGGCCCCGTGAGCAGTACGGTGGTCCCCAGGTCGTTGACCGCTTGCACGGTCGGAATCAGGTCGTCGATCGCCGCTCGCACGCGGTCGTCCGTGGTTTCGGCCGTGGTCTCTTCTGAACGGGTGTCAGAATCCGACATCAGAGTCGTCCTCCTTCTTGGTCTGGCGCACCTTGGCGAGTGCGGCGTCGAGCCCCTCGTCCACGGCCGCTTCTCGTTGACTGGTCTCGGTGAACCCGTCCTCGCGCAGGTCGCGCAGCTCCTGGTCCATGGGCTCGACGTGACCACCGTAGTCCGGATCGTCGCTGTCGCCGCTGGTGTCGTCCGGGTCGATGATGCCTGCGTCACCCTTCTCGCCGGGTGCGATGATCTCGTAGCCGCGCGCCAGCAGGAACCGGATCACGGCGGCCACTCGGCGGTCTCGGTGCCGCAGGGTCACGGGCAGGGCCGGCTCGGCACTGCGGCGCTCGAAGGACTTAGTGAAGCGCTCGTCGCGCCACCGCTGCATGAACTCCGGCTCGACCGGCCCGCCCTTGCAGGTGCAAGCACTCGTTTGCTTGGAGCAGGCTCGGCACGTGGTCCAGGCGACGAAGGTGCCGTCGCCGATCTCGGTCATCATGTGCACCGAGCCATCGGGCCTGCTGTGCTGGACCGTGCGCGGCTCGTGCTGCTCGTCGACGTCCGGCTCGGTGCCGGTCACGGTCTCGTATGAGTTGGTCACTGACCTCTCGCTTTCTTGGTGATGCGGACAGCGTCTTCTGGCTCGACCAGCAGTGCGTTGGCCTCTTGGCCGTTGGGCTCCATGGTTGTCACGTCCTCGCGGTTCTCGAACTTGGCGAGGATCAGCTTCCGACCGTGAGAGTTCGCCAGCTCCTGAGCGACGTGCTCGAGGCTCTTCATGCGCTCCATGTCCGCGCCGATCAGGGGAAGCCAGCCGAGGTTCGGATCCAGGTAGGCGGCAACCCCCTCTCCCTCGTCGTCGGTGGTGATCCAGGCGTACAGCCGGTCGATGCTGTGCGTCACTGCTCCTCCTTGGGAATGAGGGCGGCCTTGAGCGCCTCCCCGATGGGGGCGAACGCCGCAGCCTGCTCGGGGGTGGGGCCCTCCGTGTTCATCTTGTCAAGCGCCTCTTGCCACTTCTCGCTCATGTCGACGGGATCGACTGCGCCTCGGGCGAAGGCTTCAAGAACGCGGGGCCACTCGGCGATCCACTCGCCATTGGCCTCGACCATGTGCGCCGGCGGCGCGTCGGGGATGCGGAAGTAGTACGTCGCGTAGGTGCTGTCGAACTCGTCGTCGAAGTCGGCCAGGTACAGCTCGTGAGCGCGCAGCCTGTCAGTGACCTCCTGATAGTCGGGCCGGTTGCCGCCGCCGTTGCGGGTGTAGATGGCGTAGCGCAGGTCCTCGCCGTCACGCTCCACCCAGGCGTCCCGGAACCGACCGAACTCTCCGAGACTGTCGAGCTTGAGCATGGCGGCGCACAGAATGCCACGTCGGCCTTCATCTCCGTCGCCCATCACCAGGTTGTAGAGACCGCCGCTCACGAGTCCACCCTCACGATCGAGGTGATCTGCTCGTCGTAGGAGTGGCCCAGGTCGTGCGCCTCGGTCCGCCATGCATCCGTGGGCCCATCTTCCAGGAACTCCTGGACGTTGGCCTCGAGATCTTCGCCAAGGTCGTTCCGCAGGTCGTCGACAGTGGCGAACTCGGGCCCGCCGGCCGCGACGATCCAGGCCAGGAACTCCTGGTCGTCAACCTCGATGGTCGAGGTGCGAAAGACGGTCTCTTCGTAGTTCAGCTTGACCTTCATTCGGTTGCCTCCTTGGGCATGTAGTCATCAACGTCGTTGTACGCCTTGATGTCCTTGATCTTGGAGAGCCCGCCGTACCTCAGGTCGATGGGCTCCGGGTCTCGCTGCACCGCGCCGGGCGTGAGCATCTCCGTCTGGTAGGAGTTGCTGATCAGTCGTCCCTCGGTGAACCCGATGCCGAGGCTGAACTGGAAGCACCACAGATGGAACTGGTTTGCCATGTCCACGATGCGTGACTCAGCCGGGTAGATCTCTACAGCTTCCCACTCGGGGCCGGCCAGTTGATTCTTGATCCGCTGGAAGTCGCGCCAGTCGCGTGCCGGCTCGCGGTCCTGTCGGCGCACGCTGAGGTGGATCATCGGTGGTACGTCAGGTTCCTTGGAGTGGTGGACACGCTTGTTCACGACGTACTGGTCGTTGGCCCACTGCTCCTCGGCTCCCAGGTCGATCGGCTTGCCGTAGCGATGCGGCACCGACCGTTCGAGCTCGTGCCAGGTCATCAGTGGCTCGTGTGCCCAGGGTGGACGTCGGGGTCGTTCCGCCAATCAGGCGGTTGCCACGCGTTGACGTCGGCGACCTTGGGCTCGGTCGGCGTGTGGATCTGCACGGTGTTCGGCAGGATCTCGATGACTGCCTTCTGCTCGTCGGTCTGGACATCGAACTCGGCGGTGATGTCCTCGCCGCTGGGCTGATGGATGATCAGAGTCGCTCGGGTCATGATGCGGCCGCCTCTAGGATGGACCGGATGGCCCTTTCCTCCTTGGACTGGTCAATGGGGTGCGTCTTCTCCTGCTTGGAGAGCAGATTGCGCGCGAAGAGCGGACAGTCCTTGCGTTTCTGGCCCTGGTGGCCCTCGAACCTGAGGACCCACTCGCCCTCGACCCACTCGTAGACCGCGAAGTTGAGTGCGACCACGCCGCTGTAGCGGTCCGATCTGTACCTGGTGCCCCGCTCGGTGCGCGCCACCCACATCAGCGACTTGCGCGCGTCGGCCAGTGAGTAGTGATGGCGGAGTTTGCCCTCGCCTTTGCCGACGAGTTCGTAGTCGTAGACCTCTTCACCTTGGGAGTTCGTGACTTTGCCGCGACTGGTGTAGTCAGCGTCCTCGAGCCACGACATCCAGGTCTGGATGGGAGGGAACATCGACGGATCGTTGGGGATCTTCTTGTTGGAGTAGGCCATCAGCCGAACGACTCCACCGCGAGGCCCACCAAGTCGGGCCGGTCATCACACTCGAGCACCTCGACGAAGTACCCGGCGTTTCCAGACGTCCGCCCAGTCCCGGTGTACTGCATCAGGTACTCCATGGCCCACTCCTCGTGGTCCAGGTCCTCGTTGGGGAAGCCGGCGACCAGGCCGGCAGGCGAGGGCTCGTCCACGGTCTGAGTGACCTCGTAGGGGCTCTCGCCGTCGTAGACAGTGGTTGCCTTGATCTTGATCTTCATCCCAGGCTCCTTCGGAATGACTCGTCGGCGAGCTTCAGCATCGCCGCCTTCGTGGCTCGTTCGTCGGCAATCTTGCTGTGCAGGGCTTGGCGCTCGAGCTCGACGGCGGCATCCTTGTTGGCCAGCTCGTCGCCCGTCTCCAGGTCCAGGTTCACGTGCGTTCCGGCCGGCTCGGCCACCTGGCCCTGGTACTCCGGCAGGGGTGTGCCGAACGGCAGGCCCATGAGTCGTGTCATCGCGGCCTCGCAGGTGCGCAGGCCATAGACCGGTTCGGTGACCTCCACCTCGTCGCCCTCGTGGTGTCGCCACTCGAGCATGTCGGGCAGGAACACGATCACGTCGCCGCAGTTCTTGCAGTCGTCCTCCATCGCGGTGTAACGCTCGTGCTCGAAGCGGGTGACCTCGCGGACCTCAGCCTGCTCGTGACACACCAGGCAGGGAGCGGAGTCGAGATCCTTGCTGCGTCCCTGCGCTTCGGCAGTGCCGCTGGTCTTGACGTCCATGTGCGCCCCGCAGTGTTCGGCGTGCCAGTAGCGTTCTACCTTCTCATCGGGGAGTGGGTTCGTGAGCTGGCCTTTCTGTTGGGCCAGGCGCTCGTCGTCGTTCATGATCCCTCGCAGTCGTTGCCGTGATGACCGCAGACGGGGCATTCGCCAGTGCCGACCTTCGGGTGTGGTCCGCTGTCTTGCTGCACCTCGAAGGTGTCCCAGTCCATGTCGGGGTCACGCAGGTCGTCGAGCGCGTATTCCTTGGCCTGCTCTTCGGTGTCGGCTGTCACCTGCACTGGGATGCGCACGGTCCAGATCTTTTCGCCATTCATAGATCCTCCTGCCAGGTGAGAGTGGTGGGTGGTGCGGCCATGAAGATGGGCTGACCTTCGTATTCGACCACCTGGGCGGTGTCGGTGACGTAGAGCACGAATCGTTCGGGCCGGTTCGGGTCCACCGCGTCGAACAGCACACGCCCGTCGCTCAGGTTCGGCTTGGAGTAGCGGGCCGTGGGGGTTGCGATGTGCGGGCACACCTTCATGGCGTACTCCGCGCAGTCCGGGTGCATGGGCGGGTCCAGGAAGAGGTTCTGCTCAGCTGCCAGTGGGCCTCCGATGAAGGCGATCGGCTGGAACAACGTCGTCCCGCACAGTCCGCACAGATGGTCCTGAATGCAGCGCACGATCTTCTGGCCGTCGATGACGGTGAAGTCTGGACGACCGTCCGAATCCATCAGCGTGACGAACGTGATCGGGAAGCCCCGCGCGTCGCGAGGGCGGTTGACGAGTTCAGCCGGCATCGGCACGCTCTGCCAGTCGAGCATCAGAGGTCCTGGATGGTGACGTGGGTCTGGCCCGTGCAGGGTGTCCTGAAGTAGTCGCTGAAGCAGGACAGGCAGGTCCCGTCGTCGTTGCGGAGCTTGTCCCGGCGGGCAACCAGTTTCTCGATCGCGCCCTCGCCGAAGAAGTCCAGCGCCGCCACGTCGGCGTCCGAACTGCCGTCCGGGTGCAGGATCGTGTTGAGAGCGAAGATCCCGACGCTGAGCGCGTCCTCGTCGGAGAGATCCTCGTCCCAGGTGGTGGGGTCTTGGAAGTCGATGGTCACGGGCCCTCCTCAGGGCTCGGGAGTGACGGTCACGCGGATGCGCGCGCCACTCTGGGTGGTAATGATGAAGTAGTTGAGGTAGTCACCGTTGTTGTCGGTGTCCATGTCGACCTCGGCGATCTTCATGTTCAACGCCTCGGTGTTGCCGCTCCTGGCTTGGAGGGCCATGCCAACCATCTCGCCTTGCAGGAACGCGGCGTAGATGTTCGCGTCCGGATGGTGAGGCGATGGCGGAATCGGCTGGCCGGTGATGGAGGAGACTGCTTGGGCAATTTCCTCTACTCTCGGCGGCTTGCTCACGTCGTACGCACAGGCGCAGCGACTGCCGTCGTAGTGGACCACTTGGCAGCCGCGCTCGTGCAGATCGTGGCTACACGACGGGCACTTCATCTTCGCCCTTGTCCATGTCCGCCTGCTCGGCCCGCAGTTCGTCGATGACGTCGTAGGGCACGCTGTATCCCAGGTCGCGCAGCATAGCCACGGTGTCGGCCGCCTCGCCTGGACTGTCCAGGTTGAAGGTCTCGCCGGCGTACGGCAGTTCGATGCTCTCGCGTCGGTAGTTCGCGCCCTCGTGCTTCTCGTCCATCATGTGCAGGACCTCGAGGTGGCGATGGACGAATCGGTGCGCCTGGTCTTCGTCTCTGGGTGGCCATGGCACCTCCTCGGGCAGGTCCACGAGCCAGATGGTTCGGTTGCCGGCGACGTGGATGGTCCACTTGCCGGAGACGTTGGCGTAGACGTACAGGTCGCACTTGAAGTCGTCGGTGGACCAGCGGCTGTAGCTCACTCTTCCTCCCGCTCCTTGATGTCGTTCATGGCCTTGATGATTGCGGCTTGGCCCTCGTCGGTTTCGAGGTCCGCCTCGACGATGGCGTCGGCCACCAGCCGGAGCTTCTCGGGCACCCGCATCCCGGGCTGGATCAGCGCGATGATCGGCTTGTCGAGCATGATCATCGCGCCCAGCTCTAGGCAGAACTTGGCGTCGACCCAGAGGTCCTCGTCCTCAGGGATGACGGTGACCGCCACGAAACTCTCGGCCAGCTTGGGGACCAGCCCCTCCATCACGACCTTCTGGAACTCGTCGTCTTTGCTCATTGTCACTCCTGAAAATCGGGTGGTGGGTGGTCGGTGACCAATGTTCGGATTGGGTCAGTCGTTGGTGATCTGATCGCCGTCTCGCCACGGCCGGACCGGCTCGATGGTGTGCTCGCGCACCGCCGCCCAGATGATCTCGAGCGGGCCCAGGTGGGTCTCGTTGTGCAGGCCCAGGTATCGCCGCTCCAGCCCCGACCAGTCGTTGACGCTGACCATGCCGGCGCAGGTTGGGCAGCAGTTGTAGCCGCCACGGTTCTTGTAGATCTGGATCTCATCGGCCCCGGTCTTGGGGTTCCGCCAGGCCATGCCGAGGTCGAAGTCGCTGACCGGCAAGTAGCTACGCTCGGCCAGTGCGACCTGCTCGCCGCAGAAGTCGCAGACGCTCACGAGGAACTGGTCCTCGTACGGGATGGGCAGCACCTCGTGGTCGATCTTCTTGAACTGTTCGGAGGGGTGGCCCCAGCGAGCGACGACGCTGCCGTTCTCCTTGAGCAACAGCCAGCTCAGGGTGATCCCGCATCGGCCACAGATCATGGTGCCGACCTTGCCCTCCCTGTTCATCAGAACGCCCCTCCCTTGAGTGCCAGTTCAGCCAGGACCCAGCCTGCGAGCGCCGCGAGGGGCAGGACGATCAGCCAGCCACGCAGGGACAGGCCCGTCATGTCTTTCGCTCGGTCAGCCATGACCCCAGGGCCTCCTCGTCGAACACCGTGATGGTGTCGGTGGATGGGTGGTAGGTGCCGATCGCCCTGACCAGCGTCGAGCCCACGAACACGCGGGCGCTGGTGGGGTAGGCGGTGACCATGCGGCCGGCGGCGTGCTGGACGCCCGCCTCCCACCGGCCCCGAGCGTCCCGGTTGGCGTACTGCGCAGCGCCGTACTTCCAGCCCTCGTAGTGGACGTCGACGCTGGTCTCTCCGGCAGGCCGACCAGCGCGGAGCCTGGGTCGATGCCCAGCCTTCCGGCGTCGGTGGGCACGTAGATCACCAGGCTCACGTCGTTGTACACGTAGCGGCCGCGCTCGTGGTACTGCGGAGCGGCTTGGCACTCCACACACTGGGGCCAGCCCCACTGCGTGTTGTGGGTGGTGTGCGTGGCGTCTCGCCAGCACGTCCACACGGATGTTGAGGTCGTCGTGGTCATGGCTTCTCCTCGGGGTCGATGCCGTGCTTCTCCAGGAGGGCGGTCAATCGCTCGACCTTCGCCTCGGCCTGCTTGCGCATGGCCAGCGGCGTGCGGTCCTCGGCGACGGAGATCGACAGCACGTACTGGCTGTCATCGGGCGCGTTGCCCGTCTTGACCTCCCACTCGACGTGGTTGATCGCCTGGGGCTGGTGGGCCGAGAAGATCGCGTGAGCCACGCGCCCAAGGTCCAGGCACAGTTCCTCCGGCGGAGCGAATGCCAGCCAACCCTCGTCGCGGAAGCCGAGGAATTGCCCCTCGTACTCCGCGTCATCCTCGCTGCTCTTGGCCAGCCGCTTGAGGAACTCCGCGTCCAGGTCCTCGGCCGGGCCGTGCGGGATCCTCATGTGCAGGGCGTGGCGTGACGACGGTTCGATCACCGCGTCGGGCCAGGCCGCGCCGATCATCTGCATGAGCGCGCCGGCCACGTTGAGCGGTAGCGGCGACTCGATTCGGATGGGCATCCATTCCGACGTGTCCTGGTCGGTCATTCCGCGACCTTCATGATGGAGGCGATGGCCTGCTCGACCTCGCGGGCTGTTACGCGTCGTTCGTCGATGCCGTCCAGGATGTTGGAGGGCAAGTCGTTGCAGCCGGTCGTTTCCCGGCAGGTCTCGCACCGGCCCCAGGACTGGAACTCCTTGGGGAACTTCGGGTACCTGCTCTTGTCGGCGCACTCGTTGCAGTAGAACATCAGGCCATCAGTCCTCCACGGGAGTCAGGCCGCGCTGCTTGGCCCACTGATCATCGAACAGGCACTCGTCGGCATCAGCCTGCCTGAGCGCCTGCTTGGGGTAGCCCCGGCCCTCCGGACGAGCGTCTTCGTAGTCCCCGCGCGCGGCTCGCCGCATCCGTTCGACCTGGGCCTCTGCGAACTTGCGTCGAGTCTTGGGGAACGTCCTGTAGTCCAGGTGCGCCTCGAGCACGGTGGCTTCGTAGGCGAGCAGGGCTCGCAAGGCGTAGATCTCGTCGACGGCCACGCTCAGGTCGGAGAACGTCACGCCTGGCCGCTCGCGCTTCTCCCAGCGCTGCTTGGCCATCAGAGACCCTCCGGTCCAGTCAGTTCGAGTCGGTACGGCTCATCCGTGTCGTCGTCTACCAGGTCCAGGTAGGTGCGCCCGGTCCCTTTCGAGTCGTCGACGACCGAGAACCTGAACGGCACCCCGGTCTCTGCGATCTGGCGCAGCAGTTTCTCGAGGTCCATCAGAGCGATCCGCTCATCAGGCGCTGGCCCAGGACCTGCTCGGTCAGGGACATGGCGGTTGCTACCTCGTCGTGCTTGTCGCGGACGACCTCCCACGCCTTCTTGAGTTCCTCGAACTCGGTGTGAACGTCCTCGAAGGTGCGCTCGCCGGCCGTCTCGAGTAGGCGGCGGGCCTTCTTCGCCACGTCGTCGTAGTGCTGGAGTACAGCCTGCGCGTCGCCTTCATACGCCGGGTTGAGCCGAGCGTCGTGGAAGAGCCGGGTTAGGGCGTGCGGGTCTTGGCGTTGGCACGCCTCGTTCAGCACGTCGGAGTCGAGGCTGAACTTGAAGTCTTCCGTGACGGGTGAGTAGCCGCCGGTCTTCTTGGAGTACAGCTGGCGTTTGCCCAGCGCCTCGGCGTCATCGGCCCGAGGGAACTTCTGGATCTTCGCCTGACCCTTGGTGCCGATGCCGCCCCATGCGGTGACGACGACGCCGTTCTCGGAGAGCAGGACGCAATAGAACTTGTTGTGACTGCCGATCCTGTTCTCCAGGTACCAGCCGGTGACGGGGATGTTGGTCATGATGCGGCCTCCTCGGGCCTAGACAGGATGGATTGTACGGCTTCAGCAACCTCTTCGTCGGTGGGCTCCATGGGTACTAGAGCATCCTCGCGGATCCAGTGGCCGCTTCCGGACTTCCACATCTCATCGTTCAGGTGTGTGGTCACGATGACGTGAGGGTCCTTGTGGTCCATGGTGTAGCCGTCGCTTGGGTCGCAGACGATGATCTCGGCGCACTCGGGCACGCCGTTCGAGGTCGGCATGTTCTGTTGCCGGCCGTCTCGGAACCAGTGTTTGCCCTTCAGTCTGGTGCGGTCACCGGGCTTGAAGTTGACGTACTGAGTCATCAGCCCTCCTGATGCTGGCGATTGCTTCGTTGATCTCGGCCTGCTTCTCGGCGAGGTGTTCGAGCGCCATGGGCAGCGTGCCACCTTCAGGCGAGTTGCCCTCCGCCAGGAACGCAGGATCGTTGGCAGCGTCGTAAGCCCGGCTCCACGCCCATGACAGACAGTGCCAGCCGCAAACGCACTCGCCGGCCCACTTGTAGGGCGTGCCGTTGAGGGTGCGCTGGAGTCGGATGGTGACGTGGTGATCAGACATCAGTTATCGAACCAGTAGACGATTCTGACGTGCGTCTGATTTCCATCGCACTTGGCGTAGGCGAGATCCTTCAGGCGCTCGAGTGCCTCCGCCCACTCCTTGTTGACATAGCCTGCGTGGGCTCGGTCGAACAGCGCCTTCCAGTCGACCTGCAAGAGCTCGTCCAGCGTCTGCCAGGAGGGCGTGTGGCCGTCCTCGCCCCAGGCTTCGTAGTCCTCGCGCACGTTGTCGCAGGCATCTTCAGGGAAGCCTCGTTCCTCCCAGATCTGGTGGTCGCGACCGCGCACGCCAGCCAGGGCGGAGAACAGCGCGTAGTCACGTCCTGTGTAGAACTTGTCCTCGTACTCGACGTCCCAGGTGGGCAGGCCGTCGTACTCGTCCCGGTAGTCCCCCACTCCTACCGTGTCGACGGCGGCGATTTTCTCCAGCAGCCACTTGCCAGCGCCGCTCTCGTCTTTGTGCGTCAGCTTCTCGGCGAACGTCCATTCGGGCGGGCCCTCGGGGACTACTTCGAGAGTAGGGTTCTTCAGCGTCTCTGAGGGGGCCAGGTACTCGACCCTCAGGTGGATGTCGCAGCCCATGATTACTGTCCTCCTGTGATGCTGGCGATGGCCTCGTCGATGGCCTTCTGTGAGACCGGGCGAGCCTTGCGGGGCTTCTCGGTGGCCTGCCACAGCGGGTGCTCGCTGCGCCAGTCGCCCTCCTGAACGTGAAACCTGAGCACCCAGCCCTCGCCGGCGTCGTCTACGACCCACTCGTAGACGAAGCCTTCGGCGAGGGGCCGCTCGTAGATCTCGCGGCCGTTCAGTTTGGCGGATCGACCTTGCCTGCTGCCCAATTCGCGACCGGTGATGGCGTTCTTGCACTGACCGAGACTGTTGTGCAACTTGAAGGTGTCGGTGCGGCTGTAGATCCAGGTGGCCCAGCGAGGCTGCGGCGGGAACTTGGCGGGGTCGGGCTGGTTACTCGACCCCGCCAAGAGGGTGCCGGCTTGGCTCATCGCAGCGCGTCTCGGATGACGTCCGGCACCCCTCCGAGGGCAGGGAGCAGGTTCGGCTCGTCCCACGTGACATGGCCTTGCGCTCCACGCACGAACGGCACGACGTAGCTCCAGGACTCGTCCATGGTGACACCCGTGATCTGCACGCACTCGGCCATGCTCTCGCCGGCATCGGCGCGGGCCTGGAGTTCCCCAGGCTGGAGGGACGGGCCGTTCTCGTACTCCTCCTTGTCGAACATCTTCACGTACGACTCGGCGGACACCAACACCCACTTGGGAGCGCCCAGCTTCTCCGTCGCCCTGTGCAGGATGTCGCGCAAGGTGGGCTGCATGCCACCCGGCAGCATGCCAGCCAGGGCGAAGATGGTCACCTCGCCCTTGGGGTCGCAGTAGGCGACCATCGGAATGGCCTGCTCGTTCTCCTCGACCAGGTGCCGGTAGAAGTCGAACGCCTGCTCGGGTGTCAGCATCTTGGTTTCCTCACTCATCACGCCCTCCTCGGTGCTTGTGGTGCACGGCGTTGCGTCGGCTCTCGTAGACCGTGGCACTGATCCCAACCAGGACCAGTGCCACGATCGCGAGGAGGATGAGCAGCAGGATCTCCATCAGGCACCTGGGCAGTGGTAGACGGTCACGACCTGCGGACCGTGGTCAGGCTGCCATTCCCACGGGTGAGGTGGATGCGGCTCGGTCTTGGGCTCGAACTTCCGCCCGCCGTCGACCAGGGTGCCGCAGGGGCTCTCGCCCCCATCTTTCTTCTTCATGGATTCTCTCCTAGACCTTCTCGAAGATCCGCTTGACCGATTCGGGCTTCAGGTCAGAGACGGGGATCACCACGTCGCTGATCTTGTTAAGCAGGCCCACCGGTCCGGTCTGGTAGGTCATGTCGTGAGCGCCTCCGATGTAGACCGAGTAGACCCGTACGCCGACGCGGTTGCGCTCGGCGTTGAACCTCTCGATCCACGTCTCGTCGAGGTGGGACTGGCCGTCGGTGATGAAGATGATGTCGGCCTTATCCTTCCCCGACTTGTCGAAGTCCTTGGTCGCCTTCTCCAGCGCCTCGGTGAGCACGCCGTCGAACTGCGTGCCCCCGTTGGCCTGAGTCCCGAGGAACGACATGACCTTCTCGAACGGCCCCTTGCCCTCGGGGAAGTCGAACCGCTCGCGGTCGTTGTTGTTGCCGAAGAACATCGCGTAGTAGTCACGATCCTCGTCGGCAGCGAACCGTTGCAGCGCCTCGGCCACGCCCATCGCCCACATGAAGGGCGAGCCCCCCATGGAGCCGGACTTGTCGATGGCGATCACGATGGGGCCCTTGCCGACCTCTTCGGTGCCGCGCATCTTGTAGACGAGCAGCTCCTTTTCCAGGTATCGGCGGTAGAACTCGTACGTCGTGTCCTTGTGCCCCAGGAGGGCGAACTGCGCCCGGAGCGTGCGACGAAGGTCGTCACCCGTCTCCACGTCGTACGCCTCGTGTGGCACGTCGTTGACCCTGGTGGCCTTGACGCCCAGTGCGAACCGCTTCATCTGTCCGATCACCTCGGACAGCGCCTTCATCTCCGGCGTGCGGAGTCGCTCGGCGAATGCCAGTCGTTCCTCGGGGTTCATGCTGTGCCACTCGCCGTCCTCCAGGCCGATGCCCTTGCGGAGGTTGTCGAGCTCGGATGCTTCGCGCTCGGCGGCGTCCAGCATCTTGTTGGCCATGCGGTCGAGGTCGAGGTCGTCCAGCATGGCGTCGAACTCGGCCTCCCACTCCGCCTCGGCCTGGTTCATGGCGTCCTCGGAGTCGGGGTCGAACTCGTCGTCGCCCTCGCCAGTCAGATCCTCCTCAACCTCGGACCCATCGCCCTCGCCGGGGTCGAAGTCGTCGCCGGGAGATGCGCCGCCGGCACCTTGGCTCCCACCCTCGCCCTGGCCTTCACCTGGGCTCGGCTGGCCCTCACCCTGGCCTTCACCGCCCTCGCCTTCGCCTTCACCTTGGCCTTCGCCTTGGCCCTTTCCGCCACCCTTCTTCTTCTTGCCGCCCGGCTGGGGCGGCGGGGGCGGCGGCGGGATGCGGCCGATGATCTCCCGGAGCGGCTCCGCCATGGCGTCGAGCGCCACGGTCGCCATCACCGGGTCGTTGACGGTGAACTCCTGGAGCTCCTTGAGCTTGGGGTTGTCCGCCACCTCCTCCAGGATCTTGCGCACCGGGTAGAGCTCGCGCTCGAGGTTGCGCTTGGCCTCCAGGCGAGGGTTCGCCTTGTAGAAGGACTGGAACAGACCCTCGACCAACTCCGGCGCGGGCTCGAAGCCTTCGCGGTGCCCGTTCTCACGGTGAGTGTCGCCGATCACCAGGTCTTCCACCAGGTCGTCAACGCTCTCGGTCTTGCGCGCCTCCTTCCACACTCGGTCGTCCCAGCGGTTGGTCTTGATGACCTTCCGGGACTTCTCCTTGGGCTGGGGCGGCGGGGTGAGGCCAGGACCCAGGAAGCCCTGGTTGCTGGCCATGCGGGACTTGAGCCTGTCGATGAAACTCACGGGCTGTGTGGTCATTCCCCCTCCTTGGGGTGGGTGTGAAGATTTCGCGTGGGTGGTGCTGGGACTGAATGTTCGGATTGAGCGCCCATCACCCTCCCTCCCCGCAGTCGCAACCTTGGGGATCGTGTGGCTGTCCGGGCTGGCACCACGGGTAGCGATACCCCTGGAACTCGGCGGGCGGCTCCATGCCGAACGACCTGTAGAGATCGGCTATCTCCTGTGCGGTGACCTCGGCCGGGGGCCTGGTGCCCGATCCTGGGCAGAGTGCTCTCTGGAATGGGCCGATGTCGTGCGTCACGAACCGACCGCCGATGTCGGTGTCGGTGTAGTAGCCACACCGCTCGCACAGGTCGGTCGGCTCGCCCTTCAGGACGGCCGCATCGTGGCTGGCCGCTTCCAGTCGTCTCTTGATCTCCTCAGCCGAGGCGGGCTTGAGGCGGAGGTACTCACACGCGCTCACCAGGTCACAGCCAGTGTCGTAGCAGTCCTGGCAGTAGTCGACGTCCGGGCGGCCGTCTCGACCCGAGTGCGTGAACGGAACCCGACTGATCGGCAGGCTCCGCTCACAGCACTCGCAGTCTTTGTAAGGCATGGTCAGGCCATCACGTGCTCGCCCTGGGTGGCAGGGCAGACCGCGTTCTCGGTCGAATCGTCGAGCACGACCCGGCCGTCGGCCAGTTGCTTGACGACCGAGACGCACGTGCTGCACATGCCGCGCTTGACCGGCGCGTTGCCAGCTTCGCGCTGGGCGTTGACGGCCTCATCCACGATCCGATCGCCCTGGGTGGCTCCGGGCTTGTAGCCCGCCTTGGTGGCCCCCTTGGGCTCCTGGTACATGAACAGGTAGCCGCCGCCGTTGTCCAGGACTCCGACCCGACCGAGTCGCCCGGTCTTGAGCAGGAAGTCCAGCATGGCCAAGGCGGCCACGCTGTCGGCAGGGTCGACTTCGGCCAGCGCGTCCTCGAACGTTGCCGGTCCCGTGTTCATCAGTCCACCCAGCGCGCTGTTCACGGCGTTCTGGACGAGCGTCGAAATGTCGGGCTGCGGAGCGGCCGCCGCCGGCTGGGTGGTGAAGGCGGAGCCCGGAAGGGGCGCGATCCCCAGGTCGGAGCAGAGCCGCTCGTAGATGTCCGGCTTCTCGCCGATGTACTCGTTCAGGTACTCCTCGACCGTGCGGTCGGGGCCGACGTGCTGCTGGAACAGGTCGTAGTGCTCCGTGATGTGGTCGATCTGGGCGGCGGTGATGATTGCGCCCGGTCGCACGATGTCTTTCGTCATGGATTCCTCCTGGTGGTGTTCATGGCAAGTGGCGTACGGCCCGTATGGCCCCTGCGAGACGTGCGCGGCGGGGCGGGGAGGTTCGATCCCGTCCTCGATGCACCGCTCGCAGAGACCATCCAGGTATCCGTCCATCAGGCCGGCGAGTTGACGGCTGCGGCGTTGGCCAGGTTCTGCTGGGCCGTGGCGTCGATGCCGAAGATGTCCTTGCCGATCTGGAGCTTGAACGAGTTCGCCTTGCCGATCACCTCGACCAGCCGAGTGGTCGCCGCACCAGCGGCCTGGGCCTTGGTGAGGTGCTCGTTGGCCTCAGCGAGCAGGCGGTCGATGTTCTTGACCTGCTCCACGCCGATCCGCTTCTTGCGGCTGTCGTCGACGTCGGGCTTGGACGCGGCGTTGATCTCGTCACGCACCTTGTCCAGGTCCTCGAGCAGGTCCAGTGCAGCCTTCTCGCCGGGGTTGGTGGCGGCCAGGATGACCGACCGGGCCTCGGGACGCTGCTCCTGCACGGTCCACCACATGTTGGCGAGGACGTCCAGGTCGGCGACCTTCACCTCGTTGTGACCCCGGACCCAGGCGTTGGCCATGACGGCGGCCATGCCTTCGACCGAACGGCGGTCGCTGATGTTGATCTGGGCCTTGCCCTGGCGCAGCTCGTCGCGAATGTCGAAGAACATCGCCACCACCGGGTCGGACACCGGCAGGGCCAGCGCCTCCTTGTGGGCCTGGTCGAGCTCGTCGAGCGTGACGATCGTCTTGCTCTGGCCGGGCACCATGGTGCTCACGCCGCGACCCACCAGGGCCATGCGAGCGATCGCGTCGCCCACCAGGTCGATCTGGTTCTGGCGGTCGGCCACGTAGTCGACGATGTGCCGGATGTGGATTCGGTCCCACAGCGCGGCCTGGTCGGCATCGGCGTTCAGCTTGTTGGTGCCGGCGAACATCGAGCGCAGCTCGATCTCGTGCGGGATGCCGTTGTTGTGGAACACCCGCTCGTTCAGGATCGGCTGCATCGAGTGGAGCAGCGGACCGTTGGCGTTGAAGAACTCGTCGCAGAAGGCGTGAGTCGCCTCCGGCAGCATGCCGGTGGTGACGCGGCGGGTCTTGCCGTCCTCGACCATGGCCTTGATGTCAGGCGGGCCGAAGACCTGCGAGGGGTCCGTGGTCTCGTCGAACGCGGACTCGAAGTACACCGAGCCCTCGATGTGGCTGCACATCCGACGGACGGCGTAGGACTTGCCGGTACCTGCCGGGCCGAGCATGAGCAGGTGCTCCTGAGCGACGGCGGCGACCCACATGTCGTGGATCAGGGCCTCGCGCTCCTTGATGTCCTGGCTCATCTCGGCCACGATGTTGAGCACGCGGTCCTGAACGCTCGTGGTAGTGGTGGTCATGCGAGTCTCCTCCTCGGAGATTGGGTTCTGGACGTTCGTCTGAACTGGCAGTTCGTTGGTAGCGGTCACTCTTGCCGCATGTGCTTGCGCTCGCGGATCGTTGCCCGAGCCCGTTTCTGCTGGCTTCGCTGTGCAGCCTCTCGGGCGTAGGCGATGAGGGTATCTTCCTCGCCGGTCAGGGACGCAACGGTTCGCGCCTCGTCCCACTTCTCGGCGATCTCGCCGTGATTCACCTGGGCGTGACAGTTGACCACGAACGTGCCGGTGGGTAGGTGCATGGTCAGGCTGTGCTGGTAGTCGAACCCGCTTTGAGTTTCGCCGTCGTGGACACTCTCGATGCTGACGGTGACCCCAGAGGCGTCGCCGCTGAGCAGCGCCTTCTGGAAGTCGTTCTCGGTCTTGTCGTCGATCACCATGCCGATGCCTCGCAGGCATGTTTGGAGCTCCCTGTAGAGGCGAAGGGCCTCGGTCAGGGTGGGCGTGCCGTCGAGGTAGTCGGTGAGGTCGGTGGTGAAGCCGCTGTGCATGTTCGTCTCGTACAGCTCCAGGTCCATCCAGGTCGGGTTCTCCGGGTCGCGGAGGTCGGGCACTTGAATGGTCTCGAAGTCGTCGATGTTGCGCACCTGGTTCAGTAGTCCTTCGACCAGCGCTCGCTCGGAGGTGTACTGGTTACGACCCAGCCAAGCAGCCCAGGTTGCCGGGTCGTCCCGGACGAACTCGCGTGCCGTGGCTGCCGCCTGGGTGTTCGGTGATACCGAGTTGATCAAGGTGTCGAAGGTGTGGTTCTGCACCCTGTAGGCAGCTGGGTGCAGCGCCTCCCACGCCCTGATCCCCACCGGCGCGGTGCGAGGAAGCATGACTGCGGTCTCGATCTTGTGCGCGCTGGATCCATTGGGATGGACCCGGCCAGCGCTGACTACGACCAGCGCTTCGATCGGCAGCGTGGGATGTTTGAAGCGCCACCACACATTCGTCTTCGTGTGGAAGTTTTGGTCGAGGACGTACAGCTCGGCGCGCGTCTCGGCCGGCTTGAAGCCCGCCTCGTCCTCGACCCTCTCCTCGTAGTCGTGCAGGGGCATCCAGATCGACGCCGCGTTCTTCTCGGCGTATGCCTGGACGGTGCGCATCACGAGTTCGTCCATGTCCTTGGTGAACGCGCTCAGGTCGGTGCCCGCGACGCGAACCTTCCGACCCGAGCCGGACTGCTCGAGCGCGGGTTCGGCCACGATCGTTCCGTCGGTGAGCAGCCACTGGCGCGACTGCTCAAAGTTGGTTCGTGGGTGCCAGGCTGTCTGCCCCATGCTGAGCCTCCTCGGGCCTCTTGAGTCGGGTGGTCTTGGCGGGTTGTTCGGCTTGGATCAGTGCGAGCAGGCGGTCGATCGCCTGAGTGGTACCCAGAGGCTTACTGCCTGCCTTCACGATAGGGATGCGTTCTGACATCCCCCACGGCTCGGCGGAGCCGGCAGTGCGGGCCTGGTTCTCGTACCTCAAGTAGCGTCGTTCGATCAGTTTCTCGTAGCGCACCCAGTCCTCCAGGATCGTCTCATCGACCACGCGTTCGGAGCGACCGGGCCAGCCCTGGTCGAGGGCGGGCTGGATGGTCCAGCTGCCGGCGCGCGCCTTGAGTTCGACCCAGCGGTTGGTCTGGGAGTAGGTGCGGCACCCGAGCAGGTCCTCGCTGACGTAGTGGCGGCGATCGTTCCAGTCCTGCAATCCCCGGTAGCCGATGTACTCCATCGGCTTGTCGGCTATGAGCCACTGGTAGCGGCCGTGCAGGTGGCTCCACTGAAGGAAGGGCACGTACTCGGTGATCCTGCTGCGGCGGGTGTAGCCCCACATGGTGTTGAACATGAAGCGCCCGCCCCGAGTCAAGGTGAAGTGGGTACTGAGCCCTCGGTCCCCCCACTGTTGACCAAGGCCGATGCAGTCATCCGGTGAAGGCGAGGAGTCCTGGTGCTGCCACTCCACGCCCCAGGCGAAGCGCCCGAAGGCGCAGACCTCGTTGCCCCAGGCATTCAGGACGGCTTCCCACTGGCGGAACAGGGCGATTGCTGGTTGCGCGTCGGGTTGCTCGAACAGAGCATCGTTCATGGTTTCTCCTTCGATCCATGGAAACTCCGAATCGACGGGACGATGGAGTTGTCACGCCACGCGAATACCGCCTCACGCATCACGCGTCACGCGGCGTGTGTGCGCCTGGCTTCCACGATGGGTGATAGCCGTTGCGGGCCACGTTGGCGGCCGCGCTCAGGCCCTCCTTGATGCCGGTGAGGATGTTGTGGCTGGCCTGGCTCACGCCTTCTGGGTCGTAGTCGTTCCATCCTCGGCCCTGGTCGTCGCGCTCGCCCTCGATGTCCTTGGCGATCTGCTCGCGTTGCCTGGCGAGCATGTCCTCGGCGAATGCGAGCAGGTCCAGTTCAGCCTCCAGTCCTTCAGTGTCGGCGTAGCGGGTCGCGTCCAGGGTCTTGGCGACTCTCGCCATCACCCAGGGGTCCTTGTGCAAGTCGCTCGTCATCCCCACCCCTTGTCACCGTTGGGCCACAAGAACTCAGGCACCTCGTGGATGACCGTGCCATTCTGGATTCGGTAGCGCGAGAAGTCGGAGGACTCCTCGCCGTCCAGGTAGAGCGCGCCGATCATGGTCGCGCCCTGCTTCTTCGCGACATCGGCCAAGGTGCCAACTGTCTCGTCCAGGGTGTACGCCTTGAACGGCTCCTCGAGGCGGCACTCAACCTCGGTCCAGGAGTTGCCCGAGATCACCGCGATCTGCCCGTTGACCAGGCCCACGGTGTCCGGCGTGCCGCCCGACTTGCAGATCAACTCGCTTTCACCGTCCTCGTGCATGTCCAGCTGCTCGATCACGCTGTCGGGTAGGGATGGCTCGATCTTGTAGCCCCCTATGACGTAAGTCTCGTAGCCCATAAGTGCTCCTTGTGTCCTGGGTGGACCTGGGCTCCGCAGCGGCCGTGACAGGTGTCGCAGACGTACTCGGGCCAGTTGGCAGTCATCGTTCCCCCGCATCGTTGAGCGGTCAGATCGCGTTGTTCGATGTCGTTGCAGCAGGGAAGCTTCACGCTGATCGCCTCCCAAGGCTCGTGTTGGCCGTATGTGGAACGCTCGATCTCGTGGGACCAGCAAGTCCACCAATCGCGAGGTCGGCCGTCGGGTGGAGTGTCGACCGGAATCCAGGTCGTGCCGCTGGTTGCGCCGGTGTGCTTGAGCATCAGCTGGCAGTGGATGCACGGCGAGTTGCGGTAAGGCCCCTTCGGGTAGTGGTTCGGTCGGAGTTGGGTTTGGTCACGCATCGCCCTTGATCGCCTTCCTCATCCGATCGTGGAACTCGTCCCAGATCGCCTTGTTGACCTCTCGGTCGGGCACGCCTTCGATGGCGTCGAGCTGCGCCCGTCGCCACGAGTTGACCGCTTCGATCCGCTTGTCCTTCTCATGCTGCTCGAGCGTCTTGGGGGCCCAGCGCTTGGACTCGTTCTCGATCTGGGCGATCCGGTTCTGCTCGATCAGCTCAGCATGGATGGCCTCATCGAAGGGCCGCATGAGGTCGAACAGGGCCTGGTTCATGGGCGAGTAGGGCCAGTCCTCTTGATCGCGGTCGACCAGCGATCCGTCGTCGAGGTGGTACCACCGACCCTTGCTGCTCTCGGGCTCGTCAGTCCGCCATTCCACCCGGCGGTCGTGCGCGTGGCACAGGGAGTCCAGGTTCTCCACCATCGGGATTTCGGGCGGAACGTCCACGTCGAGGTCCTCGACGGCGTGAGCGGTGCCGTAGGGCGCGCCAGTCTCGTAGTGGAACTCCTCGAACAGGTACAGGTGGCCGAACTTCTCGCGGATGCCGATGAAGCCCCGGCTCTCGGCCCGCCACGCGCCGACGACGAGGTTCCGGGATCTGATGCGGTAGACGCGTCGATCCACAAGCTCGGGCATGGGGATGGATTCCATGAGGCTCCTCAGGATTTCGCGTGGGTGGTGTTGAGGTCCAATGTTCGGATTGAGGCTAGTCGAAGCTCACGCCTCACCTTGGCCGTCCTCTAGGAACTCGTCGGTCGGCTTGTCGCCCGTGAAGTCCGGGTCGATCCCGAACAGGTCGCTCGCCTTGGGGCGTGAGCGCTCGAGCATCGCGCCCATGACGAAGCCGTCGAAGTACGCCTGCACCGACTTGACGTAGGACTCGTGCGACGCGGGATCGCCCATCACCCGTATCCAGTCAGCGCCGGTCTCGATGTTGTGCAACGCCATGCCGGCCTGCATGGCGCAGTAGGCGATGGAGTCGAAGTCGCCGAGTGCTTCGTAGGCGGCTCGCCAGGAGGTCATGGCCTGGTTGATCGACGTGGCTTCCGTCTGGTCAGCCTTGAGCTTCAGGATGATCTCCGACAGCTTCCAGAAGTCGGGATGCTCCGGACGCTTGATGCCGGTCGGTGCGGTCAGGATGTCGTTGATGTCCATCAGGTTCCTCCCAGGATGGATTGAATGGCGGCCCGTTCTTCCTCAGGGTCAACTGGCGGCGGCTTGAGTGGAATCTCGCCGTCCTCCCAGAGGGTGGTGAGGAACTTCATCAGGTCGTACGCCTCCTCCCCTTCGGGAACGGGGCCGTTCGCGCGCTCCCATTCGGCGATCATGGCTGGGTCGGCTTTCGGAATGTCGAAGGCGCTGGCCCAGGGGACCTCGAAGCAGGTGGTGAACCATTCCTGCTGGATGTAGACGTCGGGATGATTGCCGATCGCGTCCGCCAGGCCCTTGTTCCACTCTTCGGCAGACGCCTGGGACTTGAAGGCTCCTGTCCAGAGCGGCTCGGCGGCCTCGACCATCGAGCCACCGCCACTGTGAAGTGCCACGACCCACATACTCATGGCATGACCTCCCTCAGGACGACACGCTTGCCCTTGATGCAGATGCGCTCGCTTTCGAGCTCACCCACTTCACCATCCTTGAGTGCGCAGGCGGTGTTGAAGTCGTCGTGCTGATTCAGGCGCTCGTCCAAACGCTCTGGGAGCGGCCAGATCGCCCAGGTAACGAACCCGACCAGGCTCAGGTAGACGGCTCCGGCCTTCCAGTTTCGCTCCATCACCGCGCCTCCTTGATGCTTTGGATCGCGGCTTCGATCTCATCGGGCTCGGGAGCCTCGAAGATGACCTCATATCGCTCTACCGGCAACTGCCAGGTGTGAGAGGAGGTCGCGTCGTCGAGGTGAATCCAGAGGTGCCCGTCGTTGGTGTGCTTGGGCTCGAAAGTCGGCCACTCCTCCTTGACGCGCGGGTCGGCCTCAGGATCGATGAGCGTGCCCACCTTCCCAATGAAGGAGTCCGAGCTTCCGTCGTCGATCACTATCACGCGGTCGCCGATCTTGACTGCCATGTCGTTACACCTCGTTGAGGATGTCGATGCGGGGGAGGTCGCACTCCTCCGCGAACTCGTCGAGGACCTCGGTGAGCGTCATGTTGTGCTGGCTTGGCAGCGTGAGGATGTGGTCGATGTTGTTCTGAACGTGCGTCCGAACCTCCTGGAGGAACTGCTCCATCCTGAACTTCTTGAGGTAGCCGGCGTCGGCCGGCAAGGTCGTCACTTCGTCGATCACCAGGTCGTCCGGCGTCTCGGTGATGTGAACCTGGAACATGACGCCCTCGAACGCACGTTCCTCACTCGTGGCGACATAGCCGTCGACTTGCAGTACATGCTTGGTGTTCACAGCGCCTCCAGGACCTTCTTGTTCACGTGCCGGAGTTGGCCGGTGGTGCATTCGTGCATCGCCTTGTCGTCCCGCTTGCGCAGGATGGTGGGCTGGTAGAGCCGCCCGCCGGCACCGGTGTAGAGGTAACGCACCTCGAGCACGTCACCCATGGCGATAGTCCCGCCCTTCTCCTTGCCAATCAGACTGGCGCGGCCCACTGAGACCACATCCCCGTCCTCGACCAGCCCCAGGTCCACGGAGTCCTTGCCGTCGGTTCGGACGCCCGTCACGATGCAGTCGGCGGTCGAGACGAACTTGAGCTTGAGCCACTCCTCGGTGCGGCCACCGGATCTGTAGGGCGAGTTCGCCTTCTTGAGCATGAGTCCCTCGAAGCCATCTTGCAGAGCGCGGCTGGCGAGTTTGATCTTCTCGTCGAGCGTCTTCGCCTGAGGTACCAACTTGAAGTCGTTGGGCACCGAGCCCAGGAAGGTCTCCAAGCCTGCGCGCCGCTGGAAGAGCGGCTTGTCGGCCCACAGCAGTGTGGGCGTCAGGGGCATGTCGAACACCCAGAAGACGTCTCCCACGAGCTCGCCGTCCAGCGCCCACTCCCCTGCCGGGAAGCGGAAGTCGATCACGCTGCGCGGCAACTTCTTGGAGTAGATCGAGCCGTTGCGGGTGATGGCGTTGCCGGGCATGTCCATGCCGGGCGACATCAGCAGGATGCGGTTGCCGTCCAACTTCTGCTCCATGACCCAGGAGTCGTCCTTGATGAATGCTTCGAGCGAGGTCACCTCGGCCGACTTGGCCAGTTGGGGGTACAACATCACTTCACCTCCAAGGTGATGATCGGGTCGAACTCGAAGAATCCGACGATGAGGCCGAATCCGTAGATGAGGAAGAAGAAGACGGCCACCGTGAACACGCCAGCGAACAACGCAGGCAGCCAGCCGGGGCCGATCTCGCCCATCCCTGTCACCAGGACCATCCACCAACAGCCAGCTGCGATGAACGGGGCCAGGATGAACAGCAGCGACAGCATCACTTGCTCCTGACGGGAAACTTCTCGATGTGCCAGAAGTCGCTGTAGTCACTCCGCTGGAGGTTCGCGCTCGCCCAGGAGGAGCCATCCTCCTGGAGGTACCAGCGCTTGACTTCTGGGCGTGACGCTTTGGCGACATCCGCGTCGACGAATACCTGCTCCACCTCGCTCCCCTCGTAGGGGAAGACGTGGGTGAGGACGAACACCTCCTCGACGGCTAGCTTCGGCCTAGGCATCAGACGGCCTCACGCTCCGCCTTGGCGGCCTCCACGGACGCCGAGAGCATGGCCAGGAGGTCCGGTGCGGCAGCGGGGGCCGCAGCGACCACGCGCTCGCCCTCGGCGGGCTTGCCGAAGTCGCCGGCACTGGCCTTCTCGTCGGCGAACGTCTGGATCAGGGCGGTTCGCTCGTCGGTGAAGTCCAGTGGCTGGTCCTCCCACACGGTCTTGATGAGCGTGCCCATCATGGCGACCTCGGCGTCGACGACCTCGGTCTCCGGGAACTCGCGCTGCTCACGAACAGCGTCGGTGTGGTGCACGAGCCACAGTCGCCCGTCGGGCATCAGGACGCAGGGCTTCGGCTTGCCTCGCGTGGTGAGCTCGCAGACCGCCATCGCGTTCTGCTCGCGCATCGCCTTGAACAGCGTCGCCATGAGCTTGGTTGCCACCGGGTCCGGCTTGCCCTTGGCCTTGCCTGAGTCGCCCTTGCGCGGCTCGGTGTAGAGCAGGCCGGAGGGGACGAAGTGACCCTGGTGGAAGTTGTGCTGCGGCTCGAACTCCCGGACGACCAGGGTGTCGGGCTGGAGCGTGAACAGTTGCTCGATCTCGTGGTCCTCCACGTAGACCGGGCCGTACTCGGTGTCGATCTTCTTGATGACCTCTGCGCCGGGTTCGAGCAGCTCGCCCGTTTCCTTGTTGGTCAGGCCGCGACCCACGGGAGCCTCGCCGTCGTCGGTGACGACGAACTGCTTGCGCGTGATGCCGTGGTCGGACACGGTGCCGGTGTAGAGGGTGATCGGGATGTTGACGAGGTTGAACGAGAGGTTGACCTTGTTCAGCGAGCGACCGCTGGGCTGTGCCTTCATGGTGGCCTCCTGGGGCCTAGGTTTGGACGAGTGTCAGTTTCTGCTGGCGAACCAGTTGTCGACACGCGCCGCAAGAGCGTATCGCGCATCGTCGAGCCGTTGGAGCAGATTTCGTCGTGGGCGTTCCGGGACTGAACGTTCGGAATGCTCCAGAGCGCAGAGCGCCGGGTAGAGGTCGGGCATGTCTCGCACGCACGTCAGGACCTCGATCACGAGGTCTCGGTCATGCGGGATCTTGTCGTCGTCCGTCGCGCCCGCTCCGACGCTTCGACCGTGGAAGAAGCCCCGGACGTAGCCCATGACGGCCGCATCCTTGACGAGCTGTTGCTCGTGCTCGGTCATGGCCTCCCACATCTTGCCGGCGGCGGTCAGGCGTTCGTTGTCGCGGGCTGCGAGGTACGCCTCGAAGCCCTCAGGCAGGCTGGTGGTCATTCCTGCACCTGCTCCGAGAAGGAGGCGAAGATGGACTCCACGACCCCCTCGACGCTGCCCGGAGTGGCCAGGAGCGCGTTCCAGGCGATGTAGGACTGGCTCTCGGGCTCCTCGTTGGTGCCAGCGATATGCCTGGGCACGAGCGGGTACTCGTGGTGCCCCACGGACTCGACTGCCATGGTGGTGACGAAGCGATCTCCCTCGAAGAACACCAGCACGTCGCCCATCGACAGCGAGCGGTTCTTGCGCTGGCGGTAGGCGGTCACCTGAGGCGCGTAGACGCCCAGGTCGGCCCTGATCGCTGTCAGGTGGTTGGCGCCGTCGACGTTGCACAGCGTCCACACCAGGTCGGCGGCCTGCTCCGGGTTATCGGCCACGATCTCGAAGTCGTGAGCGTGGAACAACTCGGAACCCTCAGAGTGGTAGCTGGCGAACATGCCCGGCCCCACAGCGTGCAGCACCTTGACGGTGAGGTTCATGACTCGTCCTTCCAATGAGTGTGCCGCCACGGGTTGTCCGCTCGCGCGGCCTCCTTGGCGGGTGTGGACCCTTCGTCCCAGGATGAGTACGTGACGTTCCGAGTGCGAACGAAGAACCGCTCGACCTCGGACATGTCCATGTTGTGCTCGTGCTCGTTCATCTCGTGGTAGTACAGGGCGGCCTTGGTCAGGGCGCTGTCGGCGCTGACACAACTTGCCACGAACTTCACCTCGCCGCCTTGGGTCGTGGTGAAGACGCCGTGCTGGACGGTGGTGATCACTCGATCGCCTTGAGCAGCTCCGCCCAGCGGGAGTTGGTGGCTCTGTACTGACTGGCGGCTGGGAACTCCCCACTCCCCAGGAACGCCCACAGGTAGCTAAGCGAGTCCATCGCGCCGTATAGGTACTCGGGATCGAGCGTGTCGACGTCCGCGTCCTTGATCTTGTCTCGCAACTGGAGCAGTTGCTCCTGAGTGATCTGGGCCATGTCCTATCCCTTCACTGGGACGACCTTGAGGCCGGCCTCGGTGGTGACGACTTTCTCCTTGAGCTTCTTGGCGCGCTTGCGCCAGTTGTCGTCGCGCCGCAGGTCGTCCAGAATGATGCCGATCCACACCACGTCGACCAGGATGTCGACGCTGTTCTGTAGGCCGGGCCCACCGAACACGGTGAGCGCAAGGTCTGCGATGAACACCAGCAACATGGGCACGCGGGCCACGTTCAGCAGGCGCGTGGACCGCACGACCAGGTTCACCCAGAAGCTGGCGGTTAGCGTGATCTTCTCCGCACTCTTCTTGGACAGGCGTTTGAAATACCACTGAGGCGCGTGCGGCCACGCGAAGATGAACGAGTCATCCTCGAACTTGATCGTTGGCATGAAGATCCGCGCAATGATCCGGACCGCCCAGGTGAGGGTGAACCAGATGATGAGGAGGTTCAGGGCGATCTCTATGGCGATCATCGTTTCCACACTCCAAACAGGGAGTCGGGCTTCCCGTCGCTGAACTTACCTCCGTAGAAGGTTCGTTCCTCGACCTGGAAGCCATGACGTTGCAGGTCGCCGGCGTGAACCTCGGCTACGTGTGTGGGGTCCATGCCCAGCACGTCCATGGTCATGGGGTTGGGCGTCGAGACGACGATACCGACGGTGGCCGCCGACTGCATTCGCTTGACCAGGAGCTCCCAGTTGTTCAGGTGCTCCAGGAGCTCGAGCGCGACGAACCAGTGAGCCTCGCGGGGCGGGGTCCAGTCGTTCAGATCGGTGCCGTCGATGCCGCCGTCCACGGGGATGTAGCGACCGCGCCAGCCGAACTCACCGCGCAGGCAGTAGTCGAACTCGGTCATGCCAGCCCCGACGTCGAACACCGTCATGGCATCGGTCAGGCCGATGGCGTGCATGACCCTGATGGAGTGGCGATACCGGATGGCACGCCACTGGTACTTCCCGGTTCGGTCGTCTGCGTACTGATCGCAGTTGGCGATCGTGGGAGTCCAGTCGGTCACAAGTCCTCCCTCGGGGTCCTGGGGGCGGGAGTGACGCCCTCTTTGGCGCACTCTTCGGCGTGGTACTTGCGGTACTCCTCGGGATGGGCCCGCCGCAAGCGCTTGAGCGCTCGCTGGCGGGCCCTGCTAGCGGCACGAATCTGCTGCCGCTGGCGTTCCCGAGCCTCGGGGGTGCGAGGCATTACTGGTCCTGCGGCTCCGGGGCCGGGGGCTCTGGCCTGACGTCCACCACGGCGGTAGCCAAGCGGCAGTAGTCCAGTTCCCAGGTCTCCACGGCCTCGCGGTCGAAGTCCTGGTTCTCCCTCACCGCCGCCAGTGCCTCGTACTGTCGACGGCACTTGAAGACCACTACGTCGCCAGGAAGCAACGCGGTGGCCTTGGTGTCACTGACCTTGAGGATGGACACGCTGCCCTCGCGGGCCAGCTCGGTGCTCGGCGAGGAGCTCTGCACCAGGATGCGGACGAAGCCCTTCCCCCCGGTCACCTCGCCGAAGTACGAACCGCTGAACGATCCGTAGCCGCCGAACACAGTGCCGCCCGAAGAGCCTTGGGCGGGTGCGATCTGGCGAGTGACCGAGTTGACCTCGGCCACGATCTCGCCCTCGATCGTGTACACCTCATCGTCCACGGCGACCTTGGAGCCGACCTTGTAGGACTGGCTGGAGTCGGACTCGACCTCCGGCTCCTCGTTGGCGGCCGAGCAGCCACTCAGCAGCGCTCCGGCCAGAATCGGCACAACCAGCATCCTCCTCATGACAGGCACCTTTCGATGTCGCGTTGTTCTTGGGCAGAGCCGGACTCGCCCGTGGAGTAGCAGTCGCCTTCACTTGTGAGCACCGTGAACACTGCCCACAGCACGAACACAACGACTGCGCCCAGCACCAGGATCAGGCAGCCGTTCGCCGCACCGGCTTCGTTCCGATGCTTCACTGGGGCGACCCGCCGTACAGGAACTGGTCGCGGTACGGGTTGCCGCACGACGGGGTGGTGACACACAGGTAGCGGAGGTATTCCTCGACTCCGCCGAACCCGTTGATCTCCTCCCGCTTCGCACGCGCCTCGGCCGCAGCCAGCGCCTCCTGCGCCTTGGCGGTTGCCACGTCGGCCTGCGCCTTCGCCTCAGCTGCGCGAGCCTGCGCGATTCCCGCCTGCTCGTCGGCGATGGCCTGGACGAGGTTGCCGTCCACCGGCTCCGGCTTCTGGATCAGGACCGTGAAGTCACGGAAGAAGTCACCACCTGCCTGCTCGTTCACCAAGCCCTCGATCGACTCGCGGACCTCGGTCTGCATCTCCAGGCGCACCGCGTCGTCGTTCCACACGTCGCGCCATTCGTACTCGGAGGCGACCCGGACCAGTGTGTTGTCCAGCGGTTTGCCGATGATGTCGTTGAGCATGTCCACCCAGCCGCTCGGGTAGTCGGCCGAAGTGGTCTCTCCGTCGTCGGTCACGTCGGCCTGGATCGCCGCGTCGTAGCGGGCCGCGACCTCTTCGTGCATCTCTCGGAGCACCGTGCAGTCGGTGTCGAGGCGGAACGTCAGGCGGACCGGCACGTACAGCTCGGCGGAGTCGGACGACACCACCTTGAACCTGCCGCGCTCGGCGTTGCCCGACTCGGACGCTTCGTAGCTGATCTGGCGGGTCGGGTAGTAGTAGTAGCGGTCGCCGGGTGAGAAGTCCCTAGAGGACGGCTCGATGCAGTCCTTGAACTTCTTCGCCTGGGTGGCTCCGCCGGAGTAGTGGACGCCCTTCAGGTCGGCGGGCGCTGATGTGGTCGAGCACCCGGTCAACAGCAGCGCCAGGGCTGCCACGGTTCCTCCGATGATCTTCTTCACAGTTCGTTACCCCTCTTGCGGTAGGTCGCGTTGGCTTCGTCCAGCGCGATGCGTGCGAATGAATCTCCGAGCGCGATGTGCTCGGGGGCTTGCATCTGGATGTTCTGCCGCATCGCCAGGAGGCGGCCGTACTCCTCCCGCTCTCCGCGAGTCAGGCTGTCCCTGCGGGGACCGATCGTGTTGTAGACCAATACGCCGATCCCTGCCAGCGCCAGCACTCCGAGAATGCTGGCAAGGACGATGAGTCCCATTACGAGTCCTCCTTGGGGGTCACGCGGTTCATGAGGAGCACGGTCATCTCGTGGATTTCGGTGTCTCCGTCGGGCCAGGCGTTGAGCCAGTCGGCCGCCTCCTGAGGGGTGTCGAACGGCCCGTGGTAGGTCACCGACTCCCGCTGCGTCTCCTCGTCCTCGACGTCGATTTCGCGACCCTCGGAGTCGGTGTTGTACTCGATCATGGCGAACCAGCACTCGCCGAAGCCGGCGGAAGTGATGATGTTGCCGTCGTCGTCACGGGGCAGGTCGGTCATGCGCTACTCCTCTGGTAGATCACGTTGTCGCCTCCGCGCGTCTGCGGGTGGCGAACGTAGCCCTTCGCTCTTAGACGGATGTCCAGAACGTCGATCACGGCATCCTCGACCACGTGGCCGAGTTCGTAGCGCACGTCCTGAGAGCACGCCTCACATATGCCCGCGACGACGACATCGCCACCGAATCGTCTGGTACCGACGGTGTGGATCAGCAGCTTGTCGTGCTGGCAGGTGTTTGCCGCCTTCTTCTTGCGCCAACGGCCCACGTACTTGCAGATCACGGCCCCAACGAGGCAGCCGATGGCGAATGCGATCAGGACGAGAACGCTCATCGGTCATCCTTCCGGTTGTTGAGGTAGTCCGCCACGACGTTGCGCGCGTCCTCGGCGTCCCACATGCCCTGGTCGATCATGGTGACGACCTGGTGGAGCATGTCCAGGTCGGGCCTGCCGTGACCCGCCTCGAAGGGCTGCGTCACCTCGACGCGTCGCGCCTTGGCCAACTCAGCATTGGCCTCGCGCGTCTCGGCCTCCACCTCGTCGGCGATGTCGAGCACGAACATCATGGAGGACAGGAGCGCCTGCTTGAACTGCGACTTCTGGAAGCCCTCCAGGTCGTCCCAGGGCGTCTCAACGAGGCCGGCCTGCACGTTGGCCTCGTGAGTCCGGCTCGCCATGCGCTCCATGATCTCGGTCAGATTGTGCTCGCTGCGGTTGGTCATTCGGGCACCTCCACGCTGTTGCCGGGGAACACGCAGAGCCCGTGGTCGGACCTGTCCAGCAGGTCCGCCGGCACCCAGCCGCCTCCCCGCTCGACGCAGTTGGCCTCGCGGCCCGCCTCGCTGGTCTTGTAGTCCTCGGGCGTTTGTGGGTCGTCGTCGATCCAAATGGCCCAGATGCCGGCGGTCAGGACCAGCGCCACGGCGAAGGCGATGCCGGTCGAGATCCAGGCCATGGTGCGCTGGGCCTTCCGGTTCTCCTTGGCGACCTTGATGTCCCGGTTGGCCTCGATCTGCACGAGCTCGCGCTGTTGCTCAGCCTCGAACCGAAGTCGGTCCATCGTTTCGATGTGCGTCTCGGGGATGGTGAAGTCCTCGGTCATCACTCCACCTCACGCATGGTCTCGACGTTGTAGACCTTGTAGTTCGGGCTGTCGAGGTCCTGGCGCACCCTGCCCCAGGTCGAGTGGGCCGCGCCTATGAACCACTCGCCGTCGTGCTTGGAATGGGTCCTGACGGGGCGGTCGTACACCGTCTCGACGGTCAGGTAGGTGCCGTCCGCAAAGTAGTCCTTGCGACGGTTCTCGACCTCGGAGCGAACCGTACGCGCTCGCTCGAGCTCGGCCTCGGCTCGCTCGACGGCTCGGTTGGCTACCTCCAGCTCGCGCTCGTCCTGGGTCATGGGCTTGACCTTGGCGACCTCACGCTGCTTGGACCTGGATGCCCTGTAGATGTCCTCCTGCGAGATGCCGAGCGCCACTCTGCCGACCTCGACCTTCAGGGCGCTTGCCCGCTCGGACAGGCTGGGGTGTTGGGTCGCTCCCCGCTTGAACCTTTCCAGTCTCTTGACCAGCTCGATGGCGTCGCGCCTCTTGCCGTACTCGTCGTGGCTCCTGCCGTACTCGGCCTGGAGCGTGCGCCACTCCTCCTCGATGGCCAGGAGGTTCAGGTTGAGGTTGTTGTGCTTGCGCTCCTCGCAGCAGGTTCCCAGCGGGTGGCATCCGCACGCGCTGTGGCAGATGGGCATGTCAGTTCTCCTCGTGGTAGGGAACGAAGGCGGGCGTCTTGACGGTCCTGGTCACGGTGGCACCGTCCAGAGCCTCGCAGTACCAGCGGTAGGCGGCTGCGAACTGCTGGGTGAACCCGGTCTCGTCGGTCACGTCCCAGAACGCACCGCCTTCGACCTTGACGACTGAGGTGATGACCCGCTTGCCGCCGCGAGCCTGACCCTTGACGAAGGGCCGCACCGTCATGCCCTTCTCCAGGTGCTTGGTCTTGATCACCCCGTCATGGATGGACTGGACCTCCGTGGGCACCAGGCCCGGTCGGACGACCTTGGCCTTGCCGTCGGAGTCGACCTGGGCGACCTGGCGCTGCTTGGCCAGGTTGGCGAGGAGTGTGGGGTTCGGCGTGGACATGACATAGCCTCCTGGGGCTTCGGTTGGGATTCTGACGGGCGTCAGAACCTCGTCCCCCGCCTGGCCTCGGAACCAGGGCGGGCCGCTTTGACGGCGCTCGGGGGCAGCGGCTAGTTCCCGCTGAGGCGGCGACGCATGCCTGCGCCGCCGATCAATGCCAGACCACCGACCACCAGCCAGGCCCACAGGCTGTTGTCGTTGCTGGTCGGGGTGCTGCTCAGGCCAGCGTCGACCGCTGTGGGAACCTCCGGCATGGCCGGCGTCTCGGGCTGGTCGGGCTGGCTCGGCTGCTCCGGCACCTCGTGGATCACGGGCGGGCTCACCGGGGGCTGGCAGTCCGGGTTGTAGATCGGTCGCCCAATCGTCGGACACTCGACCGGAGGCTCGTCACACTGGCCCGGCTCGACCGGCGTCTCGGTGACCGTGACCGCGTTCCACGGCTCGCCCAGGACCCACTCGCTGGTGCCCTCGTCCCAGACGTACGGGGTGGTGGTCACCGTGTGGATGGTCACCTGCACCTTGTCGTCGCAGTCGAGCGAGGTCTCCGAGGTCTCCTGGACCAGCGGCTCGGGCTGCTCAGGCTGGTCGGGCGGACACTCCACGGCCGGGTGGTCGAAGGCGAAGCGGTATTCGGTCAGGTAGTCGTAGACCTTCACCCGCTCCAAGTAGAACCAGTCGCCTTTGCCGGAGCCGCCGTGACTGCGGAAGTACGGGCCTTCGACGCCGACGTTGTGGGGGTCGCCCTTCACGTTGGGCTGCCAGCGCGGGTCGGGGAACGGCGGCGGCTGAGTGTTGGACTCCCACGGGCCGTTCCAGGAGTACCGCTGCCAGCCCTCCTCGACGAGCACCTCAGTGGTGCGCTTGTCGACCTGGTACCAGCCGGGTCCGGGCGACTCGGCGACCCATCCGGTCGTCTCGGTCCAGGCGTCCTTGGGGGCGCAATCGTCGGTCGCAGTGGCTGGTGCGATGGTGATGGAGAAGAGACCCAGGCTCACGGCCAGGAGGGTCAGGATGGTGATGAGCAGGCGCTTCATGAAGCGCTCCTTTCGAGAGGGTGGTGCAGTTGGGGGTAGAGCGGGGGGCAGCCGGGAGCCTACGTCAGTTGCAGGCTCCCGGCGTGATGCTCAGTAGCGACGTGTCGTGCTGCCGAGCAGGCGGTGGTAGTCGGCGGTGGAGACCGGGACCTTGACCTCGGCGCTCATCTCCAGGAGTTCGATTGCGGTGGAGAGTTCCTGGGTGTCGCGTTCCAGGTTCTGCTTGATCTGTTCGAGGTAGTACTTGGCGTGCTCGACCTCGTAGCGGTGTCCCTCCTTCTTGGGCTTCTCCGGCACGCTCTTGGTGCTGCTGGCGAGGTTGCCGGCTGCGGTGGTCCGGATCTCACCGGCCTTGAGCATCTTGGCGACCTTGGCGAACCACTTCGCGGTCGCGGCGGCGTGGTCGTACTTCGAGTCGGCCAGCGCTTGGTACTTGTCGATCTCGACCTGGTAGTTGGCGGTGATCTCGTCGATCTTCGCCTGGAGCTTGGCGATCAGGTCGGCACGGTTGATCTTGATGTGGGCTTCCACGTCACGCCTCCTTGGTGAGGTTCTGCTGGGCGACGTCACCGCTCTCGGTCTTGAACACGACGACGGCGGCGACCCGGCCCTTGCCCGAGCTGGCCACGATCTCGGGCTTGCCGGTCTTGTGGACCCGGACGATGGCCTCGGCAAGTGCGGGCCCACCGTAGACGCGGCCCTTGGTGTGCTTGTAGCCCTGCTTCTCGACCAGCGCGTCGGCGGGGTTCTTGGCCTCGACAGCCTCGGCAGCGAGCGCCTCGGCAGCCTCCTCCTCAGAGAAGCCGGCGGCGAGCAGCGTGGCGGTGGCGTCGAGCTCGGGTTCGGGCTGCGTGTTCTTGCGGATGCGGTCGAAGGCGACCTTGGCCTTGGCCTGGGTACCCAGAACGGCGACGAGCGCCTGGAACTGCGGGTCGTTCTTGGTGGCGGCGTTGATGCCCATGATGGTGGCCTCCTGTGGCCTCGTGTGGACACGCTGCACGGGATCGTGCGGCGTGGGGGATTCTTCTTCGGTTCCTCGGACTACTCCGAAATGTTGGGACGAAAGAGTTGTCACGCTACGTGTAGAACGCCTCACGCGTCACGCATCATGCGTCACGCGGTGTGCGACCCAGGATCGAGGCGATGGCTTCCTGCTCGGCCGCCTCAGCCTTGAGCAACTGGGCAGCGGCCAGTTTGTCGTGGTGAGCCATGACGTACTCGACCGCATCCTTGGCCTCCTTCAGTCCGATGCCGGCTCGCTGACGCACCTCCTTGATGGCGTTGATCTTCTTCTCGGGGATGTAGACGAGGATGTCCTCCTCGCCCATGATCCATTCGGCCACACCCACCACATCGACACCCTCCAGGGCGATGGCGAGCGTGCGTCCGCCGATGTCGATCATCTCGATGGCGGCGGCGATCGCCATGGAGGGTTGACGCTTGGACAGCGCCCTGATCCTCTCCTCGAAGTTCACGCTTCACTCACTCCCTTCACCATGTCCTCGCCGGTGACCAGCATGGCGAGGTGCTCGATCAGCGCCTCGGCGGCCTCAGCTGCGCTGGCGTACTTGAGCGTGGGCCGCAGCGGCTGGCGTACCGCAGGCTCGTCAGGAAGGTAGAACAACTCGAAGTCGCTCGCCATCACTGCGTGCGGACGACCACCTGGGCCCCGCATCGACCAGCCGATCATGTGCTGGTCGAACGAGTCGATCACCGAGATGATGAAACCCGGCAGCCAGTCGAACTCGTTGCGGACGTACTGACGAGCGGCGTCGCCTCGGGCCTTGCGAGCCCGGTCCATTGTCCACTCCTTGCCGTCCCGGTTGCGACCGGTCGTGGCGTTGACCACGGCCTGCCACAACCACTCACCCTCACCGTCAGGAGCCGAGCGGAACACGTCCTCGGCGTGCTTGCGCCACTTGAACGCGCCGTCGGCCCTGGTGTTGTCGAGCAGCAACTCGGCCAGCACGTCGAGTCCACGCTCTGCGATAGCAGCGTTGATCGCCGTGGCCAGCAGGGCGGGGTCGATACCACCAGGACGCTGGAACCTCGCGCCCTGGAACGCTGGCGCTCGGTCGGCCTTGAACCGGCTCATCATCGGGTCGTCGCCGACGCCGTTGATGTTGGCCATGATCGTGGCTACCAGGTCGATGTTCTGCCACTTCAGGTTGTGCGAGCGGAAGTACACGTCGATCATCGTGTCCATCACTCGGTTGTTGGTGACCTGCATCAGCCACTTGCGAGCCTTGCTGATCTGCTTGCGCTCAGCTCGCTCGTCATCGGTCAGCTGGTCACCGGGCACGTCACCCGTGCGCTTGGTCTCGCCACCGATCTGCTCGGCGGCCACCTCCAGCACGTCCAGGTCCTGATCGGACTTGGCGAGCATCAGCGCCATGGACTCGAGCACGTTGGCACCCACGTCGTCGGCGACGTCTCCGAGGTACCGGCCAGCCCAGCGTCGCTTGCTCTCAGCGATTCGGACGACCGTCGGAAACATGTGGGCCATGACTGCCCACGCCTGCTTCATGCGTGCTTCGTCGGGCTGACTCGGCGAGTTGACGATCTCGTCGAAGGCCAGCTTGCGCGCAGCTCGGGCACGAGCCGTCGCCTTGCGCTTCAGGCTCTTGTCGGCCTTGGCTGCCGCCAGTCCCTCGAACCTCGCCTCTTCCAAGGCGAGGCCCATGTTGTCACCCAGGCCGTCGACCTGGACCATGTTGCGAGCGGGATGCTTGTCGGACCCCTTGCGCAAGCCGGCGTCGGCCATGCTTGCGAGGTCGTGGTTGGCGAACGGGTTGTCCTCGGGACGATCCACCTTGGCTCGCTTGTGCTCCTCGAGCGCAGCGGTCAGGCGTTCGACCAGGGATCGGTCAGTCGTCTTCATGCGGCCTCCTTGGGCCTGTGTTCAGTGGTTCAGGTAGTCGATGTACGAGTCGTCGAGTGAGTGCTCACCGGAGCCTGAGTAGTAGTAGCCGTCGTCCGGGTCGGGCGGTGCCTCACCGTAGGCCTGGGCCATGGCGAGCGTGTCACGCTCGATGTCCTCGTCGGTCTCGTCGGGGCAGTACCCATCCTGCATGTAGTGCTTGGTCGAGCCGCACCGACACGCGCGACCCTGGAGCTCGGCGAGCCGGTCCAGGCAGGCGGTGCAGTTGACGTTGGTCGAGCAGTCCCGGACCAGGTTGTCCTTGTCCGGAGTTGCGCCACACAGCGTGGCCTGCACGTCGTTGGTCTTGAGGTCGAACAGGTGGCGCGTCATGGCCGACGCTCGCGGGTGTACTCCGGCAGGCCCAGGAACTCGCCGGTTGGCGTCATGAACCACCACCAGAATGCTTTCAATGCGCGCTTCATGAGGAGATCCTTCCTTCGGGGTCGCACCCCACGTAGATCTTGTCGCCGATCCAGCCAGCGACGTAGCCCTCGGGCAGGTCGAAGGTGGGCCGGAAGTTGGCTGGGTCGAACGGGACGTCGTAGCGGTTGCACAGGTCGTGCAATGCCTTCTGTTGGGCCTCGGTCATGGTCGCTCCTTGTGGTGGATGGCGTTGTGCTCCCTGCGTAGCTCGAAGCACACCACGCAGGGGTTGAACACCTGGCTGATGGGCGTGGGCCCGGATCTGATGACCTTGGGGACGCCGCAGAAGGCGGTCACCGTGTCGCCGATCCCCACGTCTGGCAAGCACGTGGCGCACGCGCCGTGTACTGGTGCGTGCGCCGACGTGGTGGATTGCTCTACGCGCTCCTCGGTTGCTGTCGTCACTTCTGCGACTCCTTCCAGGCGAGGAACTCGGCGAGATCCTCCTCCTTGACGTCGTGCTGGGCCAGGGTGTTGGCCAGCCTGATCTTGTCCTGGACGTAGCCGCCACCGGGCTGCCGGCGCTTGTACTCACTCGCCAGGAACTCGTTGATGCGGCGGCCGAGCAGGGAGTTGCGGTCCTTGTCGCCTCGGATGCCCTTGTACTGCTCGAACAGGTGGTTGTACGGAGCCTTGCGGCTCTTGGGGCTCAGGTCCTGGAAGTGCTCGACCATCTCTGGGGTGAACACGATCTCGGACACCGGCATCTTGTGCGGGTCGACGCCCTCAGGTGCCCACGGCACGATGCTGGGCTGCCTGGTGACCGGACGGACCAGTGCGGGTGCGTCCGGGTTCAGGCCGGCGGCCAGCAGGGTCTCGCGGCGCTGGGCTTCGGTCTTGGGCATGGTTGTTGCCTCCTTGTGCTGGTTTGAACGGGTGTCTGGATCAGTTGCCGGTGACGAGCATGAGCAAGAGCGCGCCCATCATCAGCGAGCCGAACAGGATCGCTCCGAGGTCGAAGTCGTTGCTGTCGGTCACCTTGCGTCGCAGGCCGTTGTGGATCACGGATGCCGTGTCGATGAGCAGGTAGACCGCCAGCGTGACGTACTGCCAGGAGAGGTGATCCGCGCCGGTGACCAGCAGCGCCATCTGCGCCACGTTCCAGAGCGTCATCACCACGATCGTGACGGGCCCGCGCCTGAAGGGACGGGTGGTGAGCCAGATGCCGATGAACAGATCCAAGACCAGCCAGACGAACAGCACCTGGTGCTGCCAGGACATGTCGGTGTAGAGCTCGTACATAGGTGGCCTCCTTGGGCCTCGGTGTTGCGGGTGGTCAGCGCCGGTCGTCCTGAGTAGGAGCCAGTCGGTCGGTCTCGTCGTGAATGACGACACCTGGGGTCTCGCGGAGCGCGTCGCCGTGCTCCTTGGCGTGGTGGGCGCAGAACCGAAGTTCTCCACCCGTGGGCAAGGTGGCGAGCAGGTACGCCTGCGCTCCACAGCGGTCACAGCGGTCGATGGCGGTCAGGGACTGTGCGGCCTGGACGGTCATGACTCCTCCTCTGTTGAGTTGTTCATCGGTTACTGCTGGGTCAGGTTGTGCTGACGGGGTGCAGGGCGGCGACGTTGGGGTCGTCGTCACACGTCTTGCAGATCGGCCGACCGGGGTTGTCGTCGTTGATGTGACCACCCTCAGCGCACTCATCGGGGTTGTCCCAGGTGATCGCTCGCACGCTCACGTCGGAGTCGCCGATGATCCGGTTGAGTAGGTCCTCGCCGTACCCCGTGGCCTGCGCGACAGCTTCACTGGCGGCCGTCTTGCAGATCTCCTCGATACTGGCCGAGTGGTGCTCGTTCAGGTCCACGGTGAAGGTGACCAGTTGGATGCCGAAGAAGGAGACGAAGGAACCGGTCACGTGGTACGCGGTGATGGCACCGGACTCGACGGCAGCGCCTAGCACGGCGTCCATGAACTCCTTGCCGTGGGTGTCGCCGAACACCTGGTACTCAGCGACCAGGCGCAGCGGCACGGTGTCGGTGGTGGTCTCGGTCATGGTGGTCCTCGTTTCCTGTGCGTTGAGTTGTGCGTTGAGTGCGGCCTGGCAGGTGGGGCAGTACCACCGTCCATGGATCGTCGGCGCGGTGGTGCCACCCTCCTCCCAAACCAGCGGGGTGAAGTGGATGCTGCATGCGTCAGGCTTCATGACAACCTCGCTGCGAGACTTCTGAGCAGGCGCTCGATGGGCTCACGCTGCTGGTTGTTGTCGAGGGTGATCCGGTACTCGACCTTGGTCATCACCCGCTTGGTGAACCAGCCGCGTTGGCCGATCACCTTCTCGTTGAGCGCGGTGACGGAGACTGCACTGTCGGGGCATCCCTCCTGCACTCGATCGGCCATGTAGCGCAGCGACCGCATGAATCCGTCGACCTCATCGGCGTAGCCCCACACGCGGCCGGTGATCACCCCGGTCACACCACACCGACCCTGACCAGGTGCTCGAGCGCCTCGTCGTAGGTCTTGCCGGTCACCTTGGCGAACGCTTCGACCTTGGCAACCTTGGCCTTGGCGTCAGGCTCGACCACAGCCACCAGGCGCTCCTGCTCGGGGGCGTCCTTGAACAGCCGCTTGTGGAGCTTGCGCACCTCGGCGTAGGTGACGTCGGGACTGAGCAGCGTCTCGCCCAGCGAGTGCAGCACCTTGTTGTACGGGCTGCGCTCGTCGCGTGACACGGCCTCGTCCAGGTTGACCTCGGTGAAGTCCAGGGCGGGCACCTTCTTGCCGTTGACGGCGAACCCTCCCATCCACTTCTTGTGCAGGCTCTGCTCGGCGCGGTCAGCCTTCAACTGCGCCTTGTCGCGGGCCTCACGCTCGGCCTTCTCGCGGATAGCCTGCTCCCTGCGCTCGGCCAGCGCAAGAGCCTCCTCGGCCTCCATCAGGTCACGCGCCTTGCCGGCCGCCTCGGCCAACTCGGCGTTGGTGAAGTTGCTCAGGTTGAGCACGGGCTCCTCCTTCCACTCGGGCTTCTCGACACGGGCGTCGTGAATCACGATGCCCTGCTTGCCGTTGGTGCGTACCAGGGCACACGCCTGGCACACGGCGGTCCTAGGCATGGCGGTCAGGATCGCCAGATCCACGCCCTCGGGTGCGATCTCCACCATGAGCGGGCTCTGGCAGTCCGCGCAGTTGGTCTCGATCCAGCCCTCGCTGCGCAGGTCGATCTCCACGCCGTTGATCACGGTCACGGGCATGTCGGCCAGGCTCGGTTCGGGCTCGGCCCTGACTCCGGTGTGGGTCTGCTCGGAGTGGCTGCACGCGCACAGCTTGAAGCCGTCCTGGACTGTGCCGGAGGGCAGGAAGCCTTCGCACTCAGCCTTGCAGCGCACTGCGCCACACGCCTTGCCGAGAATGGCCTTGGGCTGGGGTGTCACGTCGACACCAGCCTTCAGGTTGGTCTTCACGCGCTCGAGCGCCTCGATCTGCTCAGGTGAGAGCAGGTTGTTGATGTCGGTCATGCGTCTATCCTTCCGTGGTTCTCGACCCCGTGCTCGGAGTCGATCTTGTGGTGCTCGCGCACGATGGCGCGCTTGAGCAGGGGCCAGATCAGCCCCAGGAACAGCAGGTCGACGAGGATCATGAAGGTCACCTCGGCGGCCATGTGGGCAGGGTCGGCGACGATGTGCCACCACGCGGCCAGGAAGTCCATCAGGGCAGCGCCTTCCCGATCACGTAGACCAGGAGGACCATCCCTCCCACGTAGGCCAGGGCGGCCACGGCGTAGAGCGTGGCCCCGGTCTTGGACAGCTGGCGCGCTCTGTGCTTGCTCATCCGATGCCTCCGAACTTCTCGTAGGGGCTGGGCTCGGCCGGCTCGGCGACGGCCGGCGGCTTGGCGCGCAGCGTGAAGGGTGGGCGCTCCACCTTGGCTCGGCGGTCGGCTCGCACCTGAGCGATCAGGCGGCGTTGGGTCCTGGCAGCCTTGACTGCCTTGGCGCGTTCGGTGGGTGTCATCACATGCTCCTCGATGTGAAGGGGTTGGGGCCTGGGCGGTTGCTCAGGCTGGTGGTAGGCCGGTTGCCCGGTCGTGGTGTTGGGCGTGGTGCCCGTTTCGGCACGGGCAGGAAGGGGTTGCGGCCGGGCCTCGGGCCCATGCCTGCATCCGGTACGGGGATGGGCTCGGGACGTGGAGCCTTGGCGCGCTGGCCCTCCTGCAAGAGCAGCATCCGCAGCGTGTTGCCGGGTGCGCGGTCCTCGCGCTCGCCGTACTTGGCCACGATCCACTCGCGGCCGAGCATCACAGCCTCAGCCACGGGCCTGGCCACCCAGGACTGGTGGGTCTTGACGTACTCGCCCGCCAGGCGCAGCACCTCGACGACGTGCTTGGACTCGACGCACAGGTCCTCAGCCAGTTGCCACACCCGGACGTAGTTGCCCTCGCGCAGCGGCTCGGGGCGCACCGGGTTCGGGCCCTCGATCACCCACGCGTCACCCAGGGCGTCGAAGAACTCGCTGGTGGGCGTGGCGAGCCAGTGGCGGTCGAACTCGTCCTCGGGCCAGTCCTCCTGTTCGGGCTCCTCGTACTGCTCGCAGTCCAGCCGGAAGGGAGAGCAGTCGTGGTGGTCGGAGCAGGAGTACTCGGGCTCGCCGTTGAGCAACTCGCGCTCCCAGTCGGCCAGCGGCTCCCACTCGGGCTCGCTCTGGACCGGCTCGGACCAGCCCAGGAGTTCGCGCTCCCAGTCAGCCAGGGGCTCTTCGTAGCGCTCGTCGGGCTCGGGCTGACGCTTCCACCAGTCGATCTGCCCGGCGGCGCTCAGGCCGTCGCCCACCATGCGCTCGGGCTCGGGCTCGGCGAGGCTCTCGACGATGGCCTGGCGCTTGGTCAGGCCATCGGGCTTGCGCCCGCACCAGTAGCACCCCTGGCAGCCGTCGCTGCGGCCGGCACGGTGTGTGCCCTTGATGCGAGGGTGATCGGTGTTGCTCATTGTGCATCTCCCTTCGGAGTGTCTGCTCGGGCTGAGCAGGCCGAGCCAACGCACAAGCGCCCGCACCCGGACAGGTGAGGGTTTGCCTCACCCACCCAGGGGTCACGCTTGTGCGCTGGACAGCCCGCTAGCGGGCTAGGAGAGGACCAGGACGTGGTGGACGTGCGCCCACGCCACCTGGGCCTCGTGGTACTTGGAGCCGTAGACCGGGCTCTCGAGCCTGCCGGTGTGCGGCTGGACGACGATGCCCTCCTCGGTCGGGAAGTGGCCGGTGCGCGCCTGGATGGAGCCGCGCGTCAGTCGCTGGTCGATCGTGGGCAGCGCCTTGGCCTCGACCAGGACTGTGGCCTCGTCCCCGATGAACACGGCGAAGTCACCCGTCTCGTCGTAGTAGTCCGGCACCCGGAACACCGTGATGTCGGGCTGGATGGCGCTGGCTGGCTTCCTGCGCGGCTTGCGCACTCGGGCCGGCGCGTCAGGGTCGACGACGGCGAGCAGGTTCTCGGTCATCTGGCTCTGGGTGGTGGTCATGGCTGCCTCCTTGGGGCATCGGTGTTGCGTGTGACTTCGGACGGGCGTCTGAAGTCAGTTGTGCGGGTTGCGCTTGTCGTGCACCGCGATCGCCACGATGGCGAGTGCGGCCACGACCAGCAGGAACAGGCCGGTGGGCGAGAGCACGAGTGCCGCGATGGCCTCGCGTGCGGTCGGCTCGTCCATCAGGCACCGAAGTCGTCGAAGCTCAGGGCCGCGTAGGTCCTGCGCAGTCGGACGTGGAGCATCCGCATGGTCAGGCTCTGGGGCCTGCGCTGCGGGTTGCGGGCCAGGATGCGCTTGACCACGGCCTGACTCACGGGCCTACCGCCCGCGTCCTCGCTGTGGAAGATCACCTGAGCCCGGATCGGGTCAGGGTGGGTGAGCAGCAGCCGCGCCTCCTCGTCGAGCATGGGCGTGTCGCCCCAACTGCGCCGGTCGAAGTTGGGGCTGATCGGGTCCAGGCTGTCGTCGTACTCGCTCATGTCAGTAGCCCATCTGCTCGGCGTAGTGGTCACGCTGGCTGCGCGCCTCGGTGTCGCACTCGTCGCGGCAGAACGTCGCCTCGACTGCGCGGTTGCCCTCGTCGGTCACCTCGTGCCAGGACAGGCGCGAGGTGTCGTCGTCGGCGAAGTAGGTCACGTTCAGCGTGGCCCCGGCGAGCGGCACGAAGGACACCACCGAGGCGAGCACGCGGTTCTTGAAGGCGTGCTCGCTGTGCTGGTCCTCGGGCGAGACCTGCTCGCCTCCGGGCTCCTGCGCCATGACCCAGGACCTGTCCAGCGGCCCGTCGCAGTCGATCGAGCGGCTCTCCAGGTGTGCGTGCAGTGCGCTCATCGCGCACCTCCTTTCGTCAGGGTTGACGGTCAACCCAAGGCCGGGGGCCAGCGCCCGAAACGCTGGCCCCCACCCTGCTGCGACCGTCAGGCCGTCAGGGTTGCTCAGACCTGCGCGGCCACGGCCGCGTCGATCTCGTGGCGGTCGAACTTGCCGGTCTCGGCGAGCGACTCGCGCAGCGCCCACTCCGAGCGCGGCGTGATCCGGCCCATCGCGTCACGCGGGCCGTCGGCCGGGCGCACCTTGGCCGGCGCGTTGGCGTCAACCTTGGCGACCTGGCGGGTGCCCTTGCGACCCTTGGCCTTCGAGCCCTTCTTGGCGCTCGACTTCTTGGCCTTGGCGGCCGACTTGGTGCCCACGCTGGGCGTGCCGAACTCGCCGGTCAGGACCTTGGTCTTGCGGCCCTCGCCGATGGCCCACGGGCCCGTGAGCTCCTGCTCGCCCGCCACGACCGCCTCGGCGATCGCGTTGACCGACAGGCCCTGCGCCCACTTGTGGGTGCGCTTGAACGCGGCCTGGTTCTTGCGGGTCAGGTACCGGACCTCGCCCTTGGGCGCGGCCTTGGTGCCCTTGGCCTTGGTGCTGGCCTTCGAGCCCGCCTTGGAGCCCTTCTTGGCCGTGTTGGGCACGTTGCCCTCCAGGGCCGACAGCAGCGCGGTGATCTGCTCGCCGAGGGTCTCGACGGACTGCTCGAGCACGCTGATGCGGGTGTTGTTCGTCATGACATGACCTCCTGGGTCGGTTGCGTGCCTGGACTTCCCAGGTCACGCGCCTGCGGCATCGCATGACCGCCGTCGAATCGGCGGCCCGCTGTGCGCCCACAGGCTGGATGTGCGTCTATGTGCAGACGACACGCCCACCGAGCCGCTTCAAACGGGCGTCTGAAGCGGTCGGAAGGGGTGTGTCAGGCGGGGGTGCCCTGGATGTAGCACCCGTAGTTGCTGTTGTGCGCCACGACCCTGCGGCCGTGCTCGTTGGCGTAGACCTTGCAACCGAAGGCGCACTCGCTCATGGCGACCTCGCCCCAGGTGCCCTCGGGCAGGGGCTCGGTCACGCCGATCTCCACAGGGCGGCCCTCCATGAGCGCCTGCTCGGTGGGGGACATCTGGCGCTCCAGCACGTGGCTCAGGCGCACGGTGGTGTCCACGCCGTCCTCCAGGGCCGCCTGAGCGGGGGTCCGGGAGAAGCGGTGCTTGCGCGTCTGGGGCACGTGCACCTTGGCCGGCGCGATCGGGGTCACCTCGGCGAGCAGGTGCTTGGGCAGGGTGGTGGTGGTGTCCTGCATGGGGTTGCCTCCTTGGGCATCTGCACATAGGGGCTTTCCCTAGGTGCGGTTCTGGACGGGCGTCCATAGCGCGCCCTCCTGGGAGGGCGGCTAAAGCAGCCGGTCAGAGGGTGGGGCTCAGGTAGACGCCCTGGTGGTCGCAGTAGGGCGAGCACCAGGGCACCGTGGGGAGCGTGCCGTAGATCGCCATGCGCACAGTGGAGTGGGTGCGCTTGGAGTCCTGGCGCTGGTTGCGCCGGGTGCCCTCATGCGCCTCTGCGCACAGGGTGTTGAAGGTGGCCCCGATGTCGGGGTCATGGGTGCGGTAGACCGTCACCATGCGACGTTTCATGCGCGCCTCCTCAGGCGTAGTGGGTTCTGGTGCTCGAGCGCGTCCTGCACGCGCTCGCTTAGCTCGACACGCTGGGTGGTGCGGTCACGGTCGAACCGGGCGATAGCGGACATCTCGCCACGGGCCTTGCTGTGGGCGTAGTGCTTGCGCATCCGGTGCGTCACGCCCACCCGGTAGTCAGGCGCACCGTGGTTGAACCGGGGCCGTGCTGCCACCAGGGCGATCAGGTCACGCCCCTGCTGGGTGCGGGCCTCGTACTGGGCGCTCATGCGAACACCGGGTGAGTGCCGTCGATCACGGACACGGGCACAACGGCGGTCACGAAGTAGCAACCCCGAGGCGCAGGGGCCGAGCACACGATCGCTCCCCCCAGGCCCAGGATCACGCGCCTGAAGTTAGCCAGGTGCTCAGCAGCAACCGTCTCTGTGGGCAGGGCGTGCATGACCACAGGTGCACTCGTGGTGTAGGGCACGGTCAGTGTGGTGGTGGGAGTAGGGGCGTGTGTGTGCTTGCGTCGGAACATGGGTCAGTCCTCCTGTGTGTGGGTCAGCGTTGCGCAGCGGATTGCGGCGCAGATTGGAGCGCTGTTATGCACATATGGGCGGGGTCGTGACGTGTCCAAGGAGGGACATGTACACATAGCGTCCGATATGCGTGCCTGGGAGGGGAGTCGAACCCCTCTGAGCGGCCTTGAACCGCGCCAGGCACCCCTTGCAGGGGTGTGCGTCAGAGGCCGAGGGCCTTGAGCGCCTGCTCAGGGGTCTTGCCGGCGTCGCGCAGGACCTGCGCCTCGGTCCAGCGGTCCATGAGCGCCTTGCAGGTGCCCGCCTTGCGCCCGTGGGCGGCCTTGCGGGTGATCTTCGAGTTCCACGCCTTGCGCTGGGCGCGCGTCAGCGCCTGTGCGGGCTTGGCGTCAGCCTTGGGGGCCTTCGCCTTGCGCGTGGTCTTGGCGGGCGCGTCCACCTCCAGGTGCGCGAGCAGCCTGTCGATGTTGGTGCTCAGCGCCTCGACCGAGGTCTCCAGGCGTGCGATCCGGTGTGCGTGCGTTGCGGCCATGATGGCTCCTTGTGTGTGTCGAGCCTCCTTGTGAGCCTCGATTCACCCTTGATCGAGCGACCCTCTAATCGGCTCTGCGTCGCATCCATGTTTCTGACGATGCCCCCCCCGTTCTGGCAAGTCTTTTCCACGCTCAGCGAGAAGGGGTACGCCACGTACCCAGACACAGCTCGGGTTGGCTGAGCTCCCTTGTTCGGATTGGGCAGGCGCACAGCAGGCACTCCCAGAGACCACTGCACACAGCAGAGATACAGACGCGCGTCGATATTCGGGCCCCAGGTGTCTCCCCAGCTCAGCGCGGTGGACTGGCCGGTTTACCCGTCACGCGTAGATCAGGTAGATCCGCAGGGCTCACCGCTCTTCCCCAGGACCACGAGGGTCGGTCAGTAGCAGGAGACGGGCCCTCGAGCTCACAGCCGGCACCAGACAGCCCAGGACCGTCAGATGGGCACCCGGGCGCACAGCATGGGTCACGGTTCGCCCAGGACGAGCTCCGACGAGCTCCTGGATTACGCGCGAATTACCGCGCGGGCCGAATTTTCGTCGATCGCCTGCGGCGATGGATTCCTGCTGGGCCTGTGAGCTGGGCCTGTACCGCGCGTGTGATGTGCGTGAACCAGAGAGCACCGCCTGCGTAGTATTTTCAGACAGGCGTTCAAAGTGGCGTTGTGTGCATGGGAATGTGGTTGACCGTTCGGACGAGTGTCAGGAAGAGGCGCTTTCTTCCTCGGCGCGCCTACGGAGCCAGTCGGAGACGTACTGGGCGTTGGCCATCCGCTCCTGGACTCGGTCCGGTCTCCTGGGAGCGTCAGCCCACTGGCCGGTCTGCCAGGCGTCGGCAGCTTCGCGCAGGGCAGTGGCCTTGATCTGCTGGATGGCGCTGGCTCGGTAGACCGGGACCCGGGGCCGGTGGGACAGGCTGGCGTGGCTACGCAGGCTCGCTTCGGCGTCCTCGCGGGTCTTGTTGCCCTGGCTGTGCGTCCAGCCACACCGGTCGATGGCGCAGACGGCCTCCCACTCGCTCCATCGGGCCTGTTGCACGTAGCCGATCTGCTCGTCATCAGTCATGGGACTGGCTCTCCTGCTGTCGGACCACTTCGGCGCAACTCGGGCAGAAGGTGAGCACTACATCGAGGTCATGACCCTGGTCGTCGTCGGCCTTCTCGTCCGGGAAGCACGAGCCGTAGCAGGCCAGCCACCCGAACTTCTTGACCCCGACGCGCGACCACCGCCGCGTGACCGTGACCGCCGCGCCGCAGCCCATGAGGGACGGCACCCCGTCACAGCGGTACTCCCAACCGCCACCCACCTTCTCGGCCAGACCGTCGAAGCCAGTCCATCCGTTCCTTCGCGCCAACGTGGTCATGGTGCGGCGGGGATAAACTTGTACTCCACCTCCGAGGCCCAGGTCGTCTTTTGCAGGTGCTGGTACCTGTCCCACGCAGTGTCGCGAAACTTGATGACCTCCTCGTGGCGCACGATCTCGCCGTTGTCGTACGACGTGTACGAGACGAGGTAGTTCAGGGCCGGGTCCTCGTAGCCCGAGGTTGGCTCGTGCCTCATGCGTCCTCCTGGACTCGTAGGTTCTCGGGCATCACGTGATCCTCGCGGGGGCTGGCCAGGTCGTTGAAAGCCTCGTCGATGCGCGCCGTCTCGGCTGGGAAGTCGCGCGCGAGCTCGTGTCCCAGCCGGGTTCCATCACAGTGCGCCAGGTTGCAGCTGTGCGTCACCATCGCGCACCGCGTTTGCGGGCGATCGCGATACACCGTGGGCAGTCGACCTGGGCCCAGTCATCGGTCCAGGTGCCAGCCTTGGGTCCGCACACCGTGTCGGTGTCGCGGTTTCTCGGCCGGCCGGGTTTCGGCTTGGCGTAGTAGACGCCGTGCACGGTCTCGGTGGTGATTCTGGGTTTGGTCTCAGTCTTGGTCGACATGCCCGGCATCATACCTGGCAATCCGAACAAAGGGCGCTAGTCTGTGCTCGTGAACTCTCCTTGGAACAAGGCCAGTGGCGATCAACGACTCGTAGCGCTGACCCAGGCATCATGGCTCATGTCGGCGGCGGGGATCGGGTTGGCAATCGGCTGGCTGGTGGAGAACACCGATGCGGGGCCTGATGACATCGGCCTGTACCTGGTACTCACGTTCTTCTTGATCTCGGCCGGGTTGCGGATCCATGCCTCTCGCTACAGGCATCACCACCGTAAGGACTCTGGGCTGTGACGGAGTTCCAGTGCCCGTACGCCGAGAAGGGTCAGAGCCGGTGCCATCCGGCGATCTGCGACTGCTTCATCGAAACTCATCCCGATGACCCGTTCGGTCTGCATCCTGAGGACTTCCTGGTCAACGGACACCGCTATGACCTGGAGGGCCACATGGCCGATTGTCCTGGATGTCTCCCATGAGCGTCACCTTGACTGACAGTGAGGTCGCCCTGACGTGTCAGGACGGTCGATGCAACGTGCCGCACTTTCATGCCAGTGCGATTCACGCGATCAAGGCGGACGCGATGGCCAGGGTGCTCGAGCGCGAGGCCGAGTCGCTGATCCAGGAGACCTGCTCGGGCAACTACAACCCGAACGCGTGCGAGACCTGCCGAGTAGTGGAGGGCTTGCGCGCTACGGCGGCTTACATCCGGGCCGACTATCTGAAGAATCACTTCAACGAGTCCTGAGGAGGACCATCTGATGGAGACCTACGCGTTCTGCGAGTACGGCGACTGTCGCGTGCTGCTGTTCCAGATCGAGGACCCCGCCGGCGATACGGCCGTGAACGGCAACTGCCCCAGCTGTGGCCGCTTCGGTCGGACCAAGGACAAGGCCAGTGCCGGAGACTGAGCCCTACCAGGGCACGCAGCGTTGGTTCGGGCAGGCGTTCGACTCGCCGATGTACGAGGGCATGCCCGAGGTTCCCACTCCGGTCGGCAAGGACTGCGGCTTCTGCGATGAGCCGATCCTCGAGGGCGAGCCCGGCCTGACGATGCCGGGCCTCGTGAAGCAAGGTGCGGACTGGGAGCCGATTCAGATGGCCATCCATACCGAGTGCCAGATCCGCTCGGTCCTCGGTGGTCCCTCACACCTGGACGGCACCTGCTCGTGCCACTCGGACTGCGGCCCAGTCGAGAACGTCGTCGCTGGCAAGACTGACCGCGAGGAAGCGCGCGAGGTCATTGCTCGCGTGTGGGGCCCCGATTGGCAGACCTCTGCTGTACGGCCCTAGCGGTCAGGCGTTGTCGACGCCCTTCAGCTCGTCGATGAGCTCTTCAAGCCGCTGGTCGTAGGCGCGCTCACGTGCCGAGTCGACCTGCGCCCAGCTGATCAGCATGCCCAGGATCGCGCCCACCAGGAAGGCGATGAGCAGCGGCACCGCCTTGTCGAAGAGCTTCATGTGTTCATCGTAGGGCAATCCGAACAAAGATCGTGTACCCTCGCCGCATGAGATTCGGAAGGCACTGGCGCAACTCCGCCTGATCGTCGGCTACGTGCGGCCGGCGATCAGCCATGGCCCGTAGCTCAGCGGAAAGAGCACCCGCCTCCTAAGCGGTTGGCGCAGGTTCGAGTCCTGCCGGGCCAGCACGAGTGGGCATAGCTCAAGTTGGCAGAGCATCGGTCTCCAAAACCGAAGGTTGCAGGTTCGAGCCCTGCTGCCCATGCGATCCGGACTACGACCTCGGCCGAGATGAGGCACGAGCATCAATGATCCGGACTGGTCCCGTAGCTCAAGTGGCAGAGCGCCCGGCCCGAAGCTGGGAGGCTGGAGGTTCGAGTCCTCCCGGGAACGCAGGATGGGCATGTGTTTGCATAAAGGCGCATAAGTGCACTAAGTTAGCCTACTTAGCGCCTAAGTCGCCCCATAGCCGCTCGTTCGGGGGCGAATTGGACATATAACACCCGTCTGTACAGGCAATTCGGGACCGGTTCTCGAATCCTGGCAAATCAGATGGACAAGTCTTTCGATTTTGCAGACAAGGCGACACAGTAGGTGGTATGGCTGCCGGTCACCCCTACCCGCACAGCCGTGTCAGGAACATGGCTGAGCTCTATACGCGCGCCTACTGGCGCTACTACGTCGTGGCGGTGACGTGGGCAGGAGTCAGTTGCGCGTGCTTCCAACTCCTGCCCGCACCGTTCTCGCCTAGGTAGTCGCCCTACTCGTAGATCTCCAGGGCGGCGTGGCCGAACAGGCAGCCGCCTCCAGCCTTCGCGGCTCCCCATCCTCCGCCGCCGGCGAGCGCTCCAATCACGGCGAGGCCGCCGCAGCGGAACATCAGCTTGTTCGTCTCCAGGAGCGTGTTGTTCACGGCCTTCTGGCCCGCGCCGCAGGTCGACTGGTTCACGCTGATCGGGTTCCAGATGATGCACGAGTTGAACTTCAGGTTCTCGCGCCACCAGTCGATCGGGCCTGCCTGGGCCTTCCAGGTGCCAGCTGCCTGCATGGCTGCCTGCTTCTTGGCGAGACGCTTGCGGATGTGCTTGGGCAGTCTCTTGCCCTTGGCGTTGCCGAGCTTGCCCTTGTCGAACTGGCGGGTCCTCTTCTTGGCCCACTCGTTCTGACAGTCCGTCTCGCAGACCGGGTACTTCAGACTGGCTCCCGCTACAGGACCCTCGGTCGCATTGGTGGCTGGTGCCCCTTCGGCCGTCTTCGCGTCGTAGACGAGCATCCCAATGAGTAGGACCAGGACTACCGGGGCGACTGTCAGCCACCACTTCTTCGTTCCGATCGCGTTCTTCAGGTGGCTCTCTCTCTGTTCGGTGTCGTTCATGACACTCCTTCGTGACATGCGTCCGGGGGAGACGCTTCCGAGTCCGAACTGAATGTTCGGATTCCCAATGTTCGGTTACAGCAGCGCAAAGGTCAATGCTCGTCGTGTACCTTCTGTGGCGGTCGGGCCTCGCGTCCCTCCGATGGGAGGGGAAGTGACCTCACTGGATCGAGAGCCGGTGAGCGATCGGGGAAGAGCGCGGGGCCTGACCGTTTGTCTCGGCGCGTCGAAACCGACGGCCGTCCATTCAGGGTGATACTGGCGGCCATGATGATGGAGACGCTGCGCCTGATGGAGAAGCAGTACGACGTCGTGCTCGGGCCATGTCCAGGCTGCCAGCTCTGGCAGCTCGACTACACATACACCGCCGCCCAGACCTACACCTCGATCCGAATCAGTGAGATGTTCGAGTTCGGGTCCTCGGATCCCGTGACCTTCCCGGACATCGACATCTCCGGCTTCCACGAGGCCGTGGAGAGCGCTCTCCAGGAGCATCTCGAGGAGTGCCCGCACCTCCAGCGCGCGCTGTTCGACTTCGGCTGATTTTTCCGAACAAACGCGGCGAAGTTCCTGGTGAACGTCGTGGCCGTCATCTAATGTGCATAGCAGCCGGCGTGGCGGAGGACCCCGTTGCTCTCCACGCCGGTCACCATGCCGCTACCAACAGGCCCTGGGAGGCCGAGTGACTTCCAGTCCGTGTGAACTTCACGAGCTGACGAACTGCTCGACGTGCACTGGCGTCGACAAGCGTCACGAGGAGACCTTGCGAGAAGTGCCCTGGGATCGAGGCTCCCTGCCCAGGATCAGGGGTGGGCCGACTATCTGGGCGCAGTACGCCGGCAACTGCCTCAGCTGCGGCCGTCGCTGGGAGCCGGGGGCCCCGATTCATCGTTCCGAGGAGTACGACGGTTGGATCGGCGTGGAGTGCTGCGCATCATGAGTGGCTCGAAAGCTGGGCCGCCTCCCGGGTTACCTATGAACATGCGTCTGGATCCGATCGTCGCCGAGCAGGGCCCCTGGATCTGGTGGGTGGTCACCGACTATGGCCTGCGAACGGCCTGGACAGGAGAACCGATGAAGTGTCCTGTGTGCGGAGGTGGTCGCGAGGCGATGCCGACCTGTGATGAGTGCCGGGGGACTGGCTTCGTGAACCACGTGCCGTTTGCCGATCGGCCTTGGGACGAGATCGTTCCGCATCTGTGGCTCGGCGGTCACGACTGTCAGCCGAACGGGGCCGCTGGATGCCCGGACGGCAACGTGTTCATCCACGAGAAGGATGGCTTCGACTTGGTGGTGAGTCTTCACTATCGGTTCGGCAACTCGCCTCCGATGTTCACCGAGCACCACACCTATCGACTGGCCGATTCGGATCTGGATCCCGAGCATCACACCCATCTCGACGAGATGGCCGAGGTCGTGGAGAAGTCGGTACGCAACGGCCGCAAGACTCTTGTGCGATGCCAGGCCGGCCTGAACCGCTCGGCCCTGATCGCGGGGTTAGCCATGCTGCGGCTGGGCTACTCGGCCGATGATGCGATTCGGGCGATGCGCCAGAAGCGCTCGCCCTACGTTCTGTGCAACGAGTCGTTCGTTGCCTACCTCAAGGACAAGGAGAAGGAGAACTGATGGTCAAGATGGCTCTGGTGTCGCGGTCCACTTTGGATGGGCCCACCGATGAAGAGATCATGCACGTGCTCGGCCTGACGGCCACCTCGACCGGGCAGCTGTGCGATCGCCTGCGCAACCTGTTCACAGGTCGCGACATTCACTCGGGCGAGAAGTTGCTCACCGAGATGCAGCAGCGGGTCCGCCAGGTGAACGTAGCCAACGGGTGGTTCGACGAGGATCGGTCCTTGGGCGACGGGATCGCCCTGATTCACTCGGAGATCTCGGAAATGTTCGAGGCGTACCGCGACCACGGGTTCCGCGACGCGACCCTCGATCACCTTGGCTCGGGGAAGCTGGAAGATCGAGGCAAGTTGCCCAAGCCTGAAGGCTTCGGGTCCGAGGCTGCCGATGTGCTGGTGCGGATCCTGGATGAGTCCGACCGTCAGGGTTGGACCCTGGATTGGCCCACGCTCCAGGAGGTTTCGGACTGGGACTACGACGACTTCGACAACCAGGCGACCGTGGGCGCGCACATTGCGAGCATGCATCAGCTGACCGCTCGGGTCGAGATCAACAAGCTGCTGAGCTACCTCGTGACGTGGTGCCGGCGACTCGATGACATCCACCTCCAGGAGGAGTTCGAGCGGAAGCTGGCCTACAACGCCACGCGCGGCCACAAGCACGGCGGGAAGCTCCTGTGAACGGGGCAGAGCGCATCGCTGCCGAGCGTCGTCGGCAGGTCGAGGGGGAGGGGTATGACCCCGAGCATGATGCCGAGCACCGAAGCGGCGCTTTGGCGTACGCGGCTGCCTGCTATGCCGCACCGGAGACGATCTATCACCTGACTGTTGACGAGCATGTCGATCCCGATGGCGTGCCCGTCGGGAAGATGGTGTGGCATGAGCCGTGGCCGACGCAGTGGAAGCGTCGCGCGCAGAACACCACCACGCGCGTCGATCGCCTCGACGACCTGACCAAGGCCGGCGCACTGATTGCGGCCGAGATCGACCGGCTGCTTGCCCAGGAGGAGCTGTGAGGCAGGTCTGCAACGAGGACTACTGGAAGGGCATGGAGCAGGTGCTCGCTCGCAACGGCGATCCAGAGAACCCCGGCGAGCCATGCGGGAGAATCTTCGACGACTTCGATCACTCGACCATCTGCCCTCACGAGTACTTCCCGCCTGGCCCGGTCATCCGTTCTGATGGGGCGACCTGATGCGCGCGACGTTCCGCCCTCTCCGCATGGAGACCTGGGACGGCGAGCCGACGCCGGATTGGGAGCGTCGCTCTCGGAACACGTTCTCAGCCTCCTGGCTGGACACGTTGGACCTGCTGGGTCGCGAGCTCGAGCACCTCGGCGCGGAGCGGTTCGTGATCGAAGCTGACTTCGCGGAATCAGACATCCGTCTGGATGGGATGCCACGTTCCGGCGCGAAGGCTCCGAAGTTTCCCGGCATCCGAGTGGCGTTCGACTCCAAGCACGGCCCTCTGGTCTACCAGGCCGACAACTGCCTCTACTGGCAGCACAACGTCCGGTCGATCGCCCTAGGTCTTCAGGCGTTGCGCGCGGTTGACCGATACGGCATCACTCACAGGGCCGAGCAGTACACCGGCTTCAAGGCCCTGCCGAGCGGGGGTAGCAACGGCGGGATCACCGCCGAAGAGGCCAAGGCGCTGCTGGTCAACCGAAGTGGCATGCGCGAGTGGCCTACCAACCCGGATGCTGTTCGCAAGCTGGTGCGCCTGGCTCGGGCCCGGGCGCATCCTGACGTCTTCGATGGTGACCACGCTCCTTGGAACGAGGTCGAAGGTGCGATCACGCACCTGAGGAAGGAGAGGGTGATCGCATGATCTGTCGTCTACGAGTGGCGCTCTTCGGTTTCCAGAAGGGGCATGACTGGAAGCCGATTACGGGAACGACGACGCACTTCAAGGGGAAGCTGTCTTCGGCCCAGTACTGCCAACGGTGCGGCGAGAACGGATGGAGGATCTTGTGAGGGTCGACCAGCAGATACGCAGGAAGGGTTGGTGCGGCTTGATGAGTGAGCATCGAGGCGCTTGCTACCGCCCTGTGCATGATGACGATCTGCACGTCACCGAAGCCGGTGATGAGTGGCATGCGGAGCTGACCGACATGGAGCGGCGCGTTCCCATCGAGCCCACGCGCACCCGGCCGGGCGACCAGGTGCTGCCTGATGGCGATGAGACCCTCTCCTCCGATCAGGAGTTCTTGATCGAGGCGGTTCAGCGGCGGCGAGAGCTGGGGGTTGAGCGGTATGGCCAAGAGCATCGCCCGTTCAACGGCCGCGACACTCTCCAGGACCTGTTCGAAGAGCAACTGGACTTCATGGTCTACCTGACCTCTCTCAAGCGGATGTCGGAGGCGTCCAGGGAAGAGGTGGTGCTGGTCATCGCCACCGAGCTCGGCAAGAACGGGTTCCAGGAGATCGTCAGCACGGCGATGGCCGACCAGATCTACGTCCGGCTTCAGAGTTGGCTTGCCGCCAAGATGATGGAGGGGCAGTGACCGAGAAGGAGACTGCTCGCGTTGCGATGGAGTGGCCTGTCGACCTCAAGGATCAGGTGCGCGAGAAGGTGGGTCCGCGTGGCCTGACTGACTTCACCATCGATGCGGTGCGAGCCAAGCTCGCCACTCATACCGCACACCAGGCCGCCGTCGAGGAGCTCGAAGAGGTCAAGTTCCTCGCACAGCAGCTGGCTGACGCGATCGCCCTGGGCGGTGACTACGAGGACACGGCAGAGACGCTTCGGCTGTTTGACCTGCCGTCGTGGATCGAGACCACTGGCTGGTCCGATGAGCTTGTGGCCATCGTGCGGGACGAGGATGACTACCGACCTGCGCACCCTCCAGACAGGGGCCCGATTCGTCCCGTCGAGGATCATGAACTGCCGGCCGTGGGTGACCCGGGCACTGTCCGATCCGCGCCTCCTGTGGCCCCCAAGGGAGATCTTCTCGAACGAGTGCGTAACAAAGCACGGGAGAAGGGAGTTGATCTCAGTGGAGTTGACCTCAGGCCGGCAACGGAGATCGAGGCTCCCCCGGCTACGAATGCCTGTCCAAACTGCGGCAGCGAGCTTGTTGCCGGCGAATGCTGGGAGTGCTGAACATATGCCTAGAACCGAGAAGGTCATCGTCGCCAACTTCTATGGAGGCGGCAACAAGCAAGGGGATCGGCTGCGACGTTGGCTCTCCTTCATCGGGTTCCATGTTGTCTTGATCTCCGAGCTCGGCCATCTGATCGACGAGCTCGAGAAGATCGGCAAGGTCTACTACAACCGCAAGGAGTCCAGGCCCTACGACGTGGGGATTCTCGTCTCCAGTTCTGTGATGAACCGGTCTGCGCGAGCGATCTCCTGGATGGGCGGGAAGTTGACGCCCTTCGTCCGGCGCAAGGGTCCGGCCAAGCGTCTGTGGCGCGACCGCTGGTTCGTGCGCGTGCGGATCTGGGGTCGGGTCTACTACTCGATCCACGCCAATGCAGCGATCACGGGCCCGAAGGGGAACTGGGTCCACAACAAGGGTGCCGCCGTCTGGAAGGAGGCCCTCCGCGAGCTCCAGGGGATGATCCGCGAGGACATCAAGAAGGGGCTGCGGGTCCGAGTTGGCGGTGACTTCAACATGATCGAGAGCGATGCGGAGAACGCGCCCAATGACTTCTTCGAAGAGCTCGGCATGAGGCATGTGCACGATCGAGTCATGTGGTTCGGGTGGAACCCCGACACTGACAGGCTCGTGGAGCACAGGGTCCTCGGCATTGCTCCAGGAGCCGATGCTCACAACGTTCTGGTCGTCAAGCTTCGGCGCATTCGACGCAAGCGGAACCGCAAGAATCGCCGCTGATCCAGTTGCCTCAATCCGAACATTCGGGCATCATTGGTCCTGGCGCAGGATGGCTAGAAACGGGAACCGGTGGTGTGAACACTGGCCCCCTCGGAGTCCATGACCGCATGCAAGAGCCGTTGCTTTGGGAGTGCACCCCGGGTCTCGGTGGCTACAGACGGGTGGGGCTTCGGCCCGGATGAGGACCGTGTGCACCGCGAGCGGAATGCTGCTGATCTGAAACCAGGTTTCTGCGCCACCGTGAAAGCCCCGATTCGTTACCGCATCGGGGCTTTTTCGTGCGCTAGGGTTGGTCTCGGTCGGGTTGGGCGTCACGGCCCCCTCGCAGCCAGTCCCGTTGAGTACTACTCCAGGAGGTTGCGATCATGTCTGTCCGCGCGAAGTTCTTTGTTACCAGGCTGGTGAACCCCGAGGGTGCCACGGCCGCCGAAGTCGGTCTGACGCCCGTGTGTCGGGGTGTCGAGAACGCCCTGTGGTCTCAGGCCACTCCGTCCGGCTCGATCACGATGCATGTCAAGAACAACCCGGCCTTCGAGCAGTTCGAGCAAGGTGCCGAGTACGAGGTGACCTTCCGCAAGGTTGAGAAGCCCATGCCTGGTGACGGTCACCAGGTCAAGCCGGTCACCAACATGCACGGGTGGGACGTGTGCGAGATCTGTGGTGCTCACCTCGGTGCCAGTCACGCGCTGGTCGAGAGGGAGACCTGGCGAGCGGGGTACGGCCCCGACAGTGAGGCGTACAAGAAGGCCCTGGTCATGCACGAGGAGACGTACGCCAAGGCTGAGTGAGGTGTGGGGCCGGGCCCGGCTATCGCACTACCCGCAAGCGGGCGGCTGTGCGCCGGTTCGCTCGAGGAAGAGTCCCGGCCCCCTTAACACCAGACACCTGTTGCTGGAAGGCACCAGTCGTGAAGAATCAGCACGCGCCGATCTTCACTTGTGTCCCCCGACGGTTGTCGGGTTGCGCCACAGGCTACTACGACACGACGGAGAATGAGGGTTTCAGACGCATGTCTGGAATCTTGTGGCACCATTCCTTCATGGAGCAAGTGAAGCTCGAGCCTGAAGTGCTCGACAACGCGTGGGCCGACTACAAGCTCAAGGGCGATCTCTCAGCTCGCAACGACCTTGCTCTCCACTACGTATCGCTGGTACGCGTGGTCGCGTTCAAGATCGCTGCGCAGCTGCCGAAGATGGTCGACCGCGAGGACCTGATGTCGTACGGGCTCTTCGGGCTCCTCGACGCGATCGAGAAGTATGACTTCGACAAGCAGGTGAAGTTCGAGACCTACGCGGTCACCAGGATCCGAGGAAGCATCTTCGACGAGATCCGGGGCCTGGACTGGGTGCCCCGAACCGTCAGGGCCAAGGCCAGGGACATCGAGCGAGCGGAAACCGAGCTTCATGCCAAGCTCGGCCGGCCGGCAGCGGATGCGGAGGTGGCGGCGCACCTGGGCGTGACGCTGATCGACCTCTGGCAGACCCAAGCCCTGGCAGATAACGGCGTCGTCAACAGCTACTACGACGACATCGGGGAGGGTGGAGCCGATGGCAAGACGGTGAGCGAGCGGTTCGCCTACACGAAGGCGGCCTACGATCCGACAGCCAATCCCGAGGATCTCTACGCATCGCAGGAGGTTTGCGAGCTCTTGGCCGAAGCGGTCGACATGCTCCCTCAGCGATCAAAGACCATCCTCGTCCTCTACTACCTCTACGAGATGACCCTGGCCGAGATCGGCGACATCCTCGGGGTCACGGAAAGCCGCGTGTGTCAGCTACAGAGCAAGCTCCTTCAGACACTTCACGTGTCCCTCGCGGAGGGACTCGTGGCGGCAGCTTGAGCTGCCCGCGCTGCACCACCCAGGACGCCTGCTCCTGGTACTGCCCGGTCCACGATCAGCACCACGTCGTGCCCAGCCTTGTTCAGGCTTGTCTCGAGCGCGCTACTGCGCCGCCTGCTTGATCGACTCGATGGCTTCGTCGATCTCGGCCTGGGAGACTCGCTTCTCAAGTCCGGGCATCGCGCCCCGGATCCTGTCGTAGTCGCCCTCCAGGACGGACTTCGAGAGCAGGGCTTTCTGGAACTCGCTCATCTTGATGCCCACGTCATCGAGAGCGGCCTGCATTGATTCGGCGTAGACGTCGAGGAACATAGCTTGCCGGCCGTGGTTGGGCTCGTTCCACCCGTCAGGCATGGCTGCGCCACAGGCAATCGTTGCAGGTGATCCCGTGGTCCCTCAGGGTCGCGGTGTGGCCAGGGTTGCCGTCGCGATGCCGGTCCCATTGATCAGGCGCGGAGAGTTTCTCGACCTTCTTACGAGGCATGGCCTCGCGGATCGACTTCAGGGCCTGACTGATCTCTTCCTCGGTGGGGGGCTCGGGCCCGGGTTCGGACCCTAGCGTCCAGGGGATGTGAGCCGTGGTCGTCGTGGGCGCGATGGTCGTGTAGGTGAGGCTGTCGGTGTTGTTGGTGATCATGATCTGGGAGTTGTCGAGCGGGATCCACTGCGTGCCGTCCCAAACTCTCACCTGGCCGTTGTTAGCCAGCTGCATGTCGCCCGCGCTCTGCATCGTCATGCCATCGCCCTCCTGATGGACTCCACCGCTGCCGCCTCTTCATCGGCCGGCACGGGCGGTGGTTGCGCCGTGCCCAGCGAGTTCTCGACCACCTGGAAGCCGACGGACTCGAGACTCTGGTCGATCTCGATCACGTGGTCTCTCCACTCGGCCGTTCTTGCCGGCCGCGTCTCGGTCCAGCCATTGACCTCTTCGGGGGGGATGGTGATCGCGAGCGGCTTGAAGCGCTGGACGAGCAGGCGCGTCAGTACGTTCATCCAGTCCCTGAACGTCCCAGTGCTGGCTGTATGCGCCGTCAACGTCTCGTCAGTCACCGCGTAGATGGCGGCCTCCATGAAGTCTTGGTTCGTTCTTCGGCTCCGGATCTCGATTCGGAACTCGTCTCGTTGGAAGTCGCGCGTGACCGCGAACTCTGTCCTGACGCCGAAGGGGGCCAACTGTCCACGAACCAGGCTGTCCAGGCCCTGGCCCAAACGCTGGGCCACTTGTTCCTCGAGTGCGATCTCATTGGCCCTGGCGCTGACGATGCGGCCAGGTTCCCGCTCGGCCGCCATGCGAGCCTCGGCTCTCTTCAGGACTTCTGCAAGGCGGGATCCGTGAGAAGTGAGCTTGGCCGTCATGGGCCAAGAGTAGTCCCGTGGCGTGTCGAAACCGAACATTGAGATGCGATTGGCATGATGTCGGTCGTGACAGCCAAGCCAGCCCGTCCGGATCGTTACGTCGTCGACCGAATGGGTACGTCAGACCCTGCGACGTCGGAGTACTTCGTCCTCGACATCGTGAACGACTGGCAGGCGCGTGAGGCGGTCGCCAGGTTGGGCAACATGTACAGGCAGCACGGCAAGGCGCAGTTGGCCGAAGAGTGCTTCGCTGCGCTCAAGGCGACCAACGATGCGCACGGCAAGATCATGGAGGCCCGGAACCCCCAAAGGAAGAAGGGCAGCAAGAAGGAAGTCGTGCACCCATAGGTGCCGATGACCGACCATGCGCGCGCGAGAGGAGGTGACAACATGAGCGATGACAAGAAGCAGGAAGAGGCCCCGTTCATCGACCCCAACAGCGGGGCGAGCATGCAGCCCGGTGCCTTCGTCTCAGGCCCAGCTCTGGCCGCCGAGGTGCCGGCGGCCGAAGAGCCGACCGAGCCGGATGCCGAGCCGGACGAGGACGAGGGTGAGTACTCCGAGCTCCTGAGCGGGACGGTGGGCGACGTCCAGGACTACCTGGAGGAGAACCCGGACGAGAGGGACGCTGTGGTCGCGGCCGAGAAGGCCGGCCAGAACCGCAAGGGGATCGTCGAGAGCTGATTCTCCACAGAGTTAGGCCCCCTCTGTCGCCGGGCTGCAAGCGGGTGACGTGAGGGGGCCTAACTGCGGCTGCTCGTTGCTCTCATGCGATGTTGCTCCTGCTCGTTGCGGTAAAAAGAACATCCGTCTGAAACAGGATACCGAACATCTGTGTGCATGGAAAAGTCAGGCCAGTCTGGAGTCGAGCGTGAAGGTCGTGACAGTCGTCTCCCAGCGGCCACCCTCCCAGGCCACCTCGAGTTCCAGGTCGCCTTCGGGTAGGACGTAGTAGAAGTACCAGCACGGCTGGTCGTCGAGCTCTTCGATCTCGACGGGCCGCAGGTGTCCCAGGCCCTTGTGGTCCATGAACTGCTGCGCCACGCGCGCTTGGGGCGTGGTCGTGTCGATGTTCAAGACTTCCCCTCGCAGACATGGTTGGTGAGCAGTCCGCTGAGACTGTCCACTGTGGCTTCGGCGATGCGGAGCTTGTGGTTGAGCAACACCTTCTCGTCGATCGACTTAAACAGCTCCGCGTAGATCCCGCACATGCTTGGCACCAGGGCGGTCAGCATGCCTTCGTAGAGAACCGGGTCGAAGACGTAGTTATGGGTCTCCCAGAAGACCACCAGGGTCCGGATGTGCTTGAGCACGGCCTGTTCGAGGTTCTGGTCGTTCCTGCCCATCAGGTACTTGGCAGCCTCGGCCGGCAAGTGTGAGGCCACCTCCTCTAGCGGGGTGTCGGGCATCATCTGGCACCCCCAGGAAGCGCCTTCCACCATGCCTTGAGCATGATCCCCATCGCCTGCGCCGAGCCGTAGATGGTGATCGCCTCATCCAGGTATTCCGCCATCGCGATCCCTCCAAACGAGGTGGCTGCGTGAGCCTCTGGGTCACCATGCCTGGGCACGGTCATGAATCCGTTCGTCGGCAGCTTCTCTCCGCGCCGGAGTCGTCTGCCGCCCTCTAGTTTGCCGTGCGTCGGCTTCAATGACACGGACTTCTCGATCTTGTACTGGTACATCTGGACCTTGAGCCAGCTGTAGTCGTTGTCGTCCAGGATCTCCAACGCGGCCTTGATCGCGGACTGAAGGTTCACCTGGGGCTCGAGCTTCTTCAGCTGATTCGTCGCCAACTCGAGCTTGTTCTCGGCCACGATGAGGTCGGCCCTGACGTCATCGAAGCGCGCCATCAGCTGGCACATCGGGCACTTCACCTGATCGTCCGCAGCGATGTAGTAGTCGATGGCGTGGGTCTCGCAGCGGTGTTTCTTGCCGTAGTCGGAGTCCTGGCTCAGGAGCTCGGTCTGGACTGGCGTGGCGCGGACGCGGGTGGCCCCACGCTTGTTGACCAAGCGCGCCTGTGGCGGTTGGTACTTCGCCACTCAGTGCCCTTCCATCAGGTCGTTGTAGTTGAACTTCGTGCCGAGCGCGTCTTTGATGCTGATGCGCTCGGTGGTGTCGAGACTCAGGACTCGCTGGTTGTAGACCCGTGCGTACTTCGGGACAGCGCACTGATTGTTCACGAACAGTTCGCCCAGTCTCGTCACGCGCCAGTATCCCGCCCGGCCTCCGTCCGGACGCAGTTCCTTCTCCTCCTCAACGAGGCCCCAGTAGGCGAGCTTGCCCTCTTCTCGTGAGCGCGCGCCGATCTGAGTCGGCAGGTGGATCCAGTCCAGGCCGCCTATTCGGTACATCAGGATCAGCGATCGAGCCATGCCCGAGTTGATCTTGCGGCGGTACACCTGGACGTGTTGTTCGCACGCCGGGCACCGCGCGCCACCTGGCTTGCCGGCGGCAGTACGCAACCAGGTCTTGACCTGGAGCAGTGTGGCCTGTGGTCCGAAAGTCATCGTGCCTCCCTGGGCATCTCCGGTATCCGAACATTACCAGCGGGGAACGACAGAGATGTGATCCGACATGCCGCTGGGCCGATAGGCCGCCTAGGAGGTGATGACATGACCATCTTGTACTTGCTGCTGCTCGTGGCGGCGTGCGTGTGCTTCGGTGTTGCGGCGTTCGCTGGCGAGCGCGTGAGGCCGAATCTGGTGGCCCTCGGGCTCCTCGCGTTTGCCCTCGTTCCCACGATTCAGACGCTCGTCCGGATCGACTAGTACGTCTCGCTGTCTAGGGGGCCGATAACCCCTCCGAGACGGCCGTCTCATCATGACAGAAGGAGGAGATCGGCATGGCCGACACCACCACCACTGAAGACCCGGACGCCAACGCCGGCCACAAGGGTGCCGACGTTGCGGGCCTCACCAACCCCGCCAACCTCGCGCCGGCGGACCAGCCCGGCTACGACCCGAAGGACGCCATGTGGGCCACCGTGCCCGGTGCTCCCGCTCGGGCCAACGGGTACCCGCGCGCGGGCTGACATCATCGAGTGACCCTGCCTATCGCTAGTAGGCAGGGTCATTCGTCCCACCTAGCAGGAAGGAAGCTGACTCATGCCTGAGTTCGACCCGAGTGATGCCAGTGTCGATGAGGTGCTCAAGAAGCTGGACAAGGCCGACGAGGCCGAGCGTCAGCGGATCCTGGGTGCGGAGCGTGCTGGCAAGAAGCGCAAGACCATCCTCGAGCCCTACGGGATTGATTCCGATGCACGGACGGACAGCGCAGGGCGCGTCCTGTACCCGTGGGAGGTCGACCCCGAGGACGCCGTGGTGATGGTGGAGCCCGAGGAGGACGCCGAGGCCCGTGCAGCGCGCGAGGCTCAGCTCGACTTCGACAAGCAGGTCGCCGCAGCCGCGCCTGTTGTCGACGAGCAGAGTGGCGGCACGGCGGCCGGCGTCGGCGTTGCCGATGCAGGCGTCGCGGGCCCATCTGGCACTGGAGGTGCCACCACTGGCGTCTAGGATGCGCGGCGCTCGGCATTGAGCCGACCCTTCCGGTCGCGCATCCACCGAAGCCCCCCGAGTCGTCACACTCGGGGGGCTTCGTCGTTGCTACATCTGAGCCCATGACATGCCGAACAAATGATCGCTATCACTAGGCGGCGATGGCATCATGCCGAGGCAGGAGGAAAGATGGCGCGCGCGTCCGACTACGAGGACAAGAAGATCGCGGTACTTCAGGAGGTCTTCGATCGGGTACGGACCCATTCTCGAACCCCCACCGTTCGCGAGCTAGCGACATCCTTCGACGTCAGTCCGGCCACCATGCATTCCTGGCTGACGCGGCTCAGCGAAGAGGGTGACGGACAGGAGGGCCTGGTCGCATGGACCCCGGGACGGCATCGCTCTTTGCACTGCACCCAGACGGGTATCCGGCTGCTCGAATCGCAGGCCGAGCAATCAGCCTGAGTCTCTTCGTGCCGGCCAACGCTGATGCCGGCCAGAAGATCGAACCGCTGCACCGGCACCGGGTTCGGGTGATGACGCCGAAGGGCAAGAAGCCCTTCCCGCAGATGTACAACGACTCGCGCTCGGTGAAGTGGGAGGAGTACGTGGCTGACCAACTCGGCGTGCAGCTGCGCGAGACCCCAACGCAGGGCGAGGGTGAGGACTTCATCTTGCCGTTGCGCGAGATGCGGGTCCTCCTCAAGCTCAGGTTCAACCTTCCCAAGCCCAAAAGCTATCCGATGCGCGTGGTCCACCACACCAAGCGGCCGGACCTGGACAACTACAGCAAGGCGGTCATCGACGGCCTGGTGAAGGCCCGGATCCTGGAGGACGATGGCATGGTTACCGACCTCACCCTCCAGAAGCGGTACATCGAGACCGGGCACCCCGAAGGTGTTGAGATCGATCTGACAGCCTTGCCGGCGGAGGTGGCTTGACAACCCGAACATTGGTCCCTACCGTTCTCGCCATGACCTAGACACACGACACCTCGACACTCGATCGCTTCTACATCGCCGTGCGCGCGGACCTCCCGCCGGGACTCCAGGCAGCACAGGCCGTGCATGCAGCGGTCGAGTTTGCTGTTTCTGACCCCAGTACGGCCACTCGCTGGCACCGGGAGTCCAACTTCCTCGTGATCGTCTCCGTGCCCGACGAGGGCGCGCTGACAGAACTACTGCTACGTGGCGTGGAGGCCGGCGTTCAGGTCCACTCGGTCCGCGAGCCTGACATTGGCGATGAGCTCACTGCCGTCGCCTTCGAGCCCGGCGCTGGGGCCCGGAAGCTCTGTGCCGAGCTTCCGCTGGCCCTTCGGGAGGGGAGCCGGATGAAGGTGGCGTGAAGCATGGCGGGCTCTCAAGCTGGGAGAGGGCACGACGCGGGGTTCGATCCCCCGCCCCGCCACCACGGCCCGTGTGACAGGCGTCTGAGCGGCCTCTAAAGCCGCGAAACTACCGGTTCGATTCCGGCACGGGCCTCCAACGTTCAAAACAGACACGCGGCTAAATTGGTGGCCCAAGAACCGGGCCAAGCTTCTCGGCTGTGCTTCACTAGGCTCCGTGACCCAGACCCCCACCGCTCCCGGCAATCCGTACGGGTACGCGCTCTACACGGTGACCACGCCATCTGGGTCGGACTTCCACCTCCAGACTCAAGAAGAAGCGGACTGGTACGAGAGCCGGCGGGACCGGTACATGACCGACAACATGTTCCCGAACGTCTCTGACCTCCAGGATCTCGATCGGCTGCTCACCCTCGAGGTGATGGTCTACCGGTGGAGTCTCTGGATCGCCCAGGGGTTCGACTACGTGTTCACTTTGGTTGACTCGACTCAGCTGAAGAACAACATCAAGGAGTACTCGGTCGAGACCCGCCTGCTGAAGCAGAGCCTGGGCATCGACAAGGCAACGCGTGACAAGGACAAGGGCGAGTCGCTGAGCGACTACACAGCCAACCTGCTGCACCGGGCCAAGGAGTTCGGCTATCACCGTAACGCGCAGTACGAGAGCGCCGTTACCAAGATGTACGAGCTTCGAGCGATGGTGATGACCTATGACCGCTGTGACGACGAGGAGCGGTCCCTGCTCGACCTCAGTCCTGAGATCATCCTGGAGTGGGTGCGGGACAACATGATCAAGGACTGGGACGACCTTGCTGCCAGCTTCCGCAAGCAGCAGGCCATATGGGTCAAGGACATGTGAGGTGGCCTGGTGACGGAGGGGCCTCAGCCCAAGCGTCGCTCCCGGGGAATTCCAGCCGAGGAGCTCAGGCAGCGTTATCCATCTCTCAGTTATCTTGCCGGTCCTACTGGCCGAGTCTCGCGCCGCTCGTGGATTGCTGCGTTCAACCAGCGGCCCGACGCCATGCATTCACTCTTGGCCGACTTCATCAAGCAGGCCCACGCCACCCCGGGTCGGATCGGGCAGCGGCCGATGCCGCGCGAGGAGCAAGTCGACTTCCAGGGGTTGATCTACGGCGAGGTGAACGACCTGCCGTTGATCGAAGTGTTGCCCAAGGTGGTCACCAAGAGCGAGCGCCAGCTGTGTGCCGAGATCCCGATGTCGCGCGGTCAGTACCAGCGGATGCTCAGAGGGCAGTACGACCCTGATGTGAACGAGCTCCGCATGATCGCCAGGGCTATCAAGAAGCCTCCGACGTTCTTCGTGGAGTACCGCAAGGCCATGGCGATCGCGGCATTCATCAACCTGGTCGACGAGCGGCCGGGCATCGCCACCAACCTGTACCGCACGTACCTCGAAGTTCGGATGTAGGAATCAGACGCCCGTCTGATCCGATAGCCAGTCATGGCGGTGATTGCGGATCTGAGCGAAGAGGAGAAGTACCTCTACGCCATCCTTCAGGACCACTCGGGCATCGACATCGCCGAGTTCTGCTGGACTGACGAGACCTCGCCCGACTTCGTGTTTCGCTGCTGGGACTACCAGTACCCCTGGTACCGCGTGAGGTCCAAGCTCCAGATCGATCAGTGCGCTCGAGCCATCGGCAAGTCTGTCGGGATCCAGATGCGCGCCTTCGCCTTCCCGTTCACCAACCCGGGCGAGGAGATGCTGATCACCGCGCCCGAGATGATCCACCTCGACCCCGTGACCGGCAACATCGAGGACCGGATCCTCTCGGCTCGATTGAGCCGAGAGTTCCTCAAGCGCGACGGTAGCGCCAAGGGCTTCAAGCACCGGCCGTTCGAGGCCAGCTTCCGCAACGGCGCTTCGATCAAGGGCCGCATCCCGCACAAGGACGGCAAGGGCGTCAAGGGCATGCACCCCAAGAAGCTCGAGATGGACGAGGCTCAGGACTACCCGGACCCCGGTTGGGTCGAGCTCATCGAGACGCTGAAGTACGGCGACGACGATGCCACCTGGCGCGCTCATGGCGTGTCCCGTGGCGTCCGTGACCGGTACTACAAGCACACCCAAGAGATGCAGGACTGGTACGTCCACCGCTACACCGCGATGCACCGGCCGGACTGGACGGCGGCCGAGCGCGCGGCCAAGGCTGACACCTACGGCTCGCGGGATCACCCGGACTACCGACGCAACATCCTGGGACTGCACGGCGACGCCACCTCGGCGCTGTTCGTGCTCACTCGGCTGATGGCCTGTGTCGACCAACAGCCTGAGAGTGACTACAACCAGAACGAGTACTACAACATCCGGATCAACGACGAGAAGTTGCGCGACTCCGGCCTGCCGATCGAGGCGTTGCTGGACTTCCCGCAACGCCACAAGGAGTACGCCCGGTTCTGGGTTGGGATGGACGTCGGCATGACGAACCACCCCAGCGAGATCCTGGTGTTCGCCGAAGACCATCCTCAGTCGAAGGCCGGCGGGCGAAGGGAAGAGCTTCCAGACATGCGTCTGAAGTGCATCGCCCGAATCCACCTCGAGCGGATCTCTTCGCCGGACCAGCGTCGGGTGCTGGAGAAGATCCACGACTTCTACCGGCCCCAGGCAATCGCTATGGACCGCACCGGTCTCGGCCTCCCGATCTACCAGGAGATCATGGCGGGCGGCGGCGCGTTCGCTCAGCGGATGCGCGCATACAACTTCTCCGAGAAGATCGTGATCGGCTATGAGGAGACCGACGAGGACGTGTACGACCCCGAGGACCTGGAGGAGATCAAGGCCAACGTCTTGGAGTACTCCTCCGACATGCTGCGCCAGCTGGTCGACCAGCGACGGATCCTGCTTCCGTGGGACATCGACATGATCCGCGAGTTCCAGGGCCAGACCTACGTCGTGAACAAGTCCAACACCGACGCGTACGGCAAGAAGCAGTTCAACAAGGGCAAGTTCCACGCCCTGGATGCCGCGCGCATGGCAGCCCTCGGCTACCTTCAGGAGCAGATCGATGCGCTGCGAGCCGTCGGTGTCGACGAGCCGGTGCTCGACATGTTCCTGACCGCATGAGAGGAGGACTCGTGAAGACCATTCTCATCATCGTGATCATCGTGGCCGTGGCTCTGATCGCCTGGCAGCTCTACCGGAAGCGCAACGTCTGAACAGCACACAGCCCGCCCCACTCATCAAGTGGGGCGGGCTGTGCGGCGTCTGGAGTACTACCCCCCAGGGTTCCCCCCGAACGCTAGCGAGCACTCACTGGGTTCCTGCGGCACCCTTCCGGACAGGTGATGCAGGTCCTGGTGACGGTCGGACCAGATACGCCTATACCAGCCGTGCTTGACCTTGGAGTTGTATGCGCCCCCAGGGCCGTTCAACAACGGGGGTAGAGCGACCCTGGAGGCAATCCGAACATTAGGCCCGGACCGGCTCCTCGTCAAGGGTCTTGAGGTACGGCTTTCGGGCTTGGCCGACTCGGATCACCCACCGCGTGCGAACTTCGTAGTCCTCGGGCAGGTAAAGCGCCAGTGCGGTGCGCCAGACCCAATCGCACTGGTTGCACTCGCACTCGGATCGGTAGTTGGCCTTGAACCCGTTGCAGGGCTTGCAGGCCGGCACGATGTTGTGGCAGCGGAACCAGTAAGGCAGTGCGGACTGCGGGGTCCGGAATGCGCTCCTTGGCACCACGTGGTCGTCGGTAGTCGCTCGGTCCCCGCAGTAGTGGCAGATGCCACTGGCGTACGCCCTCTGCACGGCGAGTCGAGTCATGCACATAGTTATCCCCTGGGAGACTCTGGACGGCAAGCCATTTCGCTCCATCCGCGAGCATGTGGAACCGATGAAAGGGGCATCATGAGCCGTCAGCAACTCGTAACTGCGCCCACTCCGGGCAATCCGGGGTCAATTGGCGCGACTCGTGGCGGTGCGACCATCGACTGGGATGAAGTGGATCACTTCATTGGGGCCTCGATCAACCAGGTCCGCGCGGAGGTCGATGACGCCTTCGAAGACATCGGGCAGTTCCACCAGATGGAGCCCGACGAGATCATGCGCCGAGCGGCTGGGCACTCCGGCCGGTTGAGCTACCTCAGGGTCAGGTGCCTACGTCGTGAGGACTACGCGCGTCAGTGGAAGGACGTGCGTCAGCGCGAGCTCGAGCCCTGCATCGAGGAGCTGCGCAAGCAGTGGGAGCACGGCAGTCGCCTGCATACAGTCCGCGAGTTCGACTATCGCGTCGAAACGGGTGAGCGGTGATGCCTCGTGGCGTCATGGGCGTCAAGGTCTGCCCAGACCCTACGGGCGAGCTGGCCAAGACCAACGGGCCCTGTCTCCAGCGGCCCTGCTGGTGCTCAGAGGCCCTCGTTGTCGGGTGCACGTGCGGACTCTTCCTCGACCCGATCCGGCGGCACGCCGGACACCACTCCACCGACTGCGCGATGATCCAGGAGCAGCGATGAGCGACTACGACGACTACGACGACGAGTACCAGTTCGAGGACGAGGGGTACGGCGGCGTCGAGACGGCGACCGACGTCCCCTCGATCACCTACATCAACGAGGCCGGCGTACGGGATCACGAGCTCGAAGACTGGTTCGATGGTCGACGCGGCCGCACCTTTAAGCGCGAGGTCGCTTCGGTCATCGAGAAGTGGTCCCAGAGCCTCTCAGGGACCGCGCAGACCGTCACCCTGGACGTGTTCAACCGGCATCGCTGGGACAACGCGAACCACGCTCACGCGATCATGAGCCAGTGCGCTTGGGCGGTGGAGAACGACGACATCCTCTCGACTCTGGCCGACGTGATCGAGGGCCTGATGTGGCAGAAGTGCCGCTTCGAGTTGTTCGACGACGACCAGCAGGACATCTGGAACCAGTGGGCCGGGGACGTGAATCTGGACGAGTGTCTGAGGCAGATGGGACGTGAGGAGTTCAAGGTCTCCCAGTTCTACGTCGGGCTCTGGTGGGAGAAGAGGGTCTACGAGGTCCAGGACAACTCGATCGAGGAGACGGTCAAGGAGTTCGAGCGCGAGAAGGAGAAGCTCGAGTTCGAGGACAAGAAGAAGGCTCGGGAGGACTACATCGCGATGAACTCCAACCAGCCCGGCTACATCGAGCCTCCCGCGCTTCCCGAGCCTGATGACAGCGGCCCCGGCCGGGGCAACCGCCGGCGACGCAAGAAGTTCCCCCTGATGGTGCCCACGGACATGACGATCTTCGACCCGACCAAGGTCGTGCCCGTCGGCAGCACGATGTTCGGTCGCGAGCGGTTCGCCTATGTGGCTGACCGGGGCGAGGACAACGCCTTCGCCACCGTGTTGCGCGGCGAGGTGGTCGACGGCACCGTGCTGCGGCTGATCGAGCGCAAGTACGAGCCGACCGAGCAGGACAAGGTGCAGTGTGCCGAGATTGGGGTCGACCACACCAGGCTGTGGCTGTTCCGTCAGGATGCCGTGTTCCGGCACACAGCGACCCGGGCTCACTACGAGCGGTACGCCCCGATCCGGCTGAAGCCGGCGCTGAAGATCCTGGAGATGAAGGAGCACCTGCGGGCCTCCGATCGCGCGACCCTGATCGGCAACACGAACTTCATCGTGCTGATCAAGAAGGGCTCCGACAAGCTGCCGGCCAAGCCCGCCGAGATCTCCAACCTCCAGGAGCAGGCGCGGATTATCGCTCGACTGCCGGTCCTGATTGGCGACCACCGGCTGAGCGTGGAGATCATCTCGCCGCCGATCGACAACACTCTGATGCAGAGCCGGTGGGAGGTTCTGGACAGCCGTCTGGTTTTCACCGCACTGAAGTCCTACGCGCCTGTCGTGCAGGGTGGCAACAGCTCGGGTACCGGCGTCTCGGAGATGTCCCGGGTGATCGCCAAGGGGATGGAGAACCGTCGGCACATGCTGCTGCGGACTCTGGAGCGCCAGATCTTCAAGCAGATCCTGGACCGCAACCGTGATGTGCCGGACTTCGACGAGCGTCCGAGTCTTCAGTTCACCCCGAAGCGGATCACTCTCGACGTGAGCGCCGACATCATCCAGCAGGTCCTGAAGCTGCGCGACCGTGGCGACATCAGCCGCGAGACCACGCTGGAGGAGCTCGACTACGACCAGGACGTCGAGGTGCTACGTCGGGCGCAGGAGCGGGTGCTCTACGACCGGGTGTTCGAGTCCACGACTCCGCACTCCTCGCCACAGTCGAACCCGTACGGCACCCAGCCGCCGGCGCTGCCGGCTCCAGGAGGCCCCGGAGGGAACGTCGGGCCGAACGGGCAGCCGCGCACTGAAGGCGGCCGACCCGCCGGTCAGACCGAGGACAAGCCGCGCAAGAAGGCCGCGAAGAAGACGTGAGAGTGGCCCAAAAGCTGGGCCATTCTGAGGGCTACACCTGGGAGGTGCGATGACCGATACCGGAGCCATGGAGTCTTGCGTCGACTCAACGTGCCCGAGGACCTTCATCGAGGAGGGGACTCTTCAGACGCATGTCCAAACCGTGCACCCGGATCTGGCGCGCGAGTTCACGCCCAAGCAGCGCAAGGCGGCCGCCAAGAAGGGTCAGGCGCAGAAGGACGGCTCCTACCCGATCAAGAACGCCCAGGACCTGAAGAACGCGATCAAGGCGTACGGCCGTTCGAAGAACAAGGCGGCCACCAAGCGTCACATCATCAACCGGGCGCGGAAGCTCGGGCTCACCAAGTCGCTGCCGAGCGGGTGGGTTTCAGACAAGGCGAAGGAGAGCATCGTGCCCTACAAGATCGTCCCCAAGGGGGGGAAGTACTGCGTCATGAAGGAGGGCGGCTCGCAGGTCGCTTGCCATGACACGAAGGCCGGCGCGCGCAAGCAGCAGAAGGCGCTCTACGCCAACGAGAAGGCCAGTCTGGATGTCGCCGCTGCCGTGGCCTTCAGGATCCCGTGCGATGACGAGGCGTGTGAGCGGGCCTTCGTCGACTTCGACACGATGGCTCGTCACGCCGACACGCTGCATGCGGGAGAGAAGACGCTCGAGCGCGCTGAAGCGTTGCTCACCTTCGACGACACCCGCAAGATCGTTCACGAGTTCATCCGGGAGGAGTTCGGCCGGACCGGCGACTACAAGGCCAACCCAGTCGTGCCGGCGATCTGGACCTGGATCGAGGATCTGGCCAGCGACTGGGTGGTCTACACGGTCGAGGAGGGCAACGACATCACGCTCTTCAAGGCGTCCTACGTCATCACTGACGGGGCCGTGACTCTGGGTGATGCCACCGAGGTTCGTCGGCGTACCGTCTACGAGCCCGTGAAGAAGGAGAGCTGAGCCATGGCCGACTTCCCGACGTACGAGAAGAACGCGCAGGTGCCCACTCAGGTAGTGGACATCACCCCGCCGACGTTCGATGACAACGCGGACCACTCGAAGTCCGTGGAGGCGATCGTGGTCGAGCAGCAGTGGCGTGATGCGGACGCGGCGAAGCTGGGCGAGCGGCACCCGCTTTCGCTCAATCGCGATGCGGCTGAAGTGGTCGACGATCCCTACACCGACTGAGGCGGCGGACATGGCGAAGGTGAGTGTGGGCACGACGGCGGAGCAGTTGCCCATCGATGTGGGCGAGACTGCTGCGCTGATGAACCTCGGGCCCGGCATCGTCTACCTCGGAAGCAACGACGAGGTGACGGCCGCCAACGGCCTGCCGCTTGCGGCGAACACTGGCTATGAGTTTCCACGTGATCTGACCAAGCCGCTGTGGGCGATCGCGTCGGCCGAGTCGGATCTGCGGTACCTGGTGGTCGGCTGATGCCATTCATCGGTGGCGGTGGCGTGCCGGCCGATCTCGAGCTCACTATCGCTCAGAAGGCTGACGTCTCGCGCGTCGAGCTGATCGAGGAACAGCTCGCCGGCCTGGTTGCCACACCGGAACCTCTGGAGTTCGTCGATGACGACGCCAAGACCGGCTACTGGGGGGGTGCTTCCACAGACATCCCGTTGCCGACCCACGAGGCCGGAGACCTCCTGATTGCCGTCCAAGGGGGTCGCTACGCGAACCTAGCTACCGGGACGGTGGGCTTCACCAGTCTTGACGTCAGCGGCGACAACGGCCTCTTCTATGACATCGCCTCAGGTGGTGCTACGACTTGCGCCATGACGACAGCCTGGGTTGATCATCAGGTGGCACTGACGCTTGCCATCCGAGGTTACTCGCCGACCGTGGAGCTCGAGCACGTCGGCACGAATACAGCCGCCGCTCTCACCAATCTCACCGTGCCCCAGGTGCTCTACCTGGTGTACCGCCAAGGGGATTCCGGTGCGATCTCTCCTCCGTCCGGCGTCAGCCTCGAAGCCTTCGTCAACGTGACCGGCGGCCTCTACGCCTACACCGCGATTCCCATCGACGGCGCAGTCCCCGCTCGCACCTGGACCAACGCGAGCAAGGTCTACACACTGCTCCTCAACCAGGACGTCGTTTCCCAGGTCGAGGTGCAGCTCTCGGACCTGGAGGCGCGGGTTGCTGTTCTGGAGGGCGTCTGATGCCGTTCATTGGTGGAGGATCCGTGCCACCTGATCTTCTTGAGCGCATCGAGGCACTTGAGCAGGGAGCGTCTGGCGGTGGCGTGGCCGTCAGTCCCACCGAGCCTGAAGATCCCGAGCAGGCCCCCGTGTGGGTCAAGACCCCGAGCTAGGAGACGACATGGCAGGCACTTTCCCGGATGTTCCCGGTCACCGCTTCATGTACGACCAGGACGGCTCCCTGACGTTCATGTCCCCCATCTCGGCCACGTCGCCCCTGACGCAGATCGACCCTCTCGTTCTCAATGACGAGGACATCTCGGATGGCCCAGGAAGTGTGGGCAATGTCTCGACTGCGTATCGGGAGCACTTGGTTGTGTTCCCCGAGGCGCGAGACCTGTCAGGCATCTTCCTGGCTCGCACCGGTGGCGGGTCCACGGCCATGTGGACTTCGGCCGACACGACTGACGGCTCTGACGGCAACTGGACGTCGTTCGGGGCGGTTACGAACTACACGACGCTTAGCCCGGACTGGCGTACGAACATCACGCCGCTGTCGATCTCCGGCGTTCGTGGCGTGAAGGTTCGGATCACGTCGTTCGGCTCGAACAACAACCCGCACCTGACGGTGTTGCATCTGTTCGGCACGGTCCCGACGACCGCGAATCCTGAGCGCCTCGAGTTCTGGCAGCCTTCGGCCAACTCGATCCTGGACAAGGCCGGCCTCGACTTCGGCGACATGGCTCTCGGGTCCACTCGGACGAAGACCTTCCGGGTCAAGAACCTGAGCGAGACAGCCACCGCCGAGTCGGTCGTGATCTCGGCCGACAACCTGTCCGGGGCAACGGTGAACCAGGCGATGGTGGACGGTTTGGAGTTCAGCCTCGACGGCTCCACCTGGGACTCTTCGGCCACGATCGACGAGATCGCTCCGGAGGCCATCAGCGCGGTCGTCCATGCTCGTCGCGTTGTGTTGCCGGCTGAGGTCGTCAACCCGCATGCGGTGCGCGTGATGGCGGTTCCCGGAGTGTTCGCCTGATGGCTCGTCCATCGGCCATGGCGTACGCCTACGAGGACGTCAAGTACCTCGTGGAGCGCACGTCTCATGTGGCCGGGGCGTATGCCTACGAGCGCCTGGCCTACATCCCTCAGCGCACGTCTCACGCGGCCGGAGCGTATGCCTACGAGCAGGCGATTCCCGCCGACCCGAACCAGCTCTACGTGTGGGATGCCACGCTGGAGGAGTACGTTCGGGTTCCCTGGTACGTCTTCAATGGCGAGACCGGGCAGTGGCAGCAGGTTCTCTGAGTGCGATCTGAGCTGGCGTCCGGTCGATACCGAACAAGGTATCGACCGAGCCCTGGGGAGGGACTATGACTTTCAACGAGCGTTGGAACGTCATCAACAGCGATCAGATCCTGCCGTTGATGAACGACGCC